AATTTCCTCTTAATAAATTTCTAATTATTTATTGTCGTAATCTTTTGCAATTTTATCGCCATTATCGACATCTAAGTTGATTCTTTTTTGATCTGGATTAATAACTAAAACATTATCACCATAATCATAAACTTTTGTTTTGCCATCTTCAGCTCTAATTTTTTTATCGGCCATAGCTTTTTTGGCTTCGTCGATTACATTTTTGATAGTTGCCAATCTAGAAGTTTTTTCTTTAGAGGTTTTAGGATCAGCGCTCTTTCTACCAACGTATTCAATTGTCTTACGATCGCCTTTACGTGGCATATTTTCAATTTGTTTACGTTCAGTTTCTTCTTTCATAGCATGTTTTTTGTGCGCTTTAGCATGACCGCGACTTATATTTGGTCTATGTAAATGCGAAACAGTATAATCAATATCATGTGGAACGCCAATCGTAGGTATACCAGCTACTTTTGGCTTTTCTTTTTCGCCCTTTGGTTCAGGAGGAGTTGGTGCTGCTGATGGTGGTGGTGTAGGAACTGGTAGTGGCAATGATTTTTCTTTTGGCTTATCTGCAGGCGCAGGAACAGGCGCAGGAACAGGTTTAGGTTCCTGTGGTTTTGCCTTTATATCAATTGGTGGTAATTCAACAGGTTTTGTTGGTGTTTTTGTTTTAGCGGATTGTTCTTTTTGTCTTTCAAATTCGCTTTTGGTTTCGCCCTTACTTGGCAGCAATCCACCAAAATCCGGATCAAGAACAAGACCTAATGTTGATGCAGCTCTACCACCAACAATTTTTCCTAGTTCGCTGGCATATCTACCAACTTTCGAAATTGTTCCTTCTGGAGGAGTTATTTTCGGAGCTTTAGTGGTAGTGGTTGTGACAGCAGTTGATGGTTTAACTTCGGGCGGTTCACCAACAGGCCCAAGTTTAATGTCTTTTTTGGGTTCTGCATAATCAGTAGTCATTTTGTTTAATTTTTCTATTTCTGCCTTTGAAGGAGCAGAAGTTGAAGATCTTTTAGCTTCTTCTAAAGAATCTTCAGTAACTTTATTATGCATAGTCATGCTACTCTTTTCTTTAGCAAGAGTACGCTGACGAGAAACGTTTTCTGGAGCCTGAGAATGACCTCCAGCACCAGCTGGTGGTTTAATATGAGGAGTCTGCGTTCTTACTGATTTAAACTGATTGCCTTTATAGTCATCAGTGCCAAGAATTCCAATGGCTTCGTCGGTTTTCTTTTTCTTACCATCTTCGGCATGAAGTTTGGGTTCACCACCAGTTCCGCTACCAATCAATCCACCAACATCTTCTTCTACTGGTTTGCTATCTTTGGCGCCATATGAAGATTCGTATTCTTTTGAGACAACCTTACGAATAGAATGTTCAAGGTTTTTCTTGTCGCCTTTGGCAGCTTTGCCTTCACGAATCTCTCTGATGATGTGTTCTAAACTTTTCATTTTTATGCCTTTATGAACGATCTTAGCATCCAACCATGCTTCTGATGAGCAGTGATGCGGTCTTGTAACATATTTGAAACGCCATAGTGTTTATGTTTTTCGCATAGTTCATATGCAGCTGTAAGAGAAGCAATAACTCTTTCATTATCAGAAGCAAGTTTGCTAATCATAACTAAACCGTCAGGAATATTTGTTGCTTCTTCAATAGTTGTTAGCTCTAAAAACCTTTTCATTGATCCTGGAGCAAAAGCGTCTAGAGTTCTTATACCTTCAGCTATTAGATCAACAGCTTCTGATAATTCTTCATAGAGTTTTCCTAGAAATTTATGATACTCTGCAAAATGAGGACCAGTAACATTCCAATGATAACCTTGGACCTTAACACTGAAAACATAAGTGTCTGCCAATGCAACTTTAATTGCGTCATATGGTTCTATTTTACCGATCATTTTTTCTTCTTTCCTGATTCCGATTCATCTTTTACGCTAGTAGTTGTTGGCTTGGAAACATATTTTTCACCAGCAACATTGGTCTGATATTCTTTTCCACCATAAGAAAACTGTCCTCCAGCGCCGCCTTTTTCAGAACGAGCAGCTTGGAATGCTTGTCCACGTGAAAAGTACTCTGGTCTTGATGGTGGAGTTGGAGCATCTACTTTAGGTGCTGGTGGTTTTGGTGTATCATATTTCTGTGGTGTTAGTGTCTGTTTTTCGTAATCAGAAACCGAACGACCAGATGACTTATATGGATTATAACTCTTTAGTGTTTCTTGTCTTTTCTTTTCGTCCTCACCAGCGCCTGCAGGCGTTGGAGACATAACTGCCATCGCTGCAGTAGCTGCTGGACCGCCAGCTATTCTTGCTGCAGTTCCTAATCCTTTAGCAACTGTAGGTGCTGCCTTTGATACAACAGATGCTGCTTCTCTACCAGCAGATGTCATACCTTTTACAACTGGGCTGGTCTGTTTTGATGCAGCCATACCTTTACCAACATTTACACCGCCTTGTGAGAAAGATGTTCCTACTTTTGTTGGTGAAGCAGACATGCTACCACCACCTGAACCCATTCTAGCTGATCCTGGTCTTGACCAGGATCTCTCAATAGAGGGCTGAACGCCAGAACTTACCCTGACATTAGGTCTAGCAGACATTGATCCACTTTGACCTGCCATTCTTCCACCTGTTCTACCAGATGTTTCTGTTGGTCTAGGTGCCTGTCTTTTTACACCAGGAACTTGCTGACCAACAACGGCAGGTGGCTGAACTGCTGGTGGCATTGCCATAGCAACTTCATAAATTCTTTCTTCACAATTCCACTTGCGTAGTGCCTTATTGATTCTTGAATCCGGATCGTTTGCTGTCTTGGCAGATGTTAGTCTCTTTTTCATTCCACCCATACGAGCACAGAATGACTTACGACGATTATATGCTTTACTGCCCTTCTTTAACTTTGAAGGTTTAGTTGTTACTGCTGTTTGTAACTTTGAGCCTGGATTTTCGCGACGATATGCCATAACGCCAGCTTTAGTTAATCCACCTTCTGGATTCTTATATTTTTTGTCCTGCCAATCTTCCTCTAGTTCGTCCATAGCATCAACAATCTCAATTGCTTCGCGAACCACTCTTTTGATAATTTGCCCAGGAGTTTGTTTTTTATAAACATCAACTAATTCATTAGAACCTACAAATCTTGATGCTGGATCGTTTGAATCTGTTGAATGCGCTTCGGCATCCTCTTCCTTTACAGGAACGCAATTAGGAACCTTTTTACCGTTCTTCATCTTCATACCAATCTGTTGATAGCCCTTCCAACATGGATCAGAATCTTCGTTCTGAGACGCCTTTAGTGCGGCATCAGTTGGAGCACCCTTACTGCCTGGTTTACGCATGCGCTCACCGGAGCCAGCTTTAATTCTAGCACGTTTTGCATGGATATTATCCCAGAGGCCACGTTTTTCGTTTACTAAATCTTCGTCTAACATTTCAGCAAAACCTCCAGAGATAAATGAATTTACGCGATCAAATGCGAACGAATCTGGATTACCACCAAATGATTCGCTCCAGCATTGATAGCCTCTACGATATACTTCTTCTAGTATATCGACCGAATAACCTGAATTTTGGGATTTTTTATAAAGAGATAATTTGGCCTTGTCAGTGAGTACGACAGACTCGCCTAGCTGAGTTTCAAATGAATTAAACTTTTTCATATGGAGTTTCCCTTGGGCTTTCCAATTATATGCGAGGTCTGGCGTACCCTTTTTACTCGCACTGACGTTTTATTTATAAAAGATCTTATCTTGAGATTTCTTCCCAATCCAGCGATGCGTATATATCAGCACCGGCGATATCTGATGCAGCGACTAATGTAAGCTCATAAGGACTAGAAGTTAGACCATTTCTTTCTAATTGAAACTTGAATAGTGCTTCTTTTAAAATGTCTACAGGCGTAGAACCCTGATTAGAACCATTAGTCCATCCGGAAGCCAAAATTCTACCACCAGCGAAACTTGTGCCTGTAATATTATATTCAACAGCAGAATCGTCTCCTGCAGAAACCCATGTTCCGCCTGTAGTTGCACCAGAAGCTACTACTCTCCAATTATAATTAGCATTGTTGGTTATTCCTAGTAATGATATAGCGGTAAGAATAATAATAGCATCAAGTCTATCAGGAGAGACTTTTAGTCTTATCGAAACGACAGGATAATAAGTGTTGACTACAGTTAAATCTCTTGGAGCGCCAATAGCTGTTCCAACTGCTTGTTGGACACCTCTTAGTTCATATCCGCCTTCTGAAATTACAGAAGAACATACCTGTTTCAACGTTGTATTGCTTGCAGTTACGCCTGTGTTTTTAATTTCATATCTCAAAGGAAGAGATGCAGTGGTCATATATGTTGTGGTAATAAAATTAGCATGATGAAATGAATGGCAGTGAATGAATTTACCGTCAATAACGAAACCACATCTTACTGTACCTAGACCAAGCCATTCAATATCAATGAACATAATTTGGGCTTTGGTTAAATCCAAAGTTATGCCAGATGGACTTGAAGCGACCTGACCCAACAGAGTGTCCATATTCCAATCAGACTGTGCTACTCTTGTTTCTTGCATTACTCCTGATGATAAAGACCTTTCAACCAAATATGCTGTATTACCTGCCACCTCAAGATAAATGCCATTGTTAGCGCCATAATATCCTACACGCTGACGAACATTTGTTTTTGGCTGCATGACAAATGTTTGCAGAATTTGTAATGATTTGCCAGGTTGATAAGAGAAAACTTTAGTTGTTTCACGAATAATCTCAGCATTGTTGGCCGTTGTTAAATTAAGGTTTATTAGACCTTCGTTATTAGAAAAGGCATAAGTTGCACCAGCAGTATTTGAAGTAGACCATAAATTATTATCGCGATAACGATGAGAAGAATCAAAAAGCGTTAGAGGAGTTGAAACTCTGGCTCTTCCAAAAGCATCAACTGCAACTCCAGAAGGATTAGCAGCGCCAACCATATTTCCATATTGGTCAGCAATTTGCACAACTTCAAATAAAGTTTTATTGTCGCTTAAAAACTGATGTGTGTCTTTACGAAACTGTGCCATTACTTTTTCTTTCTGGTCTTTAGTGGATCGCCGTTAGGATCCGCTTCATAGTAAGATAGGGTTTTATCTCTAAAATTCATCTTATCTGGATCAAACGCCTTAAAACCTAACATCTTAGCCAAAGGATTTTCTGATTGTTTGATGCTATTTTTTAAATTGCCACGAAAAAACGTTGCATCAACATCATTAGTTGTAACAGAACTATCGACCGCTGGATCACCAGTAACATATCCAAACCCTCTGGCATCAGCAGTTGTTACTTGTTCTTTTAATTTCTTTGGCTTGGTTGGTTTTGCAGGTGCTTGTGCATTACGAATATCATTCATAAGAGAAGCTGCTTGTTCGTCTGACATACGACTTGGCGCTCCTGCTCTGAAGTTCTCAAAATTACCAGAGCGAGCATGTTTTCTTTGACTTGTGCCCGAAACACCTTCAATGCCTTCAGCGTCCGGATCTCTACCGCCAGCAGAATGAACAGAAATATTATCAAAATTAAAATAGCCATGTGTTCCTTCTTGACCATTGTATTTTGATAACAGCTGTTGAAACTGATCTACTCTATCTTGACCAACAACTAGATGAAGGTTCTTTACGCCTTTTTTGTGTAAATCTGATGCATGATATAATAGACTTGGCGATTCAGGAGAAGAAGTTGAAACATTTGAGCCAGGAAAAGCTAATTTAGCATGTCTTAGTTTCTGCTCAGCAGTCAATGGGTTTTTATCGCCATCAAAGGAATGTGATAATACTATACTATGACCAGCATCGAAGTTCTTAGCAAGATCCATAACATGATTGACAACACGTTCATGGCCAATCGTTGGAGGATTGGCTCTCATGAATGTCATGACATGAGTTGCTTTATCAGCTTCTGCTAGAAAGTAATTACTGAAGTTGAGCTTCTGCATTTGCTACCTGCTGTTTTTGGAATGCGCCCTTCAAGAAATTTAGGCGATTAAATTCTCTTCTATTGTTGAACTTTGAAGCGTTGCCTTTTTTGTCGACAACAACTGTTCCTTCTGGACCAGTATGCTCACCAGCAACACTATGTTCATATGGAACATTTTTAGCCAGAACATTAGTCAATACATTTTTAGCACTTTGTAAATGATTATGAAGCTGTAACGCTCTATCAAAGTGTTCTCTATTGTTACTAATATGAGAAAGCACTTCGCCATGAGCTTGAATCTTTTTCTGCTTAGAAGCGTCTGTCTTAACTTTGTCTAGATCTTTCTGATGACGAGCAGTCAAATGATCCATATAACCTTGAACTGAAGGTTCACCGCCAGTTCTAATCATACTATTGACATGTGCTTCTAAATTTTCTCCATGTCCATCCAATGCTTCCAATGCTTCTGGTTTCATAGAAGAATAGATTCTCTTAGCTTTGTCCATATGATTTAAGAATGCTTTTTGTTCTTCTGGACTATAGTTGGAAGAATTGACATCAATTGTCGGATCTATATTATTAACATCTGGATGTTCTTTAAACTTAGCACGTGTTTTAGCATCAAGTGGTTGCGCAGACATACTCCCTAAACCGCCTTTACCGGCATATTTTGTATGAACAACAACACCAAGTTTCTTATTCATATTTCTACCCTCTGCAGAATCTGCAGGAGCTGAGTATGTTAAGGTATTAGGAGTAACAGAAGTTTTACCATTTTTAGTAACTGCGTCGCCTTCTGTATGCATTAAATCTCCCTGATATACACCACCTTCGCGTGGCATAATATTAGGAAGATGTTTTAGAGATTGTTTTAGTTTTTCAACTAATCCTGGAGCATGGCCATGATTGTTTTCAATGTCTTCATCTGTATAATTAATTTTTGGGGTTTTATTGAAAGCCGATTTAGAAGCTACGAAAAATTGGCCAGTTTCAGGATGTTGACCAAATACAATAGAAGGAGCTCCATCATATTTTGTAGAAGCATGTAAACTTGATTTCTTACCAAGTAACATATCATGCATACCACGGAGATGCTCATCTGCAGTTGCTACGCCTTCGTGACCTCCATGAATGACATAATCTTCAATGTGTCGAAGGTGTTTTAATGCTTTGCCTTTTACTTCTTCTTGTTCTGCTAAAAATGTTTTAAAATCTATTCTCATATTCCTGAATCCTGATATCCCATGTGAGAACTTCTATCTACGTATGCCTGATAATGTTTAGGAGGAACGTTTTGGCTTGGTCCTTCGCCCCTTACTACTCCAAACTCTCCGGTGTTTACATTTGCCGCTGCAGGTTTAGGAGTTTTTTTAACTTTAGTTGGCGCTGCTTTTATTTCTGGAGTTGTAGATTTACTTGTTTTGGTTTTTCTACCTTCTCTCAACATAGGAGCTTTGGTGAAAGAGTTGAACCCTCTACCAGAAAATGTTCTGGTCTTTTTCATGCCAATTTCCATGGCCTTTTCAAAGCCATCAGAGCCTCTTCTTCTGCCCTCTATTACCGTAGATATTCCGCCTGTGTGAGGTCTCACTCTAAACTCTTCAAAGTTATTTAACACATTATTTGCATGATCTTGAATATCATGAGTCTCGTGATTGACTGTGCCATTATTATTAACTTGTGTGTGATGTCTTATATGAAGATATTTTGTTTCTGGTGAGATAATATTTTTTATAGATTCTCTTAATTTATCCGAAGAATGTTTAGCGAGTCCTTCAGTGAATCTTCTGGACATTTCTTTTTGTGTGTTTAATGAGTGTTCATCAATAGAGGCTGCAGTTGGATGATTCTCTTTAGCTAAACTTTTATACTCAGCGTCACCTGCTTTACCAGTAGCCAAACCAAGATTTCTAATATGATCGTAATGAGATTCTCTTAAACCTTCAAGATCACCTTTTTTAAGACCAGCAATTTTTTCCAGAGCATCTAGACCATTACCTCTTAAGTTTGGATCTTTTTGCTTACCATACTTCATACTAAGACCAATTGGGTCTAGCATCTTACCGCCTTGGTCCGAACCTTTTACCATTAAGTCAGCGTCTGAATTGGGATCATCAACACCAGTAAATCTCTCATGATCGCCTTTTTGAGAAGTCCAAGCTAAATGATGGACGTTTTGGACGCCCCTATTTGCTAATTGCTCTTTTAAATGTTCAGCTGCTTGTTGAGAATGTTTGACAACGTCTTCATACATTCCAGGGGATAATTTTTCTAATGCTGTTTTAATTTTGTTATGAACTTCTTGAGGTCTGAAGCCGTCTTCGTCTCTATAATGCTCTAGGAACTTTTTGGGCATTCCTGTTTGAGGATGAGATCCATGTAAAAGATAAGAACCTGCTAAAATTTCAAAGAGTTTGCCCTTAGCATCTTCAGTGTTTTTTAGTTCAAATTCAGCTTTTCTTCCTTCAGTCAGGAAATTAGAGAATGATATCATTGTTGACCTCGTATGAAGAATTATTTCTTGTATTTATAAATGCAAAAAGGGCGAGCCTTTCGACTCGCCCCGAATTTCTTCTAGCAACAATATGGTCTGGCGGAACCCCACCGTTTTCTCCAGACTATTCCGTGGCCCTTTCTTTGTTAGGCTCGTGCCGCTTCCACTATGTGGACAACATATTTTTGCTAACATTATTTAGTATAAACGATGGTGTAAAACCCGCGAAACCACCACCTAAATTCAAAAATTTCATAACTTTTTTTGCTTCTTCACGAGTATCAAAGGTTTTAATAATGTGTTCAGTAGCCTTTTCTTCAATATGAAACTTACCATCTTTTTCAATGATTTTATAGTCAAGCGCCATGATTAATCTCCTTGATACATTTACGAATTTCACCCAAGATAAGTTCTTTACAATAAGAACACTCCGGAGTCCAAGCAAGCATATTCAGAACTTGTTGTTCATTTGGTTCTGTAGCACAGTTTAGAACAGCCTTTATATCTGCTGTATCTATGTAGTTACAGGAACAAACTATCATTTATTCTCCTTGTCGTTGCGCCGAAGCCCGATGGTAATATCTTTCAAAGATATGCAGCCTATCCTCTTCGGAATAACTATCAGGAATTGGTACTCCTTTAACTAACATCCATATTTCCTCTGCCATCATTAATCTAAACTTCTTATCACTTAAATCCTTCGAACTTGCTTCGATCAAACCTTGATTTTGGCCTTCCACGTTCATTTTCTTCCTCCATGAACTTGCCCTTATCCATCACTGGGCGATCATCAACCAATCCATCTTGACCAGATTGTTCAACATCGTATAATCGCATTTTGCTACGGTCAATCCCAAGCACAAACCTACGATTACTCCCAGGATCAGAATAACGATTCTTGAGCTGTTTAACCATGATCTGGCTGAGACTTTCAAGTTCTTCACTGGAGATGAGTGCAAACATAAAATCAGCTGTGGCTGGGAGTCCAAAGGATTCCGATGTATCTTCCAGTCCCACGTCTGAGTTCGAATAGCCGCTTCTAGTTGTTTGAGTTGCTGAGACGATAGGGACGTCGTACTCAACTGCCAACCCACGGAGCTCTTCTGCGATTGCTTTGACAAGGGTATAAGAATTGACGTTGGCTCCATGCTTGATCCTCGATGACAAACAAATATTCAGATAATCAACATAGATAATATCTGGTTCGAAATTTTTCTTAATACGTAGTTCATTCAACAGATGTCTAAAATTAGCAGAACCTGCACAAGCAGTAGGATATTCCTTGATAATCAACTTACCTGTATACTTTTCTTTCAACCGATTGATCTTAGTGTCATACGACTGCTTGGGCATAAGTTCTAGTTCATCAACAGCAGTATCTAGTAGGTTTGCGTCGATACGTTCTGCGATGCGTTCTTCTGCCATTTCGAGTGTGATATACAGGACGTTAAGTCCTTTGGTAAGATTTGCTGCGGCACAGTGACACATGAATAAGGATTTACCAACGCCAGTACCGGCCAATGCGATGTTGAGAGTTTTGTTAGGGAGACCACCATTTGTGATGACGTTGAAGTAGTCAAGATCGAAAGGAACTCTCTTCTCTTTACGATGGTAGAATTCGTATCTCTCATCGCTATCAGCCAAAAAGTCATGACCAATATGGGTATCAAAAGAGACACCGAGAGCGTCAGTAAGAATTGACGGTATACTGCCTTTGGAGATAGATCCATTTTTTTCATCCATAATTTGGATTGACTTCATGATCGCAAGATATAGTGCTTTATCTTGACAAAACTTTTCAGTTTGATCTAGTAGCCAGTCCAATTTAGTTTGTGAATCATGTTCAAGACTCGATATTATCTCTTTAGCAATCTTGAACAACTGTTCGTTTAGACCTTCTTTATTAGACAGGTCAATGGCCAAAGCCTCAATAGAAGGAAATGAGTTATACTTCCTAACATAATCATCAACTAGGTCAAATACAACCTTTTCATTATAATCCTGAAAGTATTCTGATTTTAGAAATGGGATTACTTTGCGACCATACTCGTCATTGAACAATAAATTTGATAGAATTGTTCTTTCAATGCTCATGAATATTTATTACTCCCCTTCTGCCTCATCATCATAAACTAAAGTTCCTTCAGTGTCAAGCGAATACTTGCGTTTGATGTATGCAGCAAAATCAGTATCTTTGAATATTGTCATCCAAAATTCTTTACTGTCCACAATATCAGCCGCTCTGAAGTTCTTTCCAGAAACTTCCCCAGTCGTCCTATCCACGACGGCGTACCACCCAACTTTTGGTTTAGCCACATAACCGCCTTCGAGGGCAATATCGAGAAGACCGCTCCAACGATTAATGCCGCCTTCATAAGAGACAGTAACTGGGATTTTAGATTTTTCGCGGACGTAACGAGATTTTTCAACGTTGATAACGAAATGATATCCCTGAATCTCTGTGCCATCTTTATCCTGTTGTCTACCTAGAATCCAAATATTGTCAGCGCCATAATAAGCACCAGTTCCACCACCAACGATATCTTTAGGAAACATACCAATTTCTTTGTAAGTATGATTAACCGCCACAAGGGGAATATCTTTCAACGTAAGATGAGGAGTGATCATTCGGAATAGAGATTTTAGCTGCTTGGCACGTGACATATCAGCAACTGATTTTTCGTTCAATGCATCTTCGACTTCTTTCTTAGAAGCAAGATTACCAATAGAATCAATAATAATCAGAACTTGATCATCACGAGTAATTTCTTTCAGCTGCTTCATAAGATCAAACTTTAGTTCTTCAACATCAGTAATTGGTGTATGAACAACCGAGTCGAGAGGAATCTTGAATTTAGTAAAGTATGACTGTGGCGTGCCAAACTCTGAATCATAGAAAAGAATAACACCATCCGGATACTTCTTAAGAAACGAAGATGCCAGAAGTAGAGCAAATCCAGTTTTAAAGTGCTTCGATGGACCTGCTAGCATTGTCAGTCCAGGAGTAATACCACCATCAATAGATCCTGACAATGCCACATTGATCATAGGCACTGGCGTCTGGATCATATCTTTCTTTGTATAAATCTTGGAATCTGTAAGCGTGGAAGTATAATCTATCGTACTGTTTTTAATCAAACGTTCTTTCAGTGACATGTATTTCTCCGTGTATATTGTATTTTTAGTATACTATGTATTTTTGTATAAGTCAACTCTTAATATAAGCATCCATCTTTTTTATGAACGCATCAATATTTTTTACTCGATCAGCGCCATTCCATTTAATAATATCTTTATCAGGATTCTTTTTTAGATTTAATAGAAGTGGCATAATCATCTTACGTAGACCCTCTAGTTTTACTTGAGTATTTCCTAGCTGATCTTGTAATTCTAACTCTCCTGCTTTCAATTCGTCTTCTGAAGTAAAACCGAAGTCGAATTCGAAATCATTGTCCTCTAGTTCTGTCATGAGAAAAAGTCCTCTAGTGTTGATTTTTGTTCTGTTGACCAGTTAATAACATCAGTGATGGAATTAAGCGGTTCCAAGAACGATTTGTTGAATTGTGTCTCGCGATCAATATACTTATCTAGATGAATCAATTCCTTTGGAAGTTCGTCAGGAACTGCAATTACTGATTCTTGGAGAGGATTAGGTGTCTTCAAATAAGCAAATCTAATTTTATCACCATCTGAAATTCTAGGAACATTTTTCAATTTATTCTTATCTAGAATGTGATTGAATATCAATGCGCCTTTGACGTGAATTGGCGTTCCCTTCTTATAAACTATAGACTTGTCAATATATTTGTACATTCCTTTCACACCACGTGGAAAGGCAACATCCTCAAAAGGCAATGTTAGAAACTCTTCACGAAACTGCTTAATAAACTCATGAAGCTCTTCTTGAGTGCCATTCATAATTATCGAGAGACATCTTTTAATGTTTTCTCGACACGCCTTCGGAGTGCTCGAACGTACCGCCTCAATACCCTGGAGTTTGAGTTTGGGTTCAGCATATTGTACGCCTTCAACATTCCAAGCGTTGAGGATATACATTTTCTTGCCACGCCAAATACCTTTGTTCGCAATTGTTTCCCTCTTCATTTTCATCTTTTGTTGATAGGAGTTCATATAAACCGCAAGTTCATCATAACATCTATCAAGATAAGGTTGTATCTTTTGTTCGCAGAATTGATCAATCGCATCAACAATTTTCAATTCATCATTAGTATCTAGGTGTGCTACTAGAGCATCCATTTCAACATAGATAGAATCAGTATCTGATGCAATAACATAATCAACTTTATCAGTTTTCAATAGCTTATTGATAAATTCGTTTACCTTACGTTCAATCCAACGAATGGATAACTGACCGGACATAGTAATTGCTTCGGAATGATCGAAACTGAACCAACGAAAGAACTGATTCGCCAACGCACCGTAAGCTGAGTTTAGCTGAATCTTTTTGGCCATCTGCATATTATGATAACGAGCAACTAACTTCTCATCTTCTGAGTTAGGATTTTTCTCATAACGCTGCTTGGCTTCGATCATTAATTTCTTATACTTGGTACGGTCATTATACATACGCTCCATCAATGCAGGTAAGAAACCCTGATGATCTTTGCGATACAAACAGCCATTGGCTGCATGTGAATATTCTTTATTGAACTTATCAACCTCAAAAGTGCCACGTAACAATTCATCAACTGAAGGAAAAGGAATTTTAGTTACGAATGTTTCTGGGCTGATATTATATTGCATAATAAGATGAGGATACAGGCTGTTCAAATCAAAAGAAACAACCCATTTACTCAAACCAATCTTAGGTTCCTTAACATGACCGCCAATCAAAGAACCTTCCATAAGTTGTTTTCTCAAAGAAGGAATAACGATATTCTTTTCTAGGAGATAGTTATGAATAATAATATCCCATGGTCGCACAGTTGTCATAACATCAGGGTAGTTAACCTTAGCATCATATGACAACGCCATAGTTTGTTCGAGAAACTTTAACTTATCATCTAAACGATCAACCAGAACACAATCGTGAATATTATACTCGATAAACTTTTGGAAGTTGTTCTTATATAGTTCCAAAAGATTACCATATTCTGAATAGTCGATTTTCTTTTCGCCGAGTTCAACTTGTGCAATAAAGTCCAGTTTATAGGATTCTTGATTGCCAAACATAAATTTACGATATAGTTGGTAATAATCAAGAACGGATATTCCAGCAGGATTATAAGACTGGTTTTCCTTTCCTCGAAACTCAACAATCTTTTCATCGAGAATGCGCCATGGCGATAAGCGTTTAGCTTCTCTTTCATTAAAAAGATTTTTAATACGATTAACAGTGTACGGTATATCAAAGAACTCAATATTCCAACCTGTTATTATGTCTAGATCTAGCCCTTCCCAACATTCGAGAAACTGTTGAATAAGTTGGTATTCGTCTTTGCACTGGATGTAATGTGTATTTGGGTCGTCGCTGTTAAACTCTCCGCAACCAAATACAAAGTTACGATTGCGACTACGCAAAGTAATTGCGGTAATTGGCTTATCAGCTTTTTGAATATCTGGGAAACCTTCATCGGCAGCACACTCAATATCTATTGTTGCAACGTTAACAAGTTTAGGATCGTAATCGATATCGCCCTTGAATATGTCAAAAATATACAAGTAAGGAAACGTCGTTAGACCATAAATTTCCATATTAGAAACCTGGTCATAACGACTGATAAAATCCCTAGCTTCAGTGATTGAGTCGAACTCTAGTTTCTCTACTGGTTTACCATCAAGAGTTTTATATTTACCATTCTGCTTTGCAATAAACAAATATGGTTTGTAATTTACAACATCAGTATATCTTAAACCTTTATCAAAACCTCGCACATACATGCGATTTCCACGTTGAAATACATTTGTATAAAACATTTATCCTCCATAAAACGCATCCGGACATAGTCCCACAGATGCAACATTAGTATATAATAAAAAGCTGAGGGAATCAATCCCTCAGCGGCACCTTTCCATCTAACAGATCTAGAATTTCTTGACCTGATAGTGTTTCGTATTCAAGCAAACCCTTAGCAAGAGTGTCTAACTGCTTTCTCTTTTTAGTTAGAATACCCTTGGCAGTAGCATATGCAGTATCAATAATTTTCTTTACTTCAAGATCAATAAGTCGCTGAGTTTCTTCAGAAACCTTTGGTCCATGAAACACATCTGAATTAGGTTCAGTATATGCTACATTACCTAATGGCGAAAATCCATACTGAGTAACCATAGCACGAGCGATCTTTGATGCCTGTTGAATATCAGCAGCTGCGCCAGAAGTAACATTCTCCTCGCCAAAAACTAACTCTTCTGCTGCACGGCCACCCATTGCCATTGCAAGATAAGCAATCATTTCCTTATAAGACTGAGAAATCTGATCGCGTTCTGGTAGAGACTGAACCATACCTAACGCACGTCCACGAGGAATAATTGTTGCCTTATGAATAGGAACAGAACCTTCCATGTTCAGAGAAACAAGAGCATGTCCGCCTTCATGATAAGCAGTCATTTTCTTTTCTTCTTCAGACATAAGAAGAGATCTACGTTCTGCGCCCATAAGAATCTTGTCACGAGCATCATCAAATTCTTTTGCTGTAACAATTCTCTTAGAACGGCGAGCAGCGAGCAATGCTGCTTCATTCACAAGATTGGCCAGATCAGCGCCAGAGAAACCTGGTGTTCCCTTAGCAACAGTTCTAAGATCAACATCTGCTCCTAGTGGAACTGCTCTACTATGAACCTTTAGAATTTTCTCGCGCCCAACAATATCTGGATTAGATACAGTAACTTGTCGATCAAAACGGCCAGGACGAAGCAAGGCAGGATCAAGCACATCCACACGATTTGTCGCAGCGATGATGATGATACCTTCGTTGTCATTAAAGCCATCCATTTCTACTAGTAGAGCGTTTAAAGTCTGCTCACGTTCATCGTTACCGCCACTAATGCCAGCATTACGATTACGTCCAACAGCATCGATTTCATCAATGAAAATAATGCAAGGAGCATTCTTCTTTGCCTGTTCAAACATATCACGCACACGAGATGCGCCAACGCCGACAAACATTTCTACGAAGTCAGATCCAGAAAGATGGAAGAAAGGAACACCAGCTTCACCAGCTACTGCTTTAGCGAGCAGAGTTTTACCAGTTCCTGGAGGACCAACAAGTAGAACGCCCTTGGGAATTTTACCGCCAACTGCTTGGAACTTATGTGGTGCTGCTAGAAATTCTACAACTTCTTCTAGATCTTCTTTTGCTTCATCTACACCAGCAACGTCATCGAACTTGACATTGATTTCTTCCTCAGAAAGCATCTTTGCTTTAGACTTGCCCATAGACAATGGACCACGTCCACCAATTCCAGAAGTTCTTCTTGATAACCAAATCCAAATACTAAAGAACAAAAGAACAGGTAGTAGATTAATTGCTAGATTAGTGAAGAATCCTGTTTCTTCTGGTGGAGTTGCTGATACTTGTAACTTCTTACCTTTGATCTGTTCCATAAAATTACCGACTGATGGAACATATGTACTAAATGTCCTGTTGTCAACAAAATGACCAGTAACTTGATTTCCTGCAATAGTGAGATCATGGACTCTTCCTTCATCGATTTGAGTAACAAGCTCGCTAAACCCAATTTCTCTTGAGTATGTTTTGTGAGAACTTTCATTCCACATAGAATATAGAAAAATTCCTGTTAATACAAACAACACCCAAGGAGTAATTTTTCTCCAATCCATAATACTATCCTTCTATTATGCCGCACAATCAATTATATAGTTTTTTAGTAAAAAGTCAAATTCTTGCTGCTTGAAAATGCATACCATCAGGACGGCGTTCCCAACGACCACCCCAAACCCAACCTTCTGCCTCAAACGCCTGAACGATTAGAGACTTTTCAGTGAAAGAGTGCTTATTGTATCCTGGCTTTTTACCAAGAGCATTCCAAGGTGCGGCAATGTCAATAGCGACACCAAAGGCATGAGTAGAAAGAGAAGAACCGCCACGCATGTTACGGATGTTCCAGGTGCCAGAAAAGACATGTAGTTGCTGTGCTTTGATCTTATCATAGTCTCTGCCATTCTCGTCCCACACATATGTTAGAACACGAACAAGAGAATCGGCGCAGGACTTATTCATCCATGTTCTGGTAATCTTAATATCGTCCATCCACATGGTATAAGGTAGATTGACCTGAACCATGTGCTTTCTAAACGCTCCGCCGTAATCTGGTGTGCCGAACTTTGCACGAAGTTCGCGCTGTAGGGGCCATACGTTTTTCTTTAGTTTACCAGCGGTAGGAACCTTAGCGTCTGCTACTGTATTGATGACATCAACGAACTTTGTTTCGTCAGCTTCTTTAACTGCCACCTCAGTCGTATAAACTTTACCATCAAAAATAAATGTTTCTTTGCCAGCTTTTCTCGCATCAGCAAATGCTTGTTTGAATGTTTTAGCCATAATTAATCTCCTATGATAAATGGGAGGACCGAAGCCCTCCCATATTTAGAAGATTATTTGATGTCTACCTTTTTAGTTTTCTTTTCTTCTGGAACAACATTCTCTAAGAAGATCTTTAACATACCATTAACATATTCAGCATTCTTCACTTCGACTGTGTCAGCAAGAGTAAACTTGCGAGTAAATACACGATCAGCGATACCTTTGTACAGATACTGAACTGGGTTTGTCACGGGATCAACATCATCTAAAGAGAATCCACCCTTTACAACAAGAGTGTTATTCGCGAGTTCAATGTCGAGATTGTGTTTTCCGAAACCAGCCACTGCGAGTTCAATAGTATAGTTATTATCGTCCACTTTTACAATATTGTAGGGAGGCCAGTTAGTAGCTTTTGCATAAGATTCTTGAGCAGATGCTAGTGTTTTTAGCATACGATCTGCGCCAACAAACCACTTGTCGATATTACCTGTGTTGAAAGAAAATACATCATTAGTCATCTTTATTCTCCTTTAGAGCGAGTATAGATTACGTATCCCTTACGGCGATACAACATATTATATAATAGTTGTGAGGGGAAAGTCAAGCTCTCCCCTCAATTATTTTCTTATTCTGTTAGAAGTCTAACGCCTTCACGACCAACTAGAGCATGAACACGCCCTAGGATCTGTAGAACAACTCCAAATACACCCAATGCCATCCAGCCGAAGAACACGAAGCCCCAATGAAGAGGAGCGACAAATAGTTCTTCCATGAACCAGAAAGTATGACCCCACTCGTTGAGACCAACGTTTGGAATGATCATAAATGGTCCAATGGCAACAATCAAGAATGCTAGGCTGTATCCATGTGAGAAGTATGGAATACGAGTGCGAGCATAAAAGAAAGCACCAACAGCAATGATTGAGTAAATTGGGTATGACATATAGAACTCAATGATATGACTTGGAGTAAAGTCAGTATCACGAATTACAGTCATGTGCCATGTTCCATCCTGTTCAGTGAAAAAAGATGCGCCCCAGTAAATGGCGACGGCATACACAACAAGCCACTGAACTAAAGTAACTAGACGGCGCATTTCCTCGCGAGGAGTTACGCTGTCGATGGCTCGATCTCTAGTCTTCCAAAGATAACCAGCAAGTGCTAGACCTGATACTAGCTCAAGCGGAATCTCTGTCCAAAGAATAGACATCCAATATGTCTGAAACTCTGGAGCAAATGAATCAAGTCCGGCCCTCCAGCCATAAACCTGTTCATAGATACGAACAATGAGATAGAATGTGTTTAATAGGCCAAGGCCAATCCACATACCACGGAGATCGACGACATCTGCCTTTTCTGCAACTGCAGTAGTAGTTACTGTACTCATGTATAATTCTCCATTGAGAAAAAAATCAAGTGGTCAGTTTCGCCTTGGTGACGGAAACCGCCACTCTTGAGTATATTTATACTATAACCCTATTTGAAAGTCAAATACTATTTTCTGAGATCACGATCAGTAGCATCTAACCAGTACTGTTTACCGTCTTTTGGCCAACCCCATGGATTTTCTTTATAATTTGGTGGTTCGATGTCGTCATACTCTTCATGACGAATCTTATCTTTGTAATAATGACGGTAACGACGATGATCTTTTATTCTTCCTGGTTTATCGCTCGGTGCACTAGTAATACCAAAACCTGGATGTTTTTTATAACTTCTAGACATTAGATACCTCCATTAATGAAGTTTCTTACCAAAAGTCTCCTTTGCAACCACATATATTGACATAGTGTATCTGTCCATAATAAAAATAGGAGTCATGTTAGCAGCCTTAAAATCTTCAGCTGCTTCTAAAACTATTCTGATGCCAGATTCTTCGTCTTCAGGAATATAATCGACAGCCTGTCTCAATACATCTTCTGGAATTTGAATCATGTTTTCTAAATTAGGTTTCCTCATTTTTATCTTTCTTGAAATAAGTCATATATTGTGTAGCATAATCGACGAACGACTTATATCCAAAAAATGTTATATACATTATATTTCTATACCATTCATATACAGGATTTCTAGCCAACAAGTCTGACTCTTTTATTTTCTTTCTTCTGGGTCTTTTCTTTAATAAAGACTTATCTTCTATCATAGTCTCAAAAAACTTTATTCTTCCCTCTATGTAAAGTTTACCCTTCTCCACTTCAGGATCGTTTTTCAAAAGTTTAGAAACTCTCCTTAGATGCTTTCGATTTCTCATTGAATTGTGGAGTTGTTCAAGTAAGATTTCGTCAAGTTCATTCATACCAGATTTTCTACAAACTGATCGGTTGCTGCTTCCCATGAGAAATGCTTTGCTCTTGCTACTGCATCTTCTCGTTTCAATAGAAAAGCACCTGTGATGGCAACTTCTAGATTATCCTTTGATAGATAACCAGATTTCGTGTCAATGATATATCTGTTCACTTCATTGTCAAATGCTGCTACAGGCAAACCACATGCCATTCCTTCAAGCACAACAAGACCGAATGTATCTGTCATGGATGGCCATGCAAAGACATCTTGTACCTGTAATGTTCTAGCGATTTCTTCTGGTGTTTTTCTACCCAAAAAATAGGCATCTGGATATTTTGCTTTGTATTCTTCTAACTGTGGACCATCACCAATAATAAACTTTACGATACTTTCATTCTTTATACTCAGAAATGCTTCTAGGTTTTTCTCGGCTGATACTCTACCGACATAGATAGCCCGAATGACCTTTTCTACTTCCATCTTCTTCCAGTTTGGATCGGGTTTGAAAAGATCGGTATCAACACCACGAGACCATAACTTTAGGTTTTTGATACCCAGTGTATCACAGTAATCAACCATGGCGGGGGTAGGAACCATAACACAATCGCTGTTTCTATGGAACCAACGAAAATACCGACCAGTAATTCTTGGTGGTATATAAGCATGTTCATATAGATAATCTGGATACTTAGTATGGAACGATGTGGTATAGCGTCGTTTATACTTCTTGCAATAATATCTAGCGGCAAGACCTATGCTTCCTTCTGTTGCTATGTGAATGTGGTTCGCATTCTTCACATATTCATCAGCGATACCCATAGGCAAAAGTGGCATATAAATGCCCGTTGATGGTTGTAGTGGAACTGTCACCTTGAACATACCAGGATGGACAACTTTTACATCATAACCACGTTTCTCAAGATGCTTGATTGTCGTCTTTAGTGTAGTGACAACTCCATTGATTTGTGGTTCCCAAGCATCGGTAAAAATTGTAATGTTTGTCATCGTCTTATAATCTCAAACTTTCCATTATAGTGTTCAACAAGTGCGGTGCAGGATTCTACCCAATCGCCGCAGTTCATATACTCAACATCATCAAAAGAACATATATTAGCATGATGTATGTGACCGCAAACCACACCATCTACGCATCTCCTTTTGGCAGCATCGGCAACTACCTTTTCATAGTCACCAATAAAGTTTACTGCTTCCTTGACATTTTGTTTCGCCCATGCCGAAAGAGAGAAACCGTTGATGCCAAAATAATTATATATGTTCTGTAGATATCTGTTTAGATCAATCATTCTATCATACAACCAACCGCCGATAAGAGCAAGCCACTTGGCGTTTGTTGTAATCAGGTCAAACTGATCACCATGGATTACAAGATATCTCTTACCATTCTCTCCATTATGAATAGTTTCATTCACCAATTTGATATTACCCATTTCGGTGCCAGCATACTCACGAAGAAACTCGTCATGATTGCCAGTTACATAATAGACTTCTACTGATTTCTTTGATTGCTTTAGAAAGAACTGAATGACTTCGTTGTGCGCCTGAGGCCAATAGACTTTGTTTCGCATCATCCATCCGTCAATAATATCACCAACCAAGTAGTATCTATCGGCTTCGGTTTCTTTTAGAAACTCTAATAACTTTTCAGCATTAGAATATTTTGTACCCAAATGAACATCTGATATAAAGATAGCACGATACTTCTTTTTCTCTTTGTTCTTCAACACCGCTCCTTTGGTTAGAAGGCAAGACTATTTATCATATCATGTCCATCGTAAAAATAGCACGAATGTATTTTTGTGGATCAAATTCAATCCTTCTACGAGCAAATACAACAAATCCAAGGTCATCTCCAGTCATTACTTCTCTCATAGATTTGCCCGTCGTGTATACATCGTCGACAACTAATCGTAATGGAACTCCTGGTGTAATGTACTTTTCCAACGCTAAAGCCAATTTAACGCCGCCACGAGGAATACCATAAACACTGCCAAAACGAGTACGCTCATGAATGATCCTTGCTAAACAATCCCAATCTCCATCAGTCAAAGCATCGCATTCAATTTTCCAATTTAACTCATGTCCAGCATGAGATATAAAGTTTCCTTCTTGAAATAAATTCATTCAATTACCTCTTCTTCAAACATTCTTCCTGGGAGTGTAGGTCCAGGCGCAGAAGCACTACCTGCCATGCTTCTAGCAATACCATATCCAGTATTGTATCCAGAAGTCGCTCCTTCGCTCCAGCCAGGATTGCTCCATGAATATGCTGGAGTAGAAGAAGGAGGACCACCGCTCAAAGAATGATATGGTTGTGCGAAACTATTTGCTGCACTAGCAACCGTGGGGAATACCACCATTGAGATTATCATCAAAGATTTCATCATACATTCTTTTTCCTTTTCTTTTTAAATAGATACCATTGTAGTAGAAAGAATCCTATAAATCTATTAACATAGTCATTAAAAGTCAAATCATGTTTGTTAAGACTTTTGCGTAGTTTAGAATTTTCTTCCTCTAATCGTTCAATCGTATATGCTGCCTTTCTTGGAACAGAATGACAATGGACGCTATTGTGTTTTTCAACCCAATTGGCCAGTTCATGTAATTGATTCACCAGTTCATCGGACATTTCTCAATCTCTTTTCAATTTCTAGATATAATTCTAGATTAGGATATATAGAGCCAGAATATAACTGCCTGATTAGTTTTCCTGTAAATTTATTGTTTATACCACGAACTGTCTTGGCGAATAGTTTGAAATCATATCCATCAAACAAACTTCCAGTATAGATCATTTTTTGACCTTTCTAGTATAAATTTCTGGTGGTATCTTTTGTGCCACAACTTTCCATACACCAGTTACATTCTGTTCGGTTTCGACATAATTCGCCACTTCATCTACGGAAGTAAATGAAATAGCGAACTCGTTTCCACTCCTCTTGGAATGAACCACATATTTACAAGTATCTTCTTTATAGTCAAAGATCATGTCTCTTTCCATTCAAGCATGTTTTTCATATCATTGAGGCGCTGGTCTCTCATTGCTTCGTCTTTTTCAGATAGAACCTTTTCTAGAAGGCCAAAAAGGAATAGACAGTTCATCTTGTTTTCAACGTTTTCTTTTGGCACATCGTTGATTATAGCGTTTAGTTTTTCGTTCTGTAAAATCATAGTTCTGCCCTCATCATTGTATCCGAACCGAAACGGATACGCTTTAGTAGAAAACTCGTTTCTGGTAGAATGCGTTCCATAAAATATTCTGCGGTATTGTGTCTGTCCTTATCGTCAGTAGCAAGACAGATACGAATATGTGCCATGCCAAGTAATACTAATCCAAACATTTTCATGTAGTCGTAGGAAGCGCCACCAGCATTATTAGGATTTTTCATGCCATTTTCTACCAACCATTCTGTTGCTTGCTTTAGTTCACTTACTGCCTGTGTCATTGGCTGAACAATGTCATTGATCTGCTTATCGTAAGAACTGGTCAAGAATGCTTCGCTATCATTGAAGAACCTTGTAATAGCACGACCCATATCCTTTGGCAACTTACGACCAATCAAGTCTAGTGCCTGAATGCCATTAGCGCCTTCATAGATTTGACAGATACGAGCGTCACGAACAATCTGCTCCATACCCCATTCTTTGATGTATCCATGACCACCGAAGACCTGTTGCGCTTTTACAGCATTCTCAAAACCATAATCTGTTAGAACGCCTTTGAGAACTGGAGTCATTAGACCAAGACGATCCTGTGCTTCTTGTGATTTATCATCGCAAAGCATTGCCGCTTCTAGAACAAGAAGTCGTCCAGCTTCATTGATACATTTGATATCCATAAGCATACGGCGAACGTCAGGATGTTCTATGATAGCAACAGACTTACCTTTGGGATCTGTAATCTTGGCACTTTGAATACGATCTTTGGCATAAGCAAGAGCATTTTGATATGCCAACTCCGATTGCGATAGACCTTGAACAGCAACACCAAGGCGTGCCTCATTCATCATAATGAACATGGCATTTAGACCCTTGCATCGTTCACCAACAAGATAACCAATAGCACCATCATAGTTCATCACGCAAGTTGGCGAACCATGAATGCCCATCTTTTCTTCAATAGATCCACAAGACACATTATTTTGTTTCTCTCTCCAAAGTTTTGGGACCACAAACATACTAATGCCTTTGACGCCTTCTGGATCTCCCTCAATACGAGCAAGAACAAGATGAACGATATTATCTGCTAGATCATGCTCACCACATGAAATGAAAATCTTTTGGCCTGTGATATAAAATTCATCTTCTAAAAGAGCAGGAGTAGCCTTTGTCTTAATCAAACCAAGATCAGTTCCACAATGCGGTTCTGTCAGGTTCATTGTGCCTGTCCATTCACCAGATGCCATCTTGGGAATGAAATGTTGCTTCTGTCCTTCTGTTGCAACTTCTAATAGTGCTTGAATATTTCCACGAGTAAGGCCGGGCAAAAGAGAGAAAGCTATATTAGACGAGGATACAAACTCGTTTACCGCAGCCGAAAGTGTATATGGTAGACCTTGGCCACCATATTGTTCAGGAACTGATAAACCAAGCCAACCACCTTCTTTGAATTTCTTCCACGGTTCATGGAAAACTGCTGGTACAATAACATCGTCAAATACGCATCTTTCACAACCAAGTTTATCTCCAGACTGATTAGTAGGAGCAATAACTTCTTCGCATAGTTTTGCTGCTTCGGTTAGAATCGGCTCTGTAAGTTCATTGTCGAACTTTAGAACATCACGAAGAAGAAACGTTGTCGATACTACTGGTGCTGTGTATTTCATTATGATAATCCTTCCAAAAAATCTTTATGATCTTCGGATCCCACTCATTCTTTTATATTATCATGCTTATGCATAAGGTCATAGTAAAATTGATAAGCATCTTTATGAACCCATTCCTCTACGCCATTAGCCTGAGTTGTTAGATAAACTAAATCTGTCAAATCTGTTTTTTCATTATTTCTTTCGATACTAAACATAATAGTATGTTCCGGATTATTGAAATCTGGCTTTTCACGTCTTACAAAAATGAATTCACTTTCTGGTTTCGTCTTTGTCATTTTCTTCCTGCTCCAACTTGTTCATCAACTTTAGATATCTCTCGGACATCATTCCATCAAACTTCTTGTCATGGGAGTAATGAACCATCCACGACAAGTCTGCCTCAATCAGTGATTTTAGTTTTTCCCACTTATCCATCACATACCAAACTGCTTCTTTACAATAGCAACTGCCGCTTCAAATGCTTCGTCTAATTGAGCGTCAGTAGGTCCATCGCCTAGAATCTTACGCATTTCCTCGACTGCCGCTGCCTTGGTTTCTTCAGTAATCTTGAACATATCATTCTCCCTTATAAATATTCCGTAAAAGCACGGAGATTGTCATGAATATACTACTATCATTAATATCATCTGGTGCCATCAAATGGCTGTCTATACTTATATTAGTTGGTGGACTGGTTTCTGGTCTTTACATGAAACATCGTCAGATTGTAGATCTTGAAAAACAAGTAGCTCTTCAACAGTATAATATAAATCAACTTGAACAAAATGTCAAGGATAAAGAACTATTCATAGAGAATCTGAGCATTATCTCTAAAAATAAGGATGAAATAATATCTTCGCTGAACAAACAGAAAGAAGAATTAGACAGTAAATTAAAAGAAATTGAATCTGCGATTGACGTGGAAGTTGGGAAGGGTAACGATCGTTCATCTTCGGATATCCTCAAGAATACAATTAGAGAGTTGAGCAAATGAAAAAGATTATTCTATTGGTAGCAGTAATACTACTGGCTTCTTGTAATGACACGAAGCAGGTTGTGACGACATATCGTCATATGGTTGTGCATCCTGACGAGGCAATGTATTACTGCCCTGTTGTGAAACATTTTCCGAACTGGAACACTCTGACGGATAGTCAAGTGGCAAAATTAATTGTTCAGCTACATAAGAACAATTTAACATGTAAAAGCTCCATAGAAAGCATTCGTAAGTTTCTAGATGATGCAGATAAATCAATAAAAAAGGGCGGATAAACCGCCCAATTCATTATTCAGCTGGTGGTGGTGTTTCCAAAGCAGTCTTTACAGTAGTTGCCTGTGTGACCATTCGCATTACAATCATTACAATCGCACTAACTGCAGTGGCAGCAGGAACTACGTAATTTTCCGGAACGCCCCAACCAAGTAGCAATGCATTCCAATCAATTGCTCCAACTTTCTCTGTGACCAAAGGTAGAACGCCTACCAATAGAGCCATCAGATATGTCTTATATCCACTCATGATAATCTCCTTTCGAAAGAATTGCTCATAAGAGCGATATATTTATTTTACTTCCAACACAGGTTTACCATGCAAACTCAGAGTTTTGAGATAAAGTAGATAATCCGTTGCCTCTTTATGCGTATTGAAGGTCGCGACTTTATCAACAATAAAGCCACGGTCATCGATGATTGAGTATACTATTCGAGTTATGCTCTGTTTCATTGTATCCTCCTACGTAAAAAAAGCATCTTATTTATTACAAATGTCTATGTTTCGACTTTGTATAGTGGATCATTAGAGTTTTCATAGGTCACGCTTTCCTTTCCAAAAAGCAACGATAACAGGAAAACGAAGTTTACCGTCTTCCGTTTTGTTCTGATACCTCACGGTAACGTCCGTGCCGATATAATCATTAGCATTATACAGCAAGTCCTTGAGCATGTCAAATGAGCCACGCACTCCCGAAAACTGTGTCGTTCCATCTTTCAAACGGATTTCCACACGCTTGGCAGCACCTGCCCAGTTACCTTTTCCTTCTTCGATGGAAACGATTTCAAATTCCTCGTCCTCAAATTCCTTATGCTTGATAAGGTTCTTGGAACGCTTACCTTCATACAGCGAGTCAGGAACACGAAGCATCTGGCCTTCGTATCCAATTTCAAGATAATGACCAAGCATTGTTTTGAGGTCATGTTCGTCATCCACAACATGCACATCGACGGTTATTACAGGGGGATTTAAAAGACTTTCGCCGAACATTTGAACAATGAAATCCGACCGCTCATGGAAAGTTCCATCCATAATCACATCGTAGACATGATACTGGATCATCTGCTTAGACTCTTCCAAATCAGCGGCAGTTGGCTTTGTCTTCCGTGCCAGTGAAATGATCTTTTCAAAGTTGTCTTTTAGATCGTGATTATACAGTTCACCATCCAGAACCACATCAGGATATTTCTGAAAGAATGGTTCTAATGCTTCACGAATATGCGGAGCAGAGATAATAGGCTTGCCATTGCGTGACTGCATACCATCTTTAGAAACGAGGCAGCGAACACCATCAAGTTTCGGCTGTGAATAATACGGGAACTTGTTATGCTTCTTGGCATCATACTTGTCGGCCAGCATACACTCATAGAACAAATCATCCTTCGACTTAGCAGCAGTAACGCTAGTATAATACTTGCCTTGAAACTGCTTCTTTACATAATGAGCATTTACTTCATTAGCAACCTGCATAGCAACATCGGTCGCATTAGCACGACCGACATTCTTTTCGGTAGGATACTGCCAGCCCGAAACTACAATCTTGCCACCATTGATACCAGAATGTGTCCGATACTTCTCGCTGTCATGTTCGATCCACCAAACACGGGTCTTACCTTTAGTGTCAATCTTGTATAGTTTCGGAAGGCTAATCATTACCAAAATCTCCTCACAAACAACGGCCCAAATCTGTAACTTCTATATGGATTTCCACTGTTGAACCTTTCCACGATATGAAACGCCCAGTGTTTAGGATTCCATATCCAGTGGATTTCAATCTTCAACATCTCAACTCCGTTCGATCATATCAAGCAGATCTTCCAGAAACTGGATCTCGTTCATCATTTGCTGTTCCATAGAATCAGCAGCATAACCCCATTCAGCCATCTTTGCAAGATAATCACGAAGACCTTCTAGTCGCTCGTAAAGGTTTTCTTTAACTTGAACCAGTGCTTCGTCAGCGTTTTTGCTCAGAAACTCGGTCATTATTCTACTCCATAATGCTTGCGGATGTTTTTACGGTTATACTTTTTCTTGCTCTTTACGATACGCTGTTTGTATTTGCCTGAGCGTAACTCTAAGGCCATTGGATTTATTTGTTTCATCGAAGTATCCTCTTTCAACCCTCAACAATGATTATACTGGGTTTGGCGAGAAAGTAAAGCGATATTTTTGGAGAGATTGATAGTAAACTTGATCTCTATGGTTAAGTTCGAGCTTGCTTTTTACGTAGGATATGGTATACTAAGAATATGATGATGAGGAGAAACCCGATGTCTGGTATCGAAATCCTGCTGAGCGATCGTAATGGCGTTTATATTCCCAAGATCTTCTCTGAGGATTTTGGTGGTTGGGGAGTCCTGCATGAAGATGTAGTAGATCTCGCTGATCCGGAGAACGAATTCTATTGGGATACCTGGTCTAATGTTCTAGATTATGCTCAGCATACTGATTCTAAAGGTAATGTCTGGCGCCTGTGGCAGGATGGCGATCTGTTTGCCTACTGCGAAGAACTGATGACTGAAGAGGAATATAAGAATTTCTTCGGAGAGGAGAGAGAATGATGAAATATCAAATCGAAGTGAACGTAAAGAAAGAAGGCCAATATATTTGGCGCCCACTCTCTTCATCTGAGGGCCAGTCCTACGTGTTCGAAACTTTCGACGAAGCCGAGAATATGGCAGATTGGCTATATCCTCACATGTTGTATGGCGAGTTTGTGAGAGTCTCTGAGATAGAAAAAGAGGCTTGACTTTTTACAAGAGCAGCGGTATACTATTTCTATAAGTTGAGGAGAGAACTATGGCTCGTGCCCGTAAAAATGACAATGTTATTCCGCTGCCGAATTGTAACGAGAGCGAAGATCAGATCGAGGCTCGTATCGCCGAGCGATTTGATATTCTCGAAATGCTCGCCGATAGCTGTATTGCTGGCGACTCTCGTGCGCTGATTGTCTCTGGTCCAGCTGGTCTCGGTAAGTCCTATACTATCGAGAAGAAACTCGAGCAGTGGGATCCGTCGGGTAATAGCTATGCTATCACGAAAGGTTATGTCCGTGCGACTGGCCTTGTTAAACTGTTGTATGCTTACCGCGAAGCTGGCCAAGTTTTGGTGTTTGACGACGCTGACGCTATTTTCTTTGATGACATCAGTCTTAATCTCCTCAAGGCTGTTTGTGATACGACAGAGCGTCGCGTCGTCTCTTGGCTTTCCGAGGGCAAACTGCTTGATGAAGATACTGGCGAACTCGTCCCCAGGTCTTTCGTGTTCGAGGGATCCATTATCTTCATCTCTAACTACGACTTCGATGCTATGATCGATCGTGGTCACAAACTAGCGCCGCATCTTCAGGCGATGGTTTCTCGTGCCCATTATCTGGATCTCGCGATGAAGACTCGCCAGGACTATCTCGTTCGTATTCGTCAGGTAGTTGCGCAGGGATTGCTCTCGCATCTCGATTTCGATCAGCAGGTAGATGTGCTTACGTTTATCGAAGCGTATGCCGAGAACCTTCGCGAGTTGTCTCTGCGTATGGCTCTGAAGGTTGCTTCTATCCGTAAGACTAGCAATAACTGGCAGAAGGTAGCGAAAGTTACCTGTTGTAAGTAATGAAAATTATAACAAACTGAAACGTCCAAAGGAGGAAAAACGTAGTGGACTGTTATATCTGCGATATTGATGGAACTATAGCTAACACAGAGCATCGTATTCACTATATCACCAATGGCCATAAGGATTGGGATAAGTGGCATGCGAATGCGCACAAGGATGAGCCTATCGAGGAGGTAGTTAGCATTCTTGATATGGCCTCTGCCGCTGGTATTAAGATTGTTCTGTGTACTGCTCGTGACGAGAAGTGTCGGCCAGAGACTATCGAATGGCTAAACGCCAATGATATTCCTTATGATGCTCTCTATATGCGTAAGCTAGGCGATCGCCGTAATGACGATATCGTTAAGTTCGAATTACTCGAGCAGATCTACGAAGCGGGATATAAACCTATCCTCGTATTAGAAGATCGCGATCGCGTAGTTAAGATGTGGCGAGCCGCTGGGCTTCGTTGTCTACAGGTTGCTCCGGGCGATTTTTAATTTGTCGCCCGGACATTTTCATAGTATAATGTATTCTTATTCGGGAGTCAACCATGCGTCTTACTGTTCGAATCAAGGATCCTCGTTGGGACGCCAGAGATAGATATGCTGCTGGCGTAGTCAAAGAGTATACAGATTATACTGGCGATGTCGTTCCTAGATTTCCCTGGCTGGACGACAATTGGTTTGTTATGACTACAGGAGATAAAGATGCCCCATTTAGAATACTACATAAAGATAATATTATTTGTGGCTGGCTGGGTATTACTAGTCGCTCTAATGACACCAGTAATACAATGGTCGTTATTCCTAGGGGTGACAAATCCTATACTGTCACTCTTTGCGATGATGGTAGCCTCGCTTGTAATTGTACTGGATACGGTTATCGTAATACTTGCTCTCATGTCAGAGAAGTAGAGGAGGCTGCATAATGAGCCTTAAATTAGACGCCATTGCTTATCGTAACAGAGCTGACTATCGTTTGCGTAGGCTAGAACAGATTATATTAATTCTTGATAAATCAACAAGAGGATGTAACATTCTTCTTAAGGATAAAGAAAAGTATAGAGATAATCTAGACGAAATTAGAACAGAGATATATAATATTGAGCATGGGCTCGATAAGGGAGATAACAATGAATAAGACACCAACAGCTGCTACATATTGGCAGATTGTAGATTCAAAAACCAATGGCCTAGTAATGGAATGTAAGACAAAGGAACAGGCTCAGCAAGAACTAAAGTTATTCTGGGCCGATGGTAAGAAGTCATATATTATTGTAGAACACATTAGGTAATAAATGCCAGCTAGAATCACTAAGACGTCACCATTCACAGATAGATTACATACAATGGAGTTTGACCTATACGATCAAGATGAGTTTGAGTTACGTCTATTGGCTTGGCGTCGAGGGGATAAACTGATACAGGAGGCGTTCCCAGAACTATCTAGCGACGCCAGAGAGTTTATTAAAACTGGAGTTACGCCAGCAGAGTGGGACAAATATATGGGAGGGGATGATGACTAAGTTAGTAGGCGTGATCGTTGGCGTCGCAGCGACCATTATAGTCTCTGAGATGGTATATCATATGATTAGAGTATTCCTAATGGCATGACCTACCCGCTGACCAACTTAATGACCAGCGGGTTGACCAACTTGAATACCTATTAGGGGGAAGTAGTTTATTCTACTTCCTCTTTTTGTTCATAGTAGCTATCGATATGACCACCAACTCGGTCGTCTTCGGCGAGATAGAATACATAGTCACCCATCTCGTGGCGGTATTCTTTATATACATACTCAAACCCGCCATAATACTGCATATTACGATCGTAGCTTTTCTTAACTGCAATTGCGCTACGATTGATAAAGATCGGAGCATAAGATGCTCTAGGATCAAGACCAATCTTAGTTTCGTTTAGAAATACCTCTTCCATATTTTCATTTACATAGTTCTGAACCTGTTCCGAGATATCTTCGATAAAGTATTGAATGTCCATGACCTATCTCCTGACCTACTTTGTGATGTAACGGTAATACTCTAACACATGAGCCACGTGATAGTTATAGTATAGTTCTTGTTCGGCGGCTATTACGCCTAGCAGTTCCAGGGTACGCCTACTACTTGGCGTGATTTTAATTATCACGACCTATCTCCTGACCTATCGAGTGACCAACTAGGCGACCAACGCCGATACCGCCGCGACAACCCATTTCTTATTACCGCCGATATGCCAATCATAATCGTCGGTCGGCGTCGTTCCCGTCTTATAGTTATAAATGGTAGCTACTTCACCGTTTGCGAACTTAATAATCCACTCGGAATTAACTTTACCATCGCCGGAGCCATTAATCGGCTGACCAAACACTTCAACTAGGCGAGCGTAATTAGTATTAACATACCCCATAAGAGCAGTCATAGCAGAATCACGGTAGTTATTAGTAACACGGTAGTTTTTCATGACCTATCTCCTGACCTAGCGTCTGACCTATCGAGCGACCAACTTAGTAATCACAGACCAGTTTACCTTCCGTATCAATAAAGATATAGACGTAATCCGTCAGAAGATCGCCATCTTCTTTGGATTTGACCATATAACGGACCTCACCATTAATAGTAGATTCATATTTCACAGCGTAGATATCTTTGCTAGTTTCATTATACCCGCGATCTTCTAGCATAGCAACTATATTATCACGAGTAAATTTCGTGCAGTCGATATGATAGCGCATTAGTAGAGTTCCTCGGTGATATCAGCAATTTCTGCCGCCCGATCAACATTAAACGGACGCCCACGACGAATTAATTCCGCCTCGCTTTCCTTAGTTTCATTTACAACTACCGGACCGGAATAACCCCAATTCCAGTAGATCAGATAATGAAGTTGATCGTCCGAGAATTCAGAAAGACCAACACTATTATCGTTCTCGTATTTGTTAGCGAGAACTTCAGTGGCGTCGAGCCATTCTTTATTGATCGTATCCATTATTATTCTCCTTTATTAGGCGAGGCGATTAAGGTTATACATACGCCCACCGAATTCGTCCTCGCCGTGAGAGATAGTAATATTCTCGCCGTCAATAATAATAGCGAATTCGCCGTTATAACCGATAAGCGGATTTTCGCTTTCGCAACCAGCCCAGGTCTGGCGCTCAACGGCGTCTAGCGGCTTAAACTCGGTCTTAGCGATAAGAGAGAACAGTTCAGCTTGAGTCGGGTAGTTCATAGTTTTCTCCTTAGTTTCAACCTTATATTCTTATATTACCCTAAACCTAGAAAAAAGCAAGCGGTATCTGAGCCATACGGGCACTTTTTTTTTAAAAAAAATTGGTTTACTTTCGAACGTAAACTTGATCGCTACAGCCCAGATACCGCTTGCCTTTTTTCTCGAAACGGGTATACTAAAAACTATAAACTGAAAGGAACTAAAATGGCTCTAATTAATATCAAAGGGGATACGTATATCAACACGGATTATATTGTATTAATAACCCCTGTTGAACATAACCAAACGAGTAACGTATATTATTATAAAATCCTAATTGATCACCAATTCGAGGAAGTATATATTCCTTTTTCGACTAAAGACGAGGCAATAACTGATAAACATCGCCTGATTAATCTTATGGCAGGAGAGAAATAAAATGGATAGAATTACACTTATTCCGTGTGAAAAGGCTGAAGCGGTTAGAGACGCCTATACTAAAATTATGAAAGACTCCGGGTATCATATTATGAAGGTAAAAGAATAATGACCTACGTTCTAATCGCTCTTTTATATTATAAGGCGGCAATTACGGCGGAGTTTAATTCGCTAGACAAATGTAAGGCGGCTGGTGAAGCCCTTATTCGTGTATACCCGGATAAGTATCACCAGTCTATGATTCATTACGTTTGTGTGGAGAAATAAAATGACTATAATATGGAAAGCCGAATTAGATAACAAATATGATTGTAAGGTAGTTAGAATAAGAGATTACGTCGGTCTATTAACCGTAATTGATATTGATACTAAAGAAAAAATAATAGACGAGGAGGTTGATCTAACCTATAACGCTATAGTTGGCGCTGATATAATGGATATTAGTCTCTGGGAAGAGAAAATATTAAGCGTAATTGATGGGGGTTTTTAATCCCGTTTTAGAAATCGATGCGTTATTCGGTCCGAGTAATCTCGTTAATGCGAGTTAATGTGTGCTGATGCTCGTTGGTGTGTGTCGGTGTTGAACTTTATTATCAACCACACAACATCAGCAATTCTTAGTGAATTACTTTATTAATTAATTACCTCCGAATTCTATTATATCGGGGGCAATTTTTATAATAGTTTAAAGGTTTATTATTATAAATTTCTAATTCGGTCGCTAAAACGGGGATCATCATTTCATTTTCTCCGTGATATATTAAACCTATCGGGCCGAATTTATTAACCCATGAATTAATAAAAGCCCAATTATTTGAACCTTTAAAGGGGAAATAAATCGCTTTCATGGAGTTCTCCTTCAGTTTAGACCTTATATTACCCCAAAGGCAATAAAAAGTCAATAGAAATATTTGATCGTTACAGCACAGTTTCCGCTTGACTTTTTCTTCGGGATCAGGTATAGTATTAGGGAAGGCGGGAGGGAGGAGGCCACCAGCAGTTTACGTAAACGAAAAAAAGATCAGTTTACTATTACTTTTCGCTTGACGAATTCTCAGAGAGTGGGTATAATCATATATGTAAGGTTGAAATAAAGGATTCGAAGATGACTGTAGCTGAACTGATCGCTAAACTCCAAACTCTCCCCCAGGACTACGAAGTCGAAATGGGTATGAACCAGGAGTATCAGGAAGCGGTTACTGAGGATATGGTTGTTATAGAGGAATATCGTGGTCGTCGATATGTTATTATTGATGACTGTGCTCGTTACAGAGGAGAATAATATGAGACTCAATAGACTTGACACTGATACGCTGGTCCAATTGACTGCTCTGGGTATTGTGACGTTTGGATTAGCATTAGGGCTGGCACTGATTGCTTATCTCGATGGAGGAATGTGATATGGTAGTATATGTTAATCATCTGATGATATACGCTGATCTCGGTGTGTTTGGTCATGTTGTGGCATATGCTGCTAATAGTGATCATCAATCTTATTGGGTTGTTCCTGGAACGTTGGAGGATTGATATGATTAAGACGTATGATCTCTATCTTTATTTCAACGGGTATTCGAAAGAGTATCATAATATATCTCGCGTGGCAGTCAAGTACTATATTGACTGGTATAAAGAGAGTGCTGCATTCTTCGGGTATGACGTGCAGGATCATGAATCGTTGGTAAGTAACTGAAAACACTAGGTAAAGTCATTTTTCTTCAGAAATTTGACTTTAGGGGCTTGACGAATATCGAAATCCGAGGTATACTGGTAATATAGTGAGACAGGAGATAGATGATGGCTACGAAGACTGAAATCGTGATTCGCATTATGAAGGATAACCAGGGCAAGGCGATGGCCGATGTCCTCCCGTTGCTGATGGCTGAGTTCGGCTGGACTGAGAAGAACGCTCGTGCAGCGTATGCTCTCCGTGTTAAGGCTGATCCTTCGCTCGGCACTGTCCAGAAGGCTGCTCGTGCTGCTGCTCCGGCCAAGGCTGCTAAGGGACCGAAGCTGGTTAAGGTGCCGAAGCCCAAGGTGCAGGGCGATAAGCCGAAGGTTACTGACAAGACTGTCGAGGAACTGCAGGATATCCGTAACAAGAATCTTGCTCGTCTCAAGGCTGTCGGTCGTAAGTATATGAAGGGACAGTATGCCGAGCCGGAAGCAGCTGGTGTTCCGAACTTCGATGCGGATGAAGCTCGCCAGTATGTCGAGGATGTCACGAATGATCTCGAGTCCTTCAAGTCTCCTCGCTTTCTGAATATGGACCAGGTTAAGGCCCTGGTCTAATCTCTCCGAGTGCTGGCCCTTGATCCAGTGGCTCAGAGTTGGGTGGATTGTCAGTGACTGGGTCGACGAGAGCCGACGATCCACCCATTATACTCTATTTTTAAAAAAAGTCAATATTTAAGTCGTTTACGTTCGTCCATCGTTGTCTCCGCGGAGCTCCAGGTGGCGTTTACGTAAACGACATTTTTTTAAAATATTTGGCGTTACAGCACAGATATCGCTTGCCTTTTCCCGAGAATAGGGTATACTGGTAATATGGTGATGGAGGATTAATCATGGAAGTCTACGTTCTGCTCGGACACATCGAATATGAAGATACGATGCTCCTGGGCGTTTATCACACGCAAGAGGATGCTGAGTTTCACAAGGAAGTGTATATCAACAAACAGGGTATACTCGCATTCGATAGCTACTCGATCGAAAGTCGAGTGATCGGTGCTCGTGCCTTTGGTGAATATGATCAGGAGGCTGTATAATGTATAATATCCCAGTTCACATCATTGCCCAGATCAACAACTGGGCTGAGCATCAGCTGATTTGGCACGGTGTTTGTGTGTGGTTATATTCCGATCTTATCTCTAATGCGGAGAACCGTTAATGGCTCAGGACAAGTTTCGTAAGATCATAACTGGATCTAAAGCATACGTAGCCCGTGTCGCGAAAGAGTGGCAGTTCTATGGCTATGTTGTAGTTAAGTCCAAGCTGTGGAGCGATGGTAAGTATACTATCGTCATGGAGAAGCGGCCCGAGTCAGTTTTTTAAAAATATCGCTTGCCTTTTTTCCGGATCCGGGGTATACTGAGAATAGTTGATAACGCTAGTCGCTGGAGAACTGAGATGGCTGACTTCGACTTTGCTGTATTTACCCGTGAGACCGAAATCATATGGCTTGGACATATCCTGTGGGAGCACTACCTATGACAGCGATCGCGACTGAGGACCAAATCGAACGTATCGTCGAACGTCAAATGGACAAACTCGACCTACAGTATACCAAGGGTATGCTGACCAACGACGAGTATAACCAAGAGGTGCTTGAGCTTGACCGTTGGGCGAGAGATCAACATCGACTATCTCGAGCTCGGCAGTATAGAGAATGGTAGCCCATGTGAATCACTATTCTCTCTGGAGAGCTCTCATGCACTCTCAGAAAAATAATATCGCCACCGAGAAGATTTTGCTTGACATTGGGCGCTTTTGGTGGTATGATGGATACGATGGGTTTCAAACGGATCACTAGGAGATGAAGATGGAATATATGGCTCTGTTCGTGCTTGGTATTGCCTATGGATTTTGGATCCAGTTGTATGTGGATGTGATTCGGTATCGTCGAAAGATGTTTTCACGTAAGTAGGAAGACATCGAAAAAACGGTCGCACCTTTAGAAAAATCGGGTTTTTGTGGGCGGGGGACCCTAAGCGTTGCATTTATTCCACACACAACCACACGCCTTAAAGTTCGTCCATAGACTCTCTAAAGGTCACGATGACTTCTAAAAAAATCCGCAACAAAATTTTCACACTTTTAAAGTTCGAGGATAACATGTCAGTAATCAAGTGTAAAGTTACTCAGCCATATATTGAACGTTCTCTGTCTGGCGATTTCACATGGCATGTGTATAATGAAAAGACAGGGCATATCGTGGCCTCTACCTATAATGAGGAAATGGCGGGAACCATTCTCTTTGCTATAATAGAATCTGGTTATTATAAAGATGAATATGCAATTACCGAATCATGGAAATCACCGGAGCCATTGGTATGATTGATTTTCTCTGGACCTATGTCTTATGGCCACTGGGTCTCCTGTTGGTTGCGCTTTTGTTCGCTTCGGTGTTCTTTGGTAAAAATGACGATGATAGGAATGTGGGGTAATTATGACCAACGAAGAACTTGTGGAACGTCTTCGTAGTGAGACATGTTCTAAGGCTGATATAGAAGAAGCTGCTAATCGAATAGAAAAGATGAACTACTTTCTTCGACACAATGCTTTTGCCGAAAAGCAATTTGGTGTATACTTCATTTGTGGTGCAGCAGGCGAGAAAGATAAGAATGGTGTTCCTGAAGAGGTGTATATCTGTCCTGCTTATGGATCAGATGTATCATATGTGTTTACTCGTGGCGGAACATTCGCACCGGAGTGGTAAATGACTGATAATACAAATTCAAAACTATTCAAAGAGTTTCATAAACAATATGAACATGCGGATTTTGTAGATGAGCTCCTAAAGCATTTACGTCAAGGATTACGATATCTCGATATGCGCCAAACTCATTATATGGACTTCCCCATGGATAAGGAAATGTATACGTTTTTGATCGATCTGATAGAAGAGAAATATGGAAATGAACATTGATATATATTGTTAATGTATCATTGCTCGCTAGATCCAATCGTGAGTATTGGTGCTGTGAATATGTTATCACTTACATCGGCTCCGCTGATTGCCCTGCTAGTGACTCCGAATTACGTATAGGTGAAATAGATGGTTGCTCTTAAATTTATGATCATATGCTTGGTGGCTTTGACAGTGGGTTTGTTCATTGGGTTTAATATCGAAATGTTTTCAGGTCCCACTCCATCTGAAGTTTATATGAAGGCATGTCGTGATGCTGGTGGTATTCCAGTTATCGTGGCAAGAGGATCTAATGTCTGTATCAATCCTGGTGCTGTCATAAAGGATATGGGTAATGACTGATTATACTAAACTCAGCGATGAAGAACTTTCAGTTCAGTTTGAAATTCTCTGGGCCAGGTATATGTATTACCAGGCTGCTGAAGGTAATTGGAATCAAGAAACAGAGGCTCGTGGTAGAGCTACTAAGCAATACTGGGAATGTTTAGCAGAATGCAAGGAACGTGGGCTTGAGGTGTATTAGAAAATATAACATAAGCTCAATGCTTAATCCTCTGATCGCCATGCCGAAAGGAGCGAAGATACTCAAACTTGCGAATAAAAAGTCAAACCCCTTTATTTGGGCAGAGGTGGATACTTCGAAACCGATTGTAAAAAGATTAGTTCGAACTTTTGAGACTGACCAAGAATTGCCAGATGAGCCAGGTCTCTACTTGGGCACTGTGGAGGTTCTTGGTATGATCTTTCATTGTTTCGATGGTGGAGAGCGAATGTAGACCGTCTCTATATAAATACCTTGTCTTAGTATAAGGAGATAATTATGACTGTTAGTAAAAAAGAAATTGTAGAACGTATTGATGCTCTAAAGAAATGGCAAGAACTTAATTCGGAAAAAATTAATTCTGAACCGTTCGTTGAAGGATATAATTCTGCTGTTAACTCTGAAATTCTATTTCTTACTGAGCAATTAGGAGCTATACTAGAAGTATCTGAAGATGTGGTAGAAACGAAACGTCCTTCTAGATCGAGAAAGACTCCTACTCAATAAAAAGGATTGATTATGAGCGAAAAATTGACAAATGATGAAAGAAAAAAATACATAGACCATATTGAAACGCTTCAAGAAGAAAATGCATTCATGAAAAAGGTTCTAAAACACATTTTTCCCGAAAAATCTGATGCATACTATCTTTGCGGAGAAAAAGGTGATAAAAATGAGCTTGGGCTTCCGGAAGAAGTTGTAATTTGTCCTGCGTTTGGTAAACAAGAACTAGTTACATACAAAAGGCAAGAAGGAGAAACCAATGGCTAAGGAAAAAAAGTATACTCAGTCGAAGGTTTTTGAGTTTAAACCCGCTGAAAACATCACCGAAGCCGAAATTATTGAATTATCCGAGCTAATTCGCATCGGAGTAAGCGGAGAGATCCTAGATAAGGCCTCTCCAAACCTAAAAAAGCACTTTTTTGAGGTAAAAGACAAAAAAGCTGCGTAATTAGTGGAGTATTTGTAATGAAATTGATTGCTGCGATCGTTTATATGTGCATTGCTGGTGTTTGCACCGAACAGCACGTCGAAATCGAGCCCAAAGCATGCAAAATTGGCACTCTTCATGGTAAAGTAATGGGAACTGACGCCAAATTTGGTGTTCGATGCCAGGGATCATAGTCATGAGTGCTAAAATTATCCCCTTTCCTAAAACGCAAAAGCAGTTAGAAGTAGAAACTATGAAAGACTTTGTTAATAAAGCAAAGACTGTGATTGCTCAATCTATTGCTGAAGACATGAAGCGTTATGATGTCCCTAATGTTTTTGGTGTTCCGGTTGAAGATCCAAAAACTCGTGGCCAATACCAGAATATTTTAAAACAGTTTTTAGATCCTGAAGATTATATGGATATTCTTTGTGGAATTATGGACCGAGATCATTATGATGCGCTTGAGCGTCCTCTTCAAAAGATTATCGATGCATACTATTCGTTCCCAAAATGAGTGAAAGAAAAAGAGTTTTTCTAGAAACTCTGTTCATTTTTGGGTTTATAACAATTCCCTATTTGGATGCAATATATATAACACCAGGTATTAAAGAATCTGGTATTCGTATGGAAATCCAGTGCCACGATGACCCTAAAAATTGTTGGATTCAAAACAAGGACAAACGACATGCATGATTGGCAGTATACTAATCAGTTTTTTCTCGAAGGCAGAAATCATTATGATTCGGGTGGATCAATTAAAGATTGTCCATATAACTATTTAATAGTAGATCAGAGTAACGAAAAACTCGTGCAGTCTGAACATTATCGAGAAAGAGAGTGGTATGCTGGGTTCCATCAAGCATTTTTAGATTCTCTCGAAGCCAAAAAAATCGCTTGACTTTTTAAAAATACCGAGCTATACTATGTTTATGATGGTTGATGTGAAGGAGATGTGTTATGGCTCACGAAATTGAATTTGTTGATGGTATCGCTCAAATGGCATATGCTGGGGCTGTTCCTTGGCATGGTCTAGGCGTAAAGGTTCCGGCTGATCTTACGCCGGAACAGATGCTCGAGGCTGCTGGTTTGGACTGGGTGGTGCAGAAGTTTCCGACTTTTGCTATTCTCGACGAAAATGATCCGGATAGCGTAATCGAGACAAAGCAGTCTGCTCTTGTTCGTATGAAGGATAAGAAGCTGCTCGATGTCGTCTCTGACGATTGGAACCCTGTTCAGAACGCCGAGGCTTTCGACTTCTTCAACGAATTCGTTATGGCTGGCGATATGGAGATGCATACTGCTGGCTCTCTGAAGGGCGGACAGATCGTTTGGGGTCTTGCCAAGGTTAAGGAGTCATTTGAACTCTTTAAGGGCGATCAGATCGATTCCTATCTTCTGTTCTCTAATTTCCATAAGTATGGGTTTTCTACAGACGTTCGGTTCACTCCGATCCGTGTAGTTTGTAATAATACTCTTACCTTGTCTCTCAGCTCGTCGGTAGAACGGATGGCTAAGATTTCTCACCGTAAGCAGTTTAATCCTGCTAACGTAAAGGATATGCTTGGTATTGCTACCGATAAGCTGCAGAAGTATAAGGAGATGGCTCAGTTTCTTGGGTCTAAGAAGGCTAAGACCGAGTCAATTGTCGAATACTTTGAGCGTATCTTTCCGCTTGCTGGTGCGACTACCGAAGATAAGGCAGAAGGTAAGCGTTCGAAGAATGCCAATATTGCTCTTGGTATTCTTGATACGCAGCCTGGTAGCGAGTATGCTCAGGGAAGCTGGTGGCAGCCGTTTAATGCTGTTACTTTTATGACCGATCATGTTCTCGGTCGTTCAGCTGACACTCGTCTCCAGTCTGCTTGGTATGGTTACAACAAGGGTCTAAAGACAAAGGCTCTTGAACTCGCTGTTGAGATGGCCGAAGCCGCTTGACTTTTAATAAAAACTAAGTTATAATTCTATATAACTTGGAGGATAACATGGCTCGTCGCGCTGCTCTTATTAAACGTAAACCGAAGATTACTCGCACGACTCGTTCGGAGCAGTATATCATTAATAAGAAGCATCTGGGCGACGAGCCAATTTTCACGAAGCCTCTTACAAAGGTAGATTACATCTACGCTCTGAATTGGTATAACTATATGTGCACCAATACAGAGGCCAAAGAATATATTGTAGAATATCTTAAAAATCTTGGCCGTGTGCTCGAGGCTAAACAGTTCAAGTCTGTTCCTGACAATCTTGTGCCGACAACTGTGGCATGGATTTGTCGTATGTTGTCTAAAGGATATAAACTTCCTACTGATACCGCTGAATATATCAATCAACGCATCAAAGAAACATATAAATACATTCAGGAACCCAAGGAAGAAAGTAGTAAGCCGACGGTTTCTATTCAAGATCGCATGCGCGAGCGTACACACGATATTCTCGGTGAAATTGAGGGAATGATAGACGACTACATCTACAATAATGTAGAATTTTCTCTTTATGAGTGGCTGCAGTCTAATAACATTCCTGCCGCCTATGCTACTTCTATCATCTCCAAATTTACCCCAGTCTTAGACGAATTGCTGCAAGCATATGAGGGTAAATGTGAACAACTCAAAGAAGGTTATCGTCATCTCAAGAAAACCGAGATCAAAAATCTCGTCACATTCTACAATACTCTCATCGAAGATGCAGAGAGATATTGTTCGAACACGAAAAAAGTTAAGAAAGCTCGTAAGCCAAGAACGATCTCGGTCGAAAAGAAAGTCAAGAATCTCAAGTTCCAAAAGGAAGATGCAACTTACAAACTTGCTTCGGTTAGTCCAGAGAAAATTATTGGTGCGCAGGAATTGTGGACGTTTAATTCGAAATACAAAACTGTCACGGTATTGCGTGCGATCGATCGTGGCGGGTTACAAATTAAGGGAACTAGCATTACAAACTTTGACGAAGTTAATTCTATTACGAGATCTTTGGGGCGTAAAGACCCGAACGAAGTGGTCAAGCGCATACTTGAGGGTGGAAAACTTGTTCTCCGAAAAGTCCTTGACGATTTCAAGACGGAAAAGCCTCTTGCGTATCGCATCAACGAAAACACTATCCTGTTGAGGATTATATAATGAGCGATCTTAACGAAGACAAAGTCTATGACTTGATTGTTGTAGCAAGATTCCTGCTATGGTATCAGAAGGAAAATCCTGATGCTGTGTGGGGAGGAGAAAAGATTGAAGAAGTAATTGATTCTTTCTCCAGTTTAACTGGATTCGATATTGCTTTGTTACAGAATATCGCATCCTTTCAAAAGTAAAGGAAAATAAGATGAACAAGATTATCTTATCAACCGTTGCTGCCATGCTTATGGGTGGTAGTGCATTTGCTGGCGACGTTATTGCGCCTCCAGTTTCAAAGTATGTAGAAGAAACTCCTCTGCCTCCAAAGCGTCCTACCAATTTTGGTAAGACTGACAATCAGAAGGTTGCACAGAAGGTTCAGGAAGTAACCACAAGGAAGTAATTATGAAGAATATCATGTATAGCGTGATGGTTGCTTCAATGTTATCTGGCTCTGCTGCTAGAGCAGAGCCAGAATTGAAGTGCTATGAAAATAAAGATTTCATGAAGATGATCGACGATAAGAATCTTTCTACCATTTATAATGGTTTCAAGGATGATAACCGAGTTTCTGAGATCATGATGTCGAAGGAAAGATATATCTACGTTGTAGAATATGACAAGGCGACTGATGGTAATGCTTTTGCTGCCAAGCAATATTGCGTTACAACAATACTAAAAAACGTAACATTCAATGAATCTGCTATTGAATATCTTTACCAGCTTCTGGAAAAAGTGAGAGGACAAAAGACATGAGTATTCTTGGACCAGATGGTGGTTTAACTTTTAGTGTTACAGGTAAACAGAATAAAGATCCAATCACTGACATTCGAATGGTAATGTTTCCTAAGATGATGGTTCATCCAGAAACTAAACAGATGGTAATGGTTCCTATGCAGGATCTTCAATATCAACGTCAGGGTTCTACAGAATGGTTTTCAGTGGCCATTCACGAAACTGATAAACACGATTTTAACCCGGAGTATAAAAATGAAGAAGTATCTACTAGTAATTCTAGCGGGGTTATCCTTTCTTAGTTTGGTTGGCTGTTCAGTACTCGGAACAGTCGTCAAGTGCTCTGTACGGGATAGTAGTAATAGACCGTGCCAGTGAAGGGCCAGAGGGAATACATGGACCGGAAATCGAAGATTTTGAAAATTCTGTTGACAAGTAGCGTTTTTACGCTATACTATATGAATATGGCAATGGCAGCGGATGATATATCATGTGATAAGAAGACTAGCGATAGCCATATCATCCACTGTAAAACAAAAAAGGTGATGGATGTTTCGTTGGTTTCTATTAACGGCGGTGAGTGTAACTCTCCTGCATTCCACTGGCATGGTAGCGGTGAGTTTTCCATTCCAGGAACTAAAGAATGTGGCTACGTTGGAGCAGTCACATTATCAATCGACGGTCACAATAAAACCTTCGCCCCATTATAAATAGAATTGCCGAGGTCGTTGAGAGACGAAACATAGGTTTCTTGGACGTGGGTGCGATTCCCACCGCCTCCACCATAGATACATTAGGAAAGACAATGTTTTAGAAAAGTTCTAGCACCAAGTGAGTTCTAAAACATAAGAAGATCATTGCTTCAGCTTGCCGACTAGACTAGTGTATCTATGATGGGGGCGAACAGGTTCGACGGGATACAGTAAGGTCGTAAGGAGACCAAAGGCAAGTATAGGTGCTAACGATAACTTTGCACCATTTGACTTCGCTCTAGCAGCGTAAGTTCATTGGGTTCTGCAAGTCTTACCTCGAAACAGAAAAGACTTGCCTTTCTGATTATACCATAGTATAATACTAATAATGGCTCCGTAGCTCAGCAGGATAGAGCAACAGACTTCTAATCTGTGGGTCGAACGTTCGAATCGTTCCGGAGTCGCCATTTCTTAGGAGAACTAAAATGTCAAGACACAATCATTGGTTTTGGAATAGTTCTTTCGTCAATGTTGTCCATCAAAAATTACTACACTTAACTTCATACATCTGGAAGAAGCAGAATCACAACCACTAAAATCGGAGATTATATTATGGCTTATAGAGACGAACCTGGAATTGTCTATTATGTGACATGTCTGTTGATCTTTGGTTTTGCACTATATGGTTGGATTTCGAATATCCTTATCCTTTGGAATTCGTTTGATTCTCCTCTGACAGCTAAGATGATTGTTCGTATTGCTGGTATTTTTGTAACTCCTCTAGGAATTATTCTAGGATATATCTAAAAGGAATGTGGCTTGAAAAACTCTCGTCCTTCTTCGCTTTCGCAGATTTATAATCTGAAACATGCATTTGAATATGAACTGAATAATGTGTTAGCCTTTGAAGATAGACAGGAGTTTTTTAGAGTCATAAATTACTTTGAACAGAGAATTTCAGAATTGAAAGAAGAAGAAAAGCAATGCTTAAGAATTCAGTCTTCGTTGAAGAAGTAGAAAAACTGTGTCGAGATAAGAATATCGAATATATTGATGCTGTTGTCTTTTGGTGCGAAAAAAATAATCTAGAAATAGAGACTGCTGCTTATTGGATAAAAAAAGATCCAGTTATGAGATCTAAAATTCAACTAGAAGCCGAAAACCTTAATGTGCTTAAACGAGGAGCAAGATTGCCCATATAAATATTAGGTTCAGCCATTGTTGGAGGCGTCTATGCGTATAAAAACAATCGGTCGACCATCGCATGTATCCTTGGGGATAGTTAAAAAGGCAGCTTATTTTTATGGTAAATATCTAATCGGGGGTGGAAAGCTATTTAATAATATCCGTTTGACTGTTCAGTTTGAACACTTCAATAAAAATGACGGAGATTATGCATACTGCGATTGGACAGACGACAATAACAGTTGCAGAGAGTTTTTAATAGGTATTGACCATGCTTTGAGCAAAAAAGAAACTTTGCTTGCTCTTGCTCATGAAATGGTTCATCTTAAGCAATATGCGAGAGGTGAAATGAAAGATATCTGGCGTCCGGTTAGAATGGTAAAGTGGCAGGGCGAAAGATACTTGCATGAAGAAATGGATTACTGGGAGTGCCCCTGGGAAATTGAAGCGTATGGTCGTGAAAAGGGTCTATACTTCAAATTTCTAACATATTTACAGTATGGAGAGCCTGAAGAATTATGTCAGCGTTCGAAGCATATAAAGAGTACATAGCCCTTAAAAATCATTTCACCAAAGCTGATTATGACTACATTAAATACAACGGAAAGACAGGAATAAAACATGCTTCCTTTGAGAAGCGAAAAGACAAGATTTTCTTTGAGAAACTTTCAAAGATTGAGAATTATCACGAGTTTCTTATTGCTAATCTTAGTAATAATCCTAAACTCTGGATTCGTGATCTAGCGTATTCAGAATCCGCTCAATTAACATATCAAAATTGGAAAAAGAGAAATCAGTCTCTTACATACAATTTTAAAAACGATTTCAAAAAAATATTAGAAGAACCAGGAGGGCAGCAACATCCAGCCGCCCTTCGATTATATCTTGGTAACCAGATCAGTTTGGAGTCTCTTTGTATCTTTATTAAAATGACAAAGGCGATCGATCAATGGGACTCTAAACTTGAATATGACCCGATATGGGAAGATATCCGATTGAGGGTTGTAAAATATACTTCATTCATCAAATTTGATTATGAGAAAGTTAAGCAGACAATGCTTGACATTATGAATGATATGGAGTATACTAAATAATGGCGGGCGATACAAATGCCCAACATACAATTGTTATACACTGTAATACGGAGAAATATACATGGTAGATTTTAAGTCCCTCAAAGCAGCTTCAGGTAAGAAGTCTCTAGAATCCCTAACATCAGAGCTTAATAAGCTATCAGGCGGCGAAGGCAAGGGTGCCGATGATCGTTTCTGGGCGCCAACAGTCGATAAGGCTGGTAATGGTTATGCTGTTATTAGGTTTCTTCCTCCACCAGCTAACGAAGACGTTCCTTTCGTTCGTATCTTTGATCATGGTTTCCAGGGTCCAGGTGGATGGTATATTGAGAATTCTCTGACCACTCTTGGTAAGAATGACCCAGTTTCAGAATATAATTCTAAGTTGTGGAACTCCGGTATTGAGGCCAACAAGGAAATTGCTCGTAAGCAGAAGCGTCGCCTTCACTTCATCAGCAATATCTACGTTGTCAGCGATTCTGGCAATCCTGCTAATGAGGGTAAAGTTTTTCTTTACAAGTACGGTAAGAAGATCTTTGACAAGCTCAAGGAAGCGATGGAGCCACAGTTTGCGGATGAAGAGGCTGTAAATCCTTTTGATCTTTGGGCTGGTGCTAACTTCAAGTTGAAGATTCGTAATCTCGAGGGTTATCGCAATTACGATAAGTCTGAGTTTGATAAACCAAGTCCACTTCTTAAGGATGACGAAGAGCTAGAAAAGGTTTGGAAGAGCGAACATTCACTTCAGGAATTTCTTGCTCCATCTAACTTCAAATCTTATGAAGAACTTCAGACTCGTTTGTCTAAGGTTCTTGCTGAAGACTCTGCTCCTGCAAAGCGTAAGGCAGCGGAGAACACTGAAGTTCCATGGCAGGAAGAAGAGTCTGCTCCTACCTTTAAGGCGACTCATGCGCCAAAGTATTCATCTGATGATGAAGATGATGATGATGAGTCATTGGAGTTTTTTAAGAAACTTGCTAACGACTAAAATGAAGAGGGAGCCAAATTGGCTCCCTTTTTTATTAACCCCAAGACATATTCTTTTTATAATTTTTCATCTCTTCATAATGATTACCGCCAAGCATACTAGCCCAATCTGGCCATTCAATATCTCCTGGCATATTATAAGCAAACCCTGATTGATTTGTAGCAGTCATTCTATTTGGTTCTACATTAACTTGAGGATTAAAGAAAGAACCTTGAGCTTCTTGTATTGTTTGTTCTGTTGCTTGAGATGTTACTGCTGCTTGATTGAGCATTTGAGCGTTTAATGCAGGCATCGATGGCGTTGAAACTAATTCAGATTGAATAGCAGATGTAATCATTGGTAGAAGCATACCAACTATACCACCAATTCCTCCTCCCATCATTCCTGGCATCATACCCATCATTTGACCCATCATATTTGCGCCAGCTGGAGGAGCTGAGATACCCGAAGATATGGGTGCTTGTGCTACTGGTTCTGCAGCCGCCATAGGTGATGCTGCAGGAGGTGCCATAGATGTCGTAGTTCCTACTGCTGGTGTTGCACCTTGTAATGCTCTTTGTTCTGGGGTTCCTGCTACTTGATACGTATCTGGAACCGATGGCGCACCACCTTTTGGTATTTCAGCATGTAAATGGTTATTATGACCAGCTGCTGCGTATGGTCCGCTTTCTCTCCAATAAACTTTATATCCAAGTCTAGTCAATTGTTCGGCTAATTGATCGAACTTGGCTCCCATAACAGGATCTCTCGCTTCAACATTACCTTCTCCGAAATTGATGTCAATTGCTCTACCTTCATAATGAGCTTTGCCTTTATGAACTGGTTTTACACCACCAAATTGTGGATGTTCAGAAATGCGCATTCCCATTTTTTCTAGAGCATGTCCAAGAGCTACTACGTCTCCTGCAGGCAAAGAAGCGCCAACTTGTTCGCCATGGCCATGACCTTCATGAGCTACGCCGCTAATTGGCCCATGGCCGCCTTCTTTACCTATACGTTCTGTACGAGGATCGTTGGCAGAAGGAATGACTTCAGGCGTTGATACTGGGGTGGCTGTTGGAGTGGATGTTGGGGTGGTGCCACCAGAAGGCGTAGAAGTTGTTTTATTGTCTTGCGGCGAACTTTTAGCTAACGCTGCAGCATTAGCCATCCTTTGGCCTAAATGTTGATGCGTTGATCTTTCGTAACCATAATCGATTGCTCTTGCTGCTTCTATTGCTGTAGAAGCAGATTTAAGCATTTGACCAGCACGTTTTTCAGTATTCATTAATTCCCATTGAACGAACTCTAACTGTTGTTTAAAGTTAGATTGTCTAATAGGAATTCCCATTACTTGTTGGAACTTAGCTTGTCTATCTGGATGCCATTGAGCAATTCCGTATGCTTGACCGTTATCACCCACAGCATTAGTTCTTAAACTTTTTCCTGATTCTACTTGGAGATTGCCGACAATGCCAGCTGCCTGTTCTTTTGACCAACCTTTTGATTGGAAGAAAGACATTGCTTCTGAAGAGCTTCCAGATTCACCAACCCCTGGACCTATTGCACCGCCACCACCAGCGGTTGAAAGCGCTGCCATTCCTCCACCAGCAACTGCAGCGCCAATACCTAATGTGGCTAATTGTTTTGCGAAATCCGAACTTAGATTAGTAATACTTCCTAGCAAACCACTGCTGCTAGTATTCATGATATTGCGATTTAGACTTTCAATATCACCACTAAGAGTACGAGTGTTTCTGGTTACATTACTAATTTCAGTGCGCATAGAATTTTGAATTTCTAAAGACTCTCTGAATAGAGAATTTAGGCTATCAATTTTATTGCCTGTTTGCTGAGACTCTGAAACCATCTCTTCAAGCACATTATGAAGATCCGCAATATCTTCTCTTTGTGATTTGAAGGTTGTAGAAATATCTTTGACAATTCTACTTAAATTGGCATTACTAGCATTGGCTGCTTGACGAAACTCGCCTGCAGTCTCCATGCCGGCATTTCTAATGCCTCTAGTTATCGCCGATAATTCTTCTGCTTCTATGGCCATTTGTTATCCGTTAGTTTTCTTTTTAGCTTCTTCTACTTCTTTCAAGTAGTTGACTAGCATTTGAACATATATGTCTCTCTCAAAGGGCATCATAGATTCTATTTCACTAATTGAGTATTTATGGTGCTGAGCCAAAGAAAATACAGTCGCATAATAGTTAGATAGCGTATTATGACTCAGCGCCACGTAAAAAAATCATTTAACGAAGACAACACGATTTCCCGATCGTTCCCAAGTTCGTTTTGGTATAAAATCTTATATTCCATTCTGGGAACATTTAATAGAAAGTTTTGAACTTGTTCAAATGTCTTGATATTTAAATTTTCAAGAAACTCGTTCAATTCTTCTCTTTTATAATCTTTACATTCATAAATCTGATCTTCAAAATAGATAGATTCGATACATCTGATAATTAGCTCAAACATATAATCTTTTTCTAGATTTAGAAAATCTTTGTCATCGTATAACGCAGCTGAAGGATATTTCATGATTATCCCTGACTGCGGAGTTATCTTAATCTTGTTTTCCATTTTTTTGGGATAGTTGACTTTAACTTCTTCTAAATTGATTTCGAAGTCATATACTTTTTTATCCTCTGAATCTCTATATGATACCTTTACTATGTTATCAACTGATACTGATCTTAATTTTAAGAAAATGTATTCAAGATCAAATAATGCTAGTTTGCTAACATCTAATTTTGGGTCAACGGAACAATTATTGACTACCTGTTTAATAGCAGAAAGGATGTCAGCTGAATTATCGCTTTCCTTTGCCATCAACAATAATTTTTCTTCTTTGACTAAAAAAGGTCTAAACTGAAAGTCTTTTTTCAGAGATGGTACATTTATTTTATATACAGGATAATCAATTTTCGGTAATGACATTAATATACTCCATTATTAAATTGTCACAGAGCTCCTTGCAGTCCCTGATGATAGATTAGTTCTTTGTTGTGAATTAGTTGGCTGTATTGAAGAGTTTTCTATTGTATATTCTGTGTAAGCAATAGAGACATTGATTTTTAGAAGATTTGAATCGCCCCAAGAGAGAGGAAATTCTCTGATAGCTGTAGGAAAGGCGTCAAAAAGATTTATTTTTTGAACTATGTTACCATAATGGTCGTAAATGAAAATAACCATAGTGGTGGCATAGTTTTCTTTATAATCTGCAGTATAATTTGGCGTAGAATTATTTGCAGTTGAACCGTTATATTGAAAAATAGCTCTAGTCCATTGATACCAATATTGCCAAAATTCGCAATAATGATCGCCAAGCATAGAAATAGATACTTCTTGAAATTGAGCGCTTATTGGCATTTTTTGAGTTGGACCTATACCAAATCGATTAATATCCGCTGTCATTATAGAAATACCAGGAGCTCTTACTTGATCTATTCTGAACTCCATGTTTTTAGCAATTTTATAAATGGCTGTAGGAGTGCCCTGATTACTAAGAACAGCGTTTGACAAAACTCGAGGAGTTTGTATCAAAACTGAGAATGCATTATTGTCTAGATAGCCAAAATCTCTTAAATTTGTTTGATAGGCGTTTATGTTAAATGGCATTTTTCTTCCTAGTAAGGTGGTGAACCAGCATATCTTCTATTACTATTAATTTTCCATCTTTGAAGCGGTAACACAGCAGCCTTTTCCCAGTCAGAAGGGTCAACTTCATGAAAAGAACTTCTAACGTGCGAAAAAAGATATCTTTTTATGCAACCTTCAACGCCTTTTAATTGATTAGAGTAACCTTTTAAAAACTCATAAGATATACTTAATCTCTTATTCTTATTATATTTATTTTCATCGGTCAAATCTATCAGAGAATTTAATATTTTAATTCTGGCCAAAGGAGGTAGGTAATGAAGATTGATTCCTAAAAAACCATCTAGATACATTTCAACTGGTAGGGTCAGTGGAAACATATCGTAAAACGGTAAAGTGTTTTTGTATTTGGGATCATAAAGATAAAGAAACATTCCGCCTATAAAAGGCATAGATGATTTTCTAAAAATTTTATTAGGATCAGCTTTTGTTTTATTTGCCTTCAGATCTTCGACAGAGGAAGAAAACCAATCTTGGGCTGTAGTTGATTTGTCTGCTATAGCCCTGGAACTGGCTTTCAGAAGATCATTAAAAGTATTTGGCATTAAAACATGAGTCCTAGCTCTTTTTCAGTTATGATTTCAAATTCATAACCTCTGTCTCTACAAAATTCTCTGGCAGCTTTCCATTTTGCTGAATTTACACCCCAAGTCATAACTTCATTAACATATTTCCGAGACTTTCTTTTACCTTCAGTAATAGTTGGAGGTAAAGTCTGGGCATAAGGTTTTATTTCAATTACTATAGTTTTGGTACCTTCTTTAGTTTTTTTCCTGACTACAAAATCAGGATAATACCTATGGACTCTATTGTCCACTGGAGATCTATAAGGAATTATAGTCTCTTCGCTCTGCCACCAAATAACGTCTGGATCTTTATCCAGCCTAGCCATATACACAAATTCCCATCTACTTCTGTAGACAATATTTGAAGAATCGCCTTTGTATTTATCAGGGTTTATGGGTTTAAAGTAACCTTTATATGTTGCCATCTTGATACAGTTTAAATAAATAAAGTAAAGTAGTAATATTTATTACAAGATTAAGGGATACTATGGCTCTAACACAGAACTTTCCGCAGCCGCCCGGAAGATTTAACAGACAATCAAGAACATTTCCTGAAGACTTAATTCAGTCTAATAGAGGATTTTACACGAATATCAGTCTTGTTAATTATGAATACAGTCTAGTATCAAACGGTTTAGGAGCTATCTCTTATGGTGGCGGATTCAAACTACCAATCCCTAGAAGATTAAATGATAATGAAGTTATTTTATGGGAAGAATGGAGCGGCATTAATGCAATTCAACAAGGATTAACTACACTTGGTTCTTATCTACCTGGAGCTAATCAATTAAATACTCTTGCTAATGCTGGTCTTGCTGGCATAGAAATAGGTGGAATGTTTGGCACCGGCGTGCCAGGTATTTCTCAAGGAGGAGAAACTGTTAGTCCATTTATGTATATGATGTATAAAAGGCCCGGATTCAAAGAATTCACGTTAAGCTGGACTTTGGCGCCAAATACCGAAAGCGAATCTGATACATTATTGAGTATAATAAAAGAATGTAAAAAGGCTGCATTACCTAGTATTGGTAGTGCTTGGGGGTTACAAAAGTATCCTAAAATCGCTCTGGTCTCATTTAAGCCAGAAAAGTATCTGTTTAAACTGAAGCCATGTGCGATCATTTCAGTGCAAGTAGATTATAATGGTTCTGGTACTCCATCTTTCTTTAAAAGCGGCGCACCAACAATAATAAATCTAACATTACAATTGAAAGAAATCCAACTTTGGACTTCTGAAGAAATTACATAAAAGAGCAAGAAATGCCACAAAGATATTTCGACAAATTTCCTGTAATCACCTATGCCAATAATCAGGCTATAGATATTACTAGACGTGTCACAGTTTTAGATAAAATTGAAAACATACCATTTGTGTATTATCCTTATGAGATTACTGATAACGAGAGACCAGATCAACTAAGTGCTAGATATTACGAAGATCAGTATAAAAGCTGGATCATTTACATTGTTAATAAAATAGTAGATCCATATTATGAGTGGTATTTACACGAAAGAGAAATGGTTGATTTTCTAGATAAGAAATATGGTTCGTATTATAACGCTCAAACTAAAGTCAAACATTATATGAACAATTGGGCGGACAGCGATCAAATAACAATTGGTGGATACAATGCGTTGACCGTTGGACAACAAAGGTATTGGGAGCCTGTAATCGGTACCAATGGCAAAACTATGTCATATAAAAGAAAACAAATAGACTGGAAAACTAATACAAATAAAATTGTACAATATAATGTTAGTAATACCTCATTTATCAAAGACGAAATTTGTTATATCAATTTTGATACTGAAAACTATGGTAGAGGTCAGGTATTATCAGTATCTAATAATTTAGTTTCTATATGTCATGTCAGTGGAGTCTATAAAAATAGCGCAGAAGTTTCTATAACTTCAAACAGCTATATCTATGGTTCTGAAAGTTCAGTGAATACAGTCTTTACTACTTCAACTGTAGTTTCTTCAAATATACCTGTGGATGAAGAAATATATTGGAAGCCAATTACTTATTTGCAATATGAAGAGGATAAAAATGAATTTAATAAAACTATCAGAATTTTGGATAGTAGATTGAAACAAGTAGCAGTTGACAACTTAACAGATTTATTGAGCGAATAACATGGCTGCTGGCGATATTAAGATATCCAATGTTAAAATAGGAAATATGGAACTAACCAAGGACAAAAAGGTCTCATTGGTTGGATTCAACGTATATGAAGATATATTGAACCCATATGGTCCTGTTGGAGAGGTCAGAGTTATGGACCCATCCGATTCATTGGGCCAAAACAGAATCAACGGTTCTTATGATCAGGACGTTGAAATAAGATTTTCAGGAGATGATAGTATTTTTAGTGCCGGTGGCGGTGGCAATTTCAAATTCAAAATGTTCCAAAATAAAAATCTTAACGACCAATCACAAAACAATTTCGGTTCAGGTCACCACAAACAATATGATATTAGGTGTGTTTCTCCAGAATTTTTAAATGCTCAGGGTAATCATATTGAAAAAAGTTTCAAAGGCAAAACAAGCGAAGTTGTTGAACATATCCTTAAAGAAGGATTTAAGACCAAAAGAAAAATAGAAAAAGCTGACACTAAAGGAAATCGTAGAATTGTTATTCCTAAAATGCATCCTTTAGATGCATTGAAAAAAATGAACACGGAACATGTTTCAGAGAAATATGAATCTTCTACATTTGCTCTTTTTCAACAGGGAGACAGTAATGGTGAACACAAATATGTATTCAAAACATTTGAAGAATTATTCGAGAAGTCTCCAGTAGTCAAATTAAGACAAACTACAAATCTAAATTTTTCTAAGGCAAATCAACAAGACAGACAAAATTCTATAATGTGGTTTAAACCATCAAAGAACTTTGATGCTGGCCCAAGAGCATTGGATAAAACCGAAGAGTATGCTGTAGATTTAACAACTCATAAGGTTGTTGCAACAAACACACAAAAACGAAATAAATTTAAGTTTGCTGACAATCAAGGAGTTTATGACAGTTCTCCTTCTTATGCTAAATCTGCTCCTGTAAGATATATACATGATAAAGCGAATAACAAAGATAAACATACAACTTCTGAGGCCAAAACAAAAAGAGCAGCATTTTTGGCTCATTTAGCGCAGAACTCAGCAGAATTAGAAGTTTACTATAACCCTAAAATTACTTTAGGATCTATGGTTGAACTGGACATACCTAAGAAATCTAATAGCAATTGGGAAGAAGGTGAATCTCAGTTTAATGGAAAATGTCTAGTGGTTGCTATAAGAACAAAGTATAGGGTTGCGGCAGAACCACCAAACTGCACAATGATATTAAGAGTTGTTAAGGCGTCGTTCAAACGTGGCGGTGGAGGTCAGGGATAATGTTTTATATTGCAGAAGTTAGAAATTTTGAAGATGATCCTACTAAATCAGGTCGTGTTAAAGTCAGAATTTATAACGAACATAATGATGAACAAGCAATCAAAGACGAAGAACTTCCATGGGCTATGGTAGTACAACCTATAACATCAGCTGCAACGTCAAGAATTGGAGTTTCGCCTTCAGGATTAAAAGTGGGCTCTAGAGTATTAGTTACATATTTACCTCATGATACTGCTATGCAATATCCTATTGTTCTTGGTTCTTTGGCTCGTGGTGATATGCCAGAGGGTCACGAAGATAGTAATGGCGGCGTAGGTCAACAATCACAAGAAGCTCAAAGAAATTCTGGAGGTAAAATTAAGAAACCTGGTATTGATAATCCTGCTTGGACAAGGAAAAGTAATTAATGGCAGAAAAGGCTTTTGAGAACAATAACAAAACAGTTAGTCCGAATCATCAGACATTAGGTGGTAAAAAACCTAAGATTAATGCTGAAGTAAAATATGCTGACGCTCCTGCAGTAAAGCCAGATGATTCTAAAACATTATCTGACGCTCGAGATAAATTTGCTCCAAATGCGGATAAGCCAACTTCTGCTTCGGCTGATAAAGGTCAAACTGATCTACCTCAATTGATGAAAAAGGTTGATCCGCAAGGAAAAGCGCAAGTTTTGCCTCAAATGTATCAGCAATTAATGCAGATGTCAAATATTTTAGGCATGGGCAGCGGCATGATGGGCGGCATGGGCGCTGGTGGTTCAGGACAAAATACACCACAAGGTATTCTACAAAATAGTGACCCAATACCTGCAGGTATAGTTACTGTAATTAACGATTCGTTTACTGGCGCTCTTGCAATTTTGTCTCTCAGATATGGGTTTGAGAGAGTCATTTTGGTATTTACTACTTTATTAGATAAAGGCGGTATAGATAGAATTGATGATAGGTTTCAGGATATCGTTAAGAATGGTATAGCAAATTTAATTAAAGTTGCTTTGTATTATGGGCCATTGAATATTCCTGTTTCAGTTTATGATGAAACAATTTATGGCGACATTGTACCAGAACCTTTAGTTTCTTTAAGTAATGTGCCAGATGGATACAATAAACAATATTATGAAATTGCTGACGATCCATATCCCGGATACATAGAATGGTTATCACCAGACAAAACTGAAAAAGTTTATACCAGGAGACCGCCTGGTTCGTTTGTTTACACAACGCCAAATGAAGAGACATATTCAGTTTCTGAATTAGAAATCGCTGCCGATCTTAAGCCATACATTCAGATACAAATACCACAGCCATTATTGACGACTGATATATTAAATGAGATATTGGCCAAACAAGTTGTCAATGTAGAGGAAAATATTACCAACAATAATATTGGTAACAACTCAAGTCAAAATAATAATAGCAGTGGTGGTGGGAATATGGGAGGTCAATTGCAATCTCTTATGCAAATGTTGCTCTCACAACAGCTACCAAAATCTGTATTGAATCAAGGCGATGTACAAAAAACAATGAATCAATTTACTAAAGATATGTCATTCAATAATCAGTTGTTTGAATTAGGTAACCAAGCTATGGGCGGAGGAATGGGCGGCGGTCTCGGTTCTCTAGGTAACATGGGTGGTATTTCAAATATCATGAGCGGTTTCAATTCCGGTGGCGGTGGTATTTCAGGAGTGCTCGGTAATCTTGGTGGTGGTAATTTATTAGGAAGTTTTGGTGGTTTTGGTGGTGGATCAGGCGGAGGTGGCGGAGGTGCTGGTAGTGGATTCCCTGGCGCTTCTGGTGGCGGATTTTATACTGGTGGAGATGTTACTGATACTGGTAAGAAAAATATTGCTCAGATGTTAACATTATTAGGTATAAGTTAATGGTAGATCATAATAAAAAAGTTCCAAAATCAGCACTAGACGAAAACGAGATTGAACCAAAATATGGTTATGTTCATGGAGAATGGGACGCACTTGGCGGACACCATTTAGTATATCGTAATCCAGAAGAACACGAAAAATCATATTCAGAGTCATTAACTCCCAGTGGAAGTTACCAGATAACTCATCATGATCAAAAGAAAAAAGAGATACACACAGCAGTAAATCCTGGAGAACATAGAGCTTATGTTGGTGGTGGTAAATCAATTCAAGTAGACGGTCATTTCGATCACAATGGTGAAAAAACTGGTAGAATGGAACACGGTGATGATTTTGGTCAAACTACTGGTAAAAATTACTATAGAGGAACTGGCAAAAAAGAATTCAAAATGTCTGGAGATTCCAGATATAATGGTGTTCAAAAAGGTTCGGCTCCTGTTCATTGTAATGTTGATGCAGGAACAAATAGAAATAGAGTGAAAGGCGATAGGTTTCACGCCACAGAAGGCGATTATGTTTCTATGGGCGAGAAGAAAAAAATTGAAGTCTTTCAAAAAGACGTTTCAATGTATGCAGGTGCCAATCATGATGTATTCGTTAAAGAAAAAGGTAAAATAGAAACAGGTAGCACGATGTTAGTGCAGACCGGATCTACAGCTACTGTAAATTCTGCCTCTGACGCTCTTGTTAAAGCAGCAACAGAAATTACAGTGGATGCTGGTTCTAAGATAACTTTAAAAGTCGGTGGTTCTAGTATTGTCATTGAAAGCGGTTCTATTACTATCAAGTCCGCAAGTATTAAGTTTGAACAAGGTTAAATAGTTAGATGGCTCAAGCACATAGACAAGACGATCAGAGATCTTGTGGGGCTACTACAATAGTTAGTGGTCAAAGTTTTGTTACTATTGACGGTAAATTATGGGCTGTAGAGAATGATCAAAATACTCATGGCGCTGGCGGTTTGATTGCTAGTAAATCGTATATTACGATTGGTGGTAAAAAGATTATAGTTGTGAATGATAGTGCTAATCAAGATAATTTATGTCCAACGGCTGGAGGAGAACATTGTAATCCAAAGGCTTCATCCGGAAGTAGCTTAGTAGACGTAGGATAAAAATGGCATTAACAAGAGCAGATACCTTCACAGGTTCTAAAAAACAAATTGAATATTTTTCAGACTTTTTGACTAGTTTTGCAAAAACACCAATTGGAAATCAATTGGCTAGAGTAACAAACGAACAAGCTGTCGTGCAGTCTTTGAAAAATCTTATAAGAACAAATTTGGGCGAAAGATTGTTTCAGCCTACAGTTGGTTCTGACGTTATGGCAACTTTATTTGAGTTGAACACAGACGAGGCTAGGGATTCATTAGAATTATTCATCAATAACACTGTTGAGAACAATGAACCTAGAGTCAATCTAGTACAAACCATAGTGAATACCGATAATATTAATGAAAATCAAATTGAGATAACTTTGATTTATAACTTAATAAATAATCCAACAGAGTTAACTCTTAATTTAGTACTAAAAAGAGTCCGATAAATGGCAAATAGTTCACTCAATCTTTCGTCTCTAGATTTTGACACCCTTAAAGATAATTTTAAGGAATTTCTAAAAACACAATCAGCATTCAAAGATTATAATTTTGATGGTTCGAATATTAACGTTCTCCTAGACGTTATGTCTTATAATTCATATTTAAATTCGTTTTATTTAAATATGATTGCATCAGAGATGTTCTTAGATTCAGCTCAAAAAATAGACTCTGTTATTTCTCATGCAAAAGAATTAAATTACACGCCCAGAAGTTCTCATTCTGCTGTTGCTAATATCACTTTTACTGTGGAAACTAGCGGATTTACATCAAATAAATTAACGATTCCCAAAGGGACCAGATTCACTGGTTTTAATTCTAACGGAACATATACCTTCGTTACAGATCTTTCACAGACTTTTGTTTCTTCTAATAATACTTATTTGGTAGAAAACATCCAAATAAATGAAGGCACATATTTTACTGATTCTTTTGTTTTAGATTACGAAATTGAAAATCAAAGATTTATACTTTCTAACGAAAACATTGATATTGAAAGTATTACAGTAAATGTCTCGGAAAATGGAGTTAATACTGATTACACTTTTGCAACCACTTTGTTTGGTTTAAGTGACGCCTCTACCGTTTATTTTATTCAGGCAGTCGAAGGCGGTAGATATGAAATTAGATTTGGTGATGGATTATTTGGAAAAAAACCAATAAACGGAGCTACGGTTGTTGTTGAATATATTGTAACAAATGGTTCAGATGGTAATGGTGTTGAAAATTTTGCATTAACAGATAATCTTGGTCCTGGTAATGGCGGCGAAGCTACTGCTTCGGAAATCACAGTTATTACTAGTTCTATACAAGGCGCAAATCAAGAAACTATAGAAGACATAAAATTTAATGCTCCTAGATATTTTGCCGCTCAACAAAGAGCAGTTTCTATAGATGATTATTACTCACTAGTGCGTGCCAAATTTGGTGGAGCTGTTGACGATGTTATTATCTATGGTGGGCAAGATTTAGAACCAAAACTATACGGAAGAGTTATTGTTTCAGTAAAACCAACCGCATCTGTTACTGCATCTTCATTATTAAAAAATGATATCGTAAATTATTTACAAGATTTTATCGCTCTACCAAATAGAGTCATAGTAACTGATCCTGATTATTTTTATATTGATGTATCTTCTACAGTTCAATTTAATTCTAAACTGACAACAAAATATTCTACTGAAATTAAAAGTATGATATTGGATGGTATTATTAATTTTAGTAGAGATCATTTAGAAAAATTTGGCAACGATTTTAGATATAGCAGATTCGTTACTCGTATCGATTCATTAGATCAGAGTATAACAAGTAATGATACACGAGTAAAAATAATCAAAAGATTGACCCCTAAATTATTATTTGCTACTTCTTTTGATGTCCGTTTCAATAATGGAGCTGAACAAGAAGGTTTATATGATGGTGTAGCATATCCAGATCAAAGAGTTTTAACTAGCACAGGATTTTCATACGTTGACGAAGAAGATAATATCTATCCTAACTGTTATTTAGAAGACGACGCTCTTGGTAATGTATTAGTATATACGTTTTTGAAAGGTATCAAAACTATCTTAAAAACAAATATTGGAATCATAAATTATGAAACTGGTGCAGTATCGATAACCAATCTTAAAACTTCTTATTATAATAGTTACATAGAGTTATCTTTAACTACTAAAAATAAAGATATCATTGCATCTAAAAACATGGTTCTTTTAATTGACCCTGTTGACGTTAACATAGACATCATAGAAACAATAAGATAAAATGGATCCAAAAATAGAAAAAACGATATCTAATTTCGTTCAGAATCAGTTTCCGCAATTCTATCAAGAGGAAGGCGAAAATTTTATTCTGTTTGTCAAAACATATTTTGAATGGATGGAAACTGAAGGTCAGCCTATCAGAGAGGCTAGACAATTATTTGAATATAGAGATATTGATACAACTATTGAAAGATTTTTAGAATATTTTCAGAAAAAATATTTATACGGAATACCATTCAACATTATTGCCAATAAAAGATTTTTGTTAAAACATATACTTAATGTATATCGTTCTAAAGGTACAATACAAGGTTATAAACTATTATTCAGATTGATATATAATGAAGACGTAGACGTTTATCTGCCCGGTAAAGATGTTCTTAGGGTATCTGATGGTAAATGGGTGGAACCAAAATATTTGGAATTATCTTGGAGTCCAATTTTAGATTCGTTAATTGGTAAAACAATATATGGAGTATCTTCTGGAACTTCGGCTGTAGTTGAACGAATTGTAAAAGAACGTTTTAACAAAGACGAAATATATGTAATGTATATTAATGATGTTGGTCCCAAAGGCGGAGATTTCATCGTTTCTGAAAAAATTGTTGATAACCAATTCAAATCTAATTCTGAATTGGTTAGTTTATCGCCTACAGTTTTGGGTTCTTTGGACAGACTTGATGTTTTCAATAGTGGTAACTCGTTTAATGTTGGCGACGTTCTTAAAATTGCATACAAAGATTTAGATACAAATGAAATAGATTCATTTGGCGATCAAGGTTTGATTGTAGTTACTTCACTATTTCGTGGATTCGGATCGCTCAACTTTAACATCAGAAATGGTGGTTTCGGGTTTACTGCTAATGCTGCTATTTTCTTATATAAAAACATACTAGATCAAACTGGTCAGGGCGCAAGTTTTAATATTAAAATAGCCGACGTTAGAAGATTAACATATAATACAGATCTATTTTTAGATTTTATGGATCTTCAATTAGACGAAATATACGGTTTCAGTAAATATCAAAACGCAAATTCGGCTTCTACACTGGACGAATGTTTTTCCTACGATACAAATGATTTTGGTAGAATAGCGGCGCTAACAAACGTTTTAACTGGTAATGGTTATATTGCTCCTGCTAATGTTTTTATTCGTTCTACTTATAGATCTAAAAATATTCCGGGAAGATTGACTTGGTACAACAGTAACGATTTTATTAACGCTTACTCCACGGACGTCTATGTTAATACCTCATTTATCAGTAATAACGTTATTCTTATAGCAAACGCTGTTAAACATTATGATACAAACGCATACGTAGATTATATTGTACCAGCAGGAAATACTGCTATTAATGGTTTGACTGCTAATACAAGATATTATGTGAAAACTACTAATACGTTAGGTATTACATTAAGCGCCACTCAAGGCGGAACGACTTTAAATATTAATACAGCTGTCACTAGTAATACCACTGAAAGACATTCTTTCATAACAAAGGCTCTTACAAAAAGTTTTTTTGCTAACACTACCTCTGTAAATAATGCAAGCTATTCTATCCTAGTAACAGATGCTAATACTTATTTTTACCCAGACGATTATGTATATTATCTTGTCCCTGCAGGCAATACTGGGTTACTTGGTATTACACCAAATAGTTTTTATTATGTAGAAAGCTCGAACTCTACAGCTATAACATTGAGCGATACATTCACAGGCAATTCAGATCCAATTGAAATTGCAACAGATGTTATATTGGCTGGAGAAACGCATTATCTATTAAATGACACTACTAGAAATATTTACCCATACGTAAACGGTTATTCTACACAAGTTTATGCTAATACATTTTCAATTAATAATACTAGTTATGCAATCAAAATAGCAAACGCTGATATATATTTTTCTGTTAATGATAGAGTTTATTATGACGTTCCTGTTGGTAATACCGCCATAGCTAATTTAAGAGCAAATTCTGTTGTTTACATCAAAACTTCTAATTCGTCAGCAATTACTCTGAGTAACACTGCTGGCGGTCCAGTAATGCAAATTTACACCAGTTCTTCTGGAGCAGCAGAAACACATACTATTAAAACTGCTAAATTTAGTAAATATTTCGCAAATGATGACGTTATATATCTACAATCAGACAGCACAAATGCTAATACTTTGGAATTGGCAGTTATTAGAAATATAATAAGCGATGTATCGATACAGCTGTACGGGTTCACTAACAGCAGCTCTACGAGTAATTCTCTTTATGGAAGAGCTGTTGTTATTATGCCTTCTCAGTTTGATGTTTCAGAGTTTACAGGCAGAAATAAAATTACAGGTAATTCTGATATTTTCAGTATTCTTTCTTATACATATAGTACCTTAGATTATACCAATTTAGCTAATATTATGAAAAGGCTAGATGGTACCATAAATGGTATAAATGATAATATCGAAGCTCTAAATTCTAGTGGTAATAATATTGTAGAAAATGTTTCAGCGATCAATTCTGGTAAGGCTTATGTTGAAGGCGAATCAGTACGAGCTTATCGTTATGGTATTTTGCAAGTACCCACTGTTGCAAAAGGTGGAACAGGTTATGTCAATGGTGACACAATCATATTCAGCGGCGGTGTTACTGAAACACCTGCCAGAGGCTCAATTCTGACAAATTCTCAAGGCAATGTAGTTTCTGTTAATACAGCAGAAGGAGCTTGGTATGGCGGTGTAGGTTATAATTCACTACCAGAAATAAGTATTAGATCAGCGAATAATTTAGCAAATGGCGCCGTTTTAACCACAAATTATATCCCATTTGATACAGCCAATGAAATCAGAGGATTAGTGAGAAAAAGCGGAATAGGTAGAGGATTGGGTTATTGGGCGACTACTGATGGACTTTTGAATTCGGATAAGGTCATTCAAGATAGTTATTATTATCAGGATTATTCTTATGAATTGAGAACTGCACTTAGTCTAGAAACATACAAAGACGTATTTTACTCTACTTTTCACACAGCAGGTTCGGCTCTGTTTGGTAAATATGAATTACAACCTTTTGTGATGGCAAGTAACATAGAGTTAAATATCGATACTCTCGCTAATACGGCTTGGCCGCTTTGGCTAACTTGTGATATCGCAGACCCAAGAATTAGAGCGGACGTGTATCTTGAAGAACTCGCCAACGGGTATCCGCTCCCTGGCGTTATACTTACTGTAGACCAATTCACATTTTCTAATAATTATTTTGGATGTGATATAAATACAGTATACGCTGACAGCACAGAAATAACTTCTGACAGATTCTCAGAAGATTTACCAACATAATTTAGTCATAGGGGATTTAAATTGGCAAGACAAGTAGTAAACGTCGGAAACGACCCAAATGATGGAACTGGAACTCCTCTTAGAGATGCCATGGTTATCATTAATGATAATTTTTTGGAGCTTTATACTAATCCGGTTGTGAATACTTCAATAACAGTCGGCAATTCTTCAGTAAACACTGTTGTGAACTCTACATCTATAGTTTTCGGTAATAACTCTTCTGTCATTAGGATTGGAAACACTTCAATCAATGCTATCGCCAACAGTTCAGGATTCTTTACAGGGAATGGAACTGTCACAGCAAATTCTATCAGTGTTTCCTCTAATACTATAAATGTTGGATCGTTCACAGCTGCAGCTAATGGGTACACATTTTTACCAAACGGTTTCAAATTAAATTATGGTTATGTATTTTGTAATTCTAGCGTAGGCAATGCTACTTTTTCGTCAGCGTTTGCGACAGCGTGTTATGTAGTTACGGCCACTTCTAATACAGCAGCAGTTACATATGAACCTGCTGTAGTCGGAACTAATACTACCGTGGCTATTATCAGAACATCAAATACAACAGCCGTAAACGTTTATTATATGGCTATAGGAAGATAAGGCGAATAAATGACAGGAGTATTACAACCTTCTTATAGAAAGGCTCTAATTGATGAAATGTTTGATAACATAAGATCAAACACTTCATATTATTATGCAGTCGCCTCTAATCCTATATTAAGAGTTGGGCCCCTTCCTAATACTACCCCAGACGACTATAATACTAAATTTGAAACTGATTGGTTAATGTTATTTGGTAAAAAATTATCAATAACCAATTTTGCTCCATTAGTTGATAATAATCTATGGGCGAATGGTTTTGTCTACAAAATGTATGATAATAACGATGTAGATTTATATTCAAACAATAAATTTTATGTTATAAGTCCTCCAGAATTTGATGGTGGAACTTATAACATCTTTAAATGTATGGACAATGCCAATAATTCTCCTTCTACAGTAAAACCAGCAATAGTACAAGTAACTTCTTTTCAAACTGATGATGGTTATGTTTGGAGATATGTAACTTCTATTCCATATAGACTTTATAAAATGTTTGCTACAGACACATATGCACCAGTTTATGCAAACAGTGTTACTACTTTATATGCTAATCAATACTGCGGCGTCGAAAAGGTAGTCATTACTAATACTGGCTCTGGATACGTAGGATACCATGATGGAACTATCTTATCAGCTAACAGCACAGTTATTCAGGTAGGCAATACAGCAAGTAATGCTTCGGGTATCTATAACAACAGCGCAATTTATATCTATAATGTCACTTTAACAACTTCTCAAATATTTCAAATATCAGATTATGTATCTAACAGCGTTGGAAAGTGGGTGCTTTTGAATGGAGAGGCTAATACTACAAATATTATCCCAGAAGCTACTCAATATAAAATTTCACCAAGAGTTGTTTTTACTACAGATGGCGGTACACAGCCAGTAGCATATAGCGTTGTTAATACTACTACTAATTCTATTAGTAATATAGTTATGCTTGATATCGGCGCTGATATATCATGGGCAAACGTTTCTATAGTATCCGCTGTTGGTTCTGGTGCGAATGTATATGCTATAGTTCCGCCACCAGGCGGTCACGGTTCTGACCCAGTCTCAGAATTGAATGTAAAGGCATTGGGCGTTAATTTTCATTTTGCCAACAGCGAAGGTAATACAGTATCTGACGATTTATTATATAACAAAATTGGTATAATTAAAAACCCTTACGGTCTACATGCTAATGGCGCTAAAAGTAATACCGCTTACATATCTACAACGTTTAGTCAAACATTAGACGCTAATTTATTGAATCCAGTATTATTTACTGTTGGTGATAGAATCTATGGAAATACTAGCAATGCTTATGGTATAGTGGCCTTTGCTAATACATCTAGGATAAAAGTAGTAGGCGATAAAACTTTTGTTAATGGAGAATTTGTATTTTCTAGCGATTCAGTTTTGAGTTCAGAAATTGATATTATTGATAACGGTAGTATTTACGTTAAAGACGTAAAACCATTATATGTCCAAGATATAAATAACGTAAATAGGTCTAATTCTCAAACAGAATCTTTTAAGCTGATCATTGAGATTTAATAACGGGAACTCATAATGTCATTAGATATAGATTTAAACGTTGCTCCTTACTACGATGACTATAACGAAAATAAAAATTATCATAGAATTCTTTTTAGACCATCAGTAGCGGTGCAAGCAAGAGAATTAACTCAGCTTCAAACAATTCTTCAAAAACAGATAGAGCGTTTTGGAAATTGGGCATTTAGGAGCGGAGATATAGTATCTGGTTGTAATATCTCTGATATTCCATCTCTTTCATATGTAAGACTTATGGATTTCGCTTCTAATGGATCAGCTAATACTGCAACATTAGATGTCACAGAATATATTAATGCAGTCGCTACTAGCGTAACTAGTAATCTAAGAGCAAAAGTTTTATATGCTAATGCAGGTTTTAGTACCAATTATCCTGATACAAATATTTTATATTTAAGATATCTTAATACTGGAACTGGAGGGGAAAAAGTATTCTCTAATGGTGAACTCCTTACCTTTGTTCAAGTTTCAGAAGCAGGAAATACAGATTTAGCTAATGTATATTCTTGGGCTAATACTCTAGCTAATACTGTAACAACTGGAAATGCTCATGGTGTTACTGTTTCTGAAGGTATCATTTTTATCAATGGCAATTTCGTAAGAGTAGAGAACGAAACTTTCGGATTAGTTAATAATTTTGGAACTTATGCCGGCAATAACGTCATAGGGTTCGAATTAGTTGAACAAATTATTACTGAAACACAAGACAACACTTTGTTGGATAATGCTCTAGGTTATTCTAACGAAAATGCGCCAGGAGCTCATCGTCTAAAAGTTTCGCCAATCATACTTTCTTTGACCGAAGAACAAGCGGCGCTAACCGAGAAATTCAATCCGATTGCTTCATACAATTATGGCACTCTGGTAATCAAATACTCAGAATCTTCTAATTTGTATTCTATAGTAGGCGATGTTATTGCTAAAAGAACTTATGAAGAATCTGGGAATTATGTAGTAAATCCTTTTGCTGTTGATACAGTAACAAATGTTTTGGACAACAACGTTGATATAGCGCCTTCTTCTGCTAATAATGTTCTTGCTAGAGTAAGCGCAGGAATTGGTTATTCTCAGGGTAAAAGAGTTGAGCTTCTTAAAACAGCATATATCGATATGCGTCGTGGCGTAGATACACAGACATTAAGTTCTCAACAGATCAGTTTCAATTATGGCAGTTATTTTATTTTAAATGAAGTATCAGGAACTTTTGAATTTAATAAATCACAAACTGTTACTTTGTATGACAAACCACAACAGTCAGTAACTAATAGAACTTATGCTGGCACATCGCCTACGGGTAATAATATCGGAACAGCAACAGTAAAATGTTATAGTTTTAATTCTGGTGTACCAGGAAGCGCATCTGCAACTTATTTGCTTCATATATTCAACATATCTCTAAATGCAGGGTATAACAGTACTCAAATAAAATCTGTTTATTATAATGGTTCTAAAAAAGGAGTTGCTGATGTTTATTCTGTAGGATTGTTAGAAGATCAGTTCAAAAGACAACTTTATTCTTTTGGTTTTTCTGGAATAAAAAACATTAGAGATCAAAGTAATAACGTCCAGACTAATTATATTTACAGAAATAAAGCCTCTGGAACTATGACTACCACAGGTAATGCGACTATAACATTAACTTATTCTGCGCCTGGAGGCACAGATATACTTCCTTATGGTATAGGTATACTATCAGATGCTACTGCTTCTGAGTTTACTGTGGTTGCTACTGCTAATGTTGATTCTGCGGTATTAACAGGCACAGTCAGCGTAAATACAACATCAGTTAACGTTGTAGGAACTTCAACAACGTTCACCAATAGATTTTATGTTGGAGACAACATAAAGGTAGGCACTGATATAAGAACAGTTATTTCAGTGTCAAATGCTACGTTTTTGACTGTCGATGCTCCATTTGGTGCGACTAACGCTTCTGCGAATTATTACAAATCTTACATTAGTGGTAAAAACATTCCAATTTCTAGAACCTTCAGTTCTGGTCCTTCAAGTTTTATACAGGTAACAAACAGTACATCATTTACTATAAGTTCAGGTCAAATTCCTAGTTCATCTTTGAGTGTTGACATATTTTATAATACCCAAAGAAATGTTGCATTACCCGCTAAAAAGGTAATCAAGAGAGATGTGTTTGTTAAAATTAACACAGCTTCTAATCCAAAAGGACCATGGTGTTTAGGATTTAGCGATATTTTTAAAGTAAATAAAATTTACGGATCTTCAAATGGAACTTATACAACAAACGGTGTAGATTTAACTACTAGCTTTACTTATGATACAGGTCAAAGAGACACTCATTACGATTTGGGTTATTTGTATTCTAAGGGCTCATATAGTTCATCATCCTTCCCTAATATTTTAGTTCAACTTGACTATTTTGCTGTAAATACTGCACCAGGAGTAGGCTTCTTTTCAGTAGAATCTTATCCCGTCGATGATGCAAATACTGCAAACACTAATGCGATACAGACCAAAGATATTCCACTTTATGTTGACGAAAATGGCGCTAAGTTACCTCTTAGAGATTTCATAGATTTCAGAACTCCTTGTGCAATCACAGCTAACGACACAGGTACAGTTGATACATCTAATTCTACTCAAGTTACTACAGCTATAAGTTATGCATCAGTCAATCCTGCTTCGACTTTGACTTTAAGCACCGGCGATGCTACATCAGGTTTGAACGTCCCTGCTTATGGTAAAAATCTAGAAGCGGATTATACTAGATACCTACCTAGAAAAGATTTAATCCTAATAACTCCAGATAATGTTCTTAAAGTTAAAGAAGGCGTTTCTAGCCAGAGTCCACAAACTCCTCTATGGCCAGATAATGCTATGGTTCTTTCTGTATTGAATATACCACCATATCCTTCTCTTTCTTCAGATCAACTTGATTCGTTTTATCCTATAAATCAAAACTCTAAAAATTTGATTAGAGATACATCAACAGCAATATCTGGAAGTATAGTTAGTAACCGTAGATATACTATGAAAGATATTGGTACTCTAGACCAAAGAATTACTAATTTAGAATATTATACGCAATTAACTCTGTTAGAAAAAGCTGCTAAGGATTTGTCAGTAACAGACGCAAATGGTCTTGATAGATTCAAAAACGGAATTTTCGTAGATCCTTTTTCTGATTTTTCTCTTGGGGATGTTTCCAGCACAGAGTATTCTATAGCTATTGATTCAGCCAAAGGAGTGGCAAGGCCAAGAATCATAAGAGAAGTTTTTAATATTAATTTTAATAGTTCTAGTTCTATAAACACAAGAAAAACAGGCAGATTAATTACCATCGATTATGTCGAAGTACCATTTATTCAACAATATTATGCTACTAAGTATCGTAGTTCTGCTCTTGTTGCATACGCTTGGAATGGAACTCTATTATTAATTCCACCATTCGATAATAATAGCGATATTCATAATACTGGTTCTATAAATATTACTATAGATAACACCAAACCTTGGAAAGATTTCGCAGCTAGTCCTTTTGGCTCTTCTTATGGAGAATGGAGAACAACTACTACTACAACCTCTGATACAGTTATAACTGGAACGCAGAATATAATTAATAGAGATATAGGATCATTGGGCGTTGCAGGAGCTGGTAGAGAAATTGCTGGCCCTAGAAGATTTAATGTCGGTTCAGGATCTTGGAATGGCACCGTTGATCTGTTGACAGAATCTGGTAGAGAATTAGCTTTGTCATTGGCGGCACAAGAATTGGGTGTTAACGTAGACGTCATCAGAGGTCATCTAACTGTGGTGTACGATGAGGGTATACCAGGCTATGAAAGAACATTCAATTTTTAATGAATTGATCTAGGAGATAAAATTGGCAGCAACTAGTACAACCACTACCACTTCAATAAATAATTCTGTAAGATCAGGCACGCAACTAGTAGTAGATTCTATTTCTAGTACTCAAACGGTTGGTTCTTTTGCCACTGATATTTCATTACAACCATATATAAACAGCCGAATTATTTCTTTCTTAGCGTTTAATATGAGACCTAATGAAAGAATGCATATATTTTTCGATAGTATTAACGTTGATGAATATTGCGCTCCAGCAGTGATTGACGCCAATAACAAATACGTATTACCTGCATCACTAGATAGTTCAGATTCAACTCAAATTGCTAAAAATGGTGATTGGGGTACACCAATATTTTCTGATTCTTTAGGTGTAGTAGCAGGGCAATTTTATATTCCTGCTGGTAAATTTAAAACTGGAGACAGGCTTGTTCAAATTACAGATGTAGACAGTTTAGTACTAGGAGGCTCTGCCTTTACTACTATGTCTTCTGCATATTTTACAGCGTCAAATCTTAATGTTACTAAACAAGCAATAACTTTGACTACTGTAAACCCTGAATTGAGATCTATTCCTATTGAAGAATCAGTAGTAACCACGTCTACAAATGTTGTTATCAGAGAATTACCAGACATAATTAATGTAAGAGCTAATGCTTGGGAACCTATAGCACAAGCGTTGACCATAAACACACCTCAAAACGAATCTGGCATTTTTGCAACTTCTTTAGAACTTTATTTTAAACAGAAAGCGCAAACCTCTGAACACGGCGTGACAGTTTACCTGTGCGAGATAGATAACGGTTATCCTAATGGTAACGCTGTTCTTCCTTTTTCTAGAGTGCATTTACCATATAGTAATATCAACATAAGCAACACTTCTACAGTTTCTACCAAGTTCACTTTTGAAGCTCCTGTGTTTTTGGCTAATAAAACAACTTATGCATTTGTTGTAAAGCCAGACGCAAATGATCCAGATTATTTTGTCTGGAGCGCAAATCTAGGCGACATCGACGTATCAACTGGATTTCAAGTTTCCAGCCAGCCAGCCATAGGAACAGCTTTTTATGGAGCTACTGAAACACAATGGACAGCTCTTCAGACAGAATATATTAAGTTCAAACTTAACAGAGCAAGTTTTCAGTATAATTCTGCTAATGCGGTTTTTAATAATTCTAATACTGAATATTTGACTGTTTTCAATTTAGGTTATAGTAATACTTCTGTAGGTATAGTACCAGGAGATATAGTTTTTAACTCGACCAATTCTTTGTCTAACTCTTCTGGAGGAACAGTTAATACTTCCATTAGAGCAACAGTTAATTATTATGATAGCGTTAGAGGAATTTTGTATTGCGAATCATCTACTGGTAATTTCGTTTCCAACACTTTTGTGCAAGTTCACAGATTCGCTAACAATTCATTATCTTCTTCGCCGAACAATGTCACTTTAATAGCGTATGCTAATACTTCTTCTCTTTATAATCCTGGCGTTAATGCTCTTGTTCCTCAATTTGCTACTATTTCGCCTCCAGGAACAACTTTGAATTTCACATATACAGGAACTAATAACACATATTCTATAGATTCCGAAGAGTATAAAGTTAATCCTGGTTATGAAACTGAATTTTACGATTATGAAAGAATTGTTGTTTCTAAATCAAATGAAATGGCCTCTATGAGCGGTAACAAATCTGTTACCATAAAAGGGAATATGACTACAGATACTGAATATTTGTCTCCTGTGATCGATACGGCCAGGCAACAAGAACTAGTAATTAAAAATGATATTGATCCTGTAGAAATCAAATATAATGAATTTTTCAATTCAGGTAACACGAAGTCAAAATATGTATCTCAAATAGTCACATTGGCTGACGGTCAAGATGCAGAAGATTTACAAGTTCTATTAACTGCATTCAAGCCTGTGGGTTCATCTATTCAAGTATGGGCTAAATTTCTAAACAAAGAAGATCCTCGACCTATGAGTCAGCAAACATGGACTCCTTTGTTAAACGATTCAATTGATGTTTATTCTGACCCTAGTAATCCAAACGATTTCAGAGAATTGAAGTATTCACTAGGAAGTTATTACAGTAAAATTATAAGAACAGGAACTATTACATGTTCTAATACTAGCAACACTATTGCCGGTAATGGTACTTTGTTTACAACAGAACTAGAACCTGGATGGTATATTAATACTAAAACTTCTAAGGATATTCTTTTACAAGAAAGAACTAGAAAAATAGTATCTATTACTAATAGTACTAGTGTTGTATTAGATAGCCCATTTTTTGGTAATTATACCAATGAACCTTATTATCTAGTTGCGCCTCCAACTACTGCTTGGTTGTCTACAGAGGCCTCTGTTCAATTAACAGGAAACGTTAGCACATATACTACAAACAACAGCATAGTTGGTAACGGAACTTTGTTCGCAACTGAGTTACTGCCAGGTAATATAATTAATGTTGCTGGTGATTCTCAAACAATACTTTCTATCACTAATTCAACATTTTTGACAGTAGGCACGCCATGGTCGTCAAACAATTCAGGAGCTAATGCTTATGTTATAAGTGCTCCAGGCGTAACTTATCTTAATGAAAATTTGAATCTATATTCTTCGTTCAATAGATTTCAATTAAAAATTATACTTCAATCTAATGACACTTCTAAGGTTCCGATTATGGATGATCTTAGAGTTCTAGCTTTGCAGATGTGATAAAATGAATAATAAATATTACAGAACAGATTTTGAAGGTTTAGTAAAAGATCCGCATAGCGGAGCAGTTTTGAACGTGGATAATAATAAATTGGAAGCATATAAAAAACAGAAAGCTGCTTTCATGTTAAATGTTGAAAATAATGAAAGAATCAATAAAGTCGAAAAAGATCTTAACGAAATTAAAGAAATGTTAAATCAACTCTTAAAAAGAAGTTAATAAATGACAGTAAATGTTTCCAACGTAGGCACAAATAATACTTTTGATTTTTGGCGCAATAGAACCAATGAAATGGCTTACACTTTTTCAGTGTTGGCTGTCACTGCCAATGGTTCTAATGCAGCTGTAGGTAATGCTGCGATTACTGGTAAATTTACTGCCGATTCTTTAGTTATTAATACAACTGCTCAAGTTAATAACGCTCTATTGGTTGGTAATAATACTGTAGATGCTTTTAATTTCACGTTAGTTAATACGTCAGCAATATCTGTAGGTAACTCTACAGTAAATTCTTTCTTGGATTTCAACTCTCTCAATACATATGCTGTTTATGTTGGTTCTAACGTTGTTGTTAATACCAATCAGTTGTTTATTACCAGTTCCACAGGTGGAAATACTACGAACGTAATAGCCAACAGCTCAACTCTACTTTTCAGATCTAACACAACAGTAAATACAATAGCCAATTCTACATTAGTTCAGATTACTAATGGCGCTGCATTAGCTGTATTGAATTTCAATTCTTTATCTATTGGAAATTCTTTAGTAAATAGTACATCTATTTCTATGGTTGGTTCCAACAGCCTTTTTGCTAACACTGAAGCAGTGACTGTTGGATCTAATGTGTTCATGAACACATCAACAATTGTAATCGGTAATACTTTTACAAATGTATTATCTAACTCTAGTTCAATTCTTGTTGGTAACACAACAATAAACACTTTCGCTAATTCTTCATTAGTAAAAGTTGCTAACTCTACAATTTCGGCTAATATTGAACCGCATAGATTAATTGTAGGAACTTCAATAGTCAATAGCACAATTATTACAACTGGCGCTGGTGGTTTAGTTGCAAATACCACAGCCATTACAGTCGGTTCTAATGTTGTAGCTAACACCTCACAATTTATTATTAGTGTATCTACTTCTAACGTTTTGGTCAATGCCATAGCTGTGGATATTGGTAATACTACTGTAAATTCTCTGGCTAATGCTACTTTAATTAGAATAGCTAATTCTACAGGTTCTGCTAATCTTAATCCTATAAGTCTAACTATTGGAACTTCGCTAGTTAATAGCACCATTATTACAACTGGATCCAACAGTCTTATAGCTAATACTAGTACTGTAAGAGTTGCTGCTAATATTCAGATTAATACTTCTTCTTATTTCGTAGGCAATAGCACTTTATATTCAGATCAAAGTATTAATAGATTCATTATTGCTAATAATTCAGGATCGGCAAATCTAGATCCAATAAGTCTGACCGTTGGAACTTCTTTAGTAAACAGCACAGTTATCACAACTGGAGCTAGTGGGTTTACTGCCAATACTACTGCTATGCAGGTTACAACTGCAACAATTGGCAACTCTTCAGGTTTTTGGACAACGGGAACAGTTAATGCAGCGATTCATTCAGTAGGAACATCAACTATCGCTAATAGTTCTGGTGTTTATACTACAGTAGTTAATGCAGCGATTCATTCAGTTGGAACTTCTACGATTGCTAATGCTACTGGTGTTTATACTGGTATTGTTAATGCGGCAGTTCATTCTGTTGGAACTTCCACAATCGCTAATGCTACTGGCGTTTACGCTACAATTGTAAACGCCGCAACATTAAGTGTTGGAACTTCTACGATTGCTAATGCTACTGGCGTATATACTGGCATTGTTAATGGTTCTAGTATTACAGTAGGAACATCAACAATTGCTAATGCTACTGGTGTATATACTGGCATTGTTAATGGTTCTAGTATCACTGTTGGAACCTCTACAATTGCAAATTCTACTGGTGTTTATACTCCTATCATTAACGCAGCAGTTCATTCTGTTGGAACTTCCACAATCGCCAATAGTTCTGGCGTTTACGCTCCTGTTGTTAACGCATCTACAATTAGCGTCGGAACTTCTTTTGTATCTAACTCTTCAGTGCTGAATCATACCGGAACGGCGAACATTTCAGGTAATGTTCAATTTAGTGGAACATATGCCAACGTGTCTGGTAATATGTTCGTCAGAGGCGATCTAGCAGTTTCTGGTAATATTAGTTATACTGGTATTTCTACAGCTGACCTTGTACCAGCAGTTGGTGACATTTATAGTCTAGGTAATACAACATTCAAATGGTCAACTCTTTGGTCTCAGTTTGCAAACGTAGCTCAAAGCATTACAGTAGGTAATACTTCTTTTATTAACGCTTCTGGCGCTTATGTTACTACAATTAATGCAGCAGTACATTCTGTAGGAACATCAACTATCGCTAATTCTACTGGCGTTTATACTCCTATTATTAATGCAGCCTCTCATACAGTTGGAACTTCTACTATAGCCAACTCCACTGGCGTTTACACTGGCGTTGTTAATGGTTCTAGTATTACTGTCGGAACATCAACTATAGCCAACTCCACTGGTGTTTACACTGGCGTTGTCAATGGATCCAGCGTTACAGTTGGTACTTCTACAATCGCTAATTCTACTGGAGTTTACACTGGCGTTGTTAATGCTTCTACTCTCAGCGTTGGATCTATTTTTACTGCAAATGCTCTTGGTATTAATACTACAGCAGTTGATGCTTCGGTTGAAGTTGTAGTTGGTAATTCAACAGTTAATGTTATCGTAAGTAACACTTCTGTTAGAATATCGAATTCTACTACAAATGTTTCTATAACTAATCCTAATACTACTGCTATTTCATCAGGCCAATATTTCTTGAATGCTAATGGACAATGGAGTCTAGTAGTTACTGGACCTGTAACCAATGGCACTATTATTACTACCGGAACAAGCGCTCAAGAAATTGATGCCTATTCTATGGTTTCATTCCCAGCTGCTGAATATATAATCAGCGTTGTTGATAATGTAGCCAACAATCGTTATATGTCAAAAATATTAACAACCCACGACAGAGCAACTGGATATATGACAGAATTTGCTACTATAACAACAAACACAAACGTAGGAACATTTAGTTTCATAGCACCAAATGTATCACACGTTTCACTAAGATTTACTCCAGTATCTACTAACACTACAGTCAAATATGTCAGGACAATAGTAACGTAATGGCCACTAAAGCTAACTTAGTAATAGATCAAGGAACAACCTTTTCGACCGATTTAACATTGACGGACGAAAACGGAGACGCTTTGAATCTGAATGGCTATTCAGCAAACTCTCAAGTTAGAAAATGGTACTCATCTTCTAATGCTGCTGCAGTTTTCTCAACTTCTATAAATGTAGTTTCTAGCATTGTTACAATATCATTAACAGCCAACCAAACTAGTAATCTAGTTGCTGGTAGATATGTCTACGATGTAGAACTTAATGATGGTTCTACAACTTCTAGAATTGTTGAGGGTATTATTACAGTCACACCTCAAGTCACGAGATAAAAATGGTAAACGTCGTAGTAGGTAGAAGAAGGGATATTCGCGTTTCCGCTAATGCAACAAGCGGAATCATAGACACAACAGTGCCTGTTACTATTAAAAATACGCCTACTTTATCAAGCATGGAATCTACACAAAGATTAGATAGTTTGCTGGATGTCATTTCTAGCGGAGAAACTAATGGGGCGGTTCCTGTTTATGATTCTTCTATTGACAAATATGTAGTTCAAAAATTGAATTTAACTGATGTAGATGGCGGGTTAGATGGCGGGACGTTTTAAAAATATAAATATATAAAACAGGAGCAGTATTTTAAATGTCCAATAAGATCCAAATTAAGAGATCTGTTTCTAATTCTACCGTTACAGGGTTATCCAACGGCGAACTAGCCTTTACTCAGGCCTCTAATACACTACACATAGGTCTTCCAGACGGTTCTGGCGTTCTTCGTATTGGGGGCGCTCAATATCCAGGAACTCTTACTAATAGTCATGCTCTAGTAGCAAATTCTACTGGCGGTATTGATAAAGCAATAGTAGCAAATTTAGTCCCTACTGGCATTTGGGCTAATGGTGCGGCTGGTTCCGCAGGGGATGTTCTTACCTCCAATGGTAGCGTAGTTTATTGGAAAGCTCCTTCCGCTGGAGTTGCAGGTTCAGACACTCAAGTGCAATTCAACGACGGCGGAAATCTTGCTGGCGATTCAGGTCTTACCTTTAATAAGACATCAGACACTTTAACAGTTTCAAATAATATTATTATTTCTGGCGTAACGGTAAGTTCTAATACTACTACAGGGGCTTTGACTGTTGCCGGAGGCCTTGGTGTTGCGGGAAGAATTAATACTGGCGATTTAGCAGCTGGTAATGATTCGGTTTATTCTTCTCTTACAGGAACAACATTAGCCACAATTAACGTTTTTGCAACTTCAACTGTTAACGCTGCAGTTCTCAGTGTTGGCGGTTGGGTTATTGCTAACAATGGCGGTGTTTATACTAGTGGTATAGTCAATGCTGATATTCTAGCTGTCGGAACTAATTTTAGAGCAAATACTACTCGTGTTACTGTTGGTTCTGGCGTAGGGTTTTCTGCTAACGGTTCTTTGGGTTCGGCAAATCAGGTTCTTCGATCAAACGGTACTAGCATTTATTGGGATGATGATGTTGGCGATATTTCGGCCATTACAGCTGGCAACGGTTTATCTGGCGGCGGAACCACAGGTGATATTACTGTTAGTTTACTAGCTAACAATGGTCTGATAGCCAATTCTTCAGGTTCGTTCGTAGATCCAGCAAATGGTGTTTATGTAGACGCTTCTGGTGTTGGCGTTCTTGCTAATAATGGTATTGTTTCTAACTCCTCTGGAACATTTGCTAAATCTGCAAATGGTACTAATGTCGATTCAGCAGGCATTAACGTTGTTGGTGGTACAGGCGTTACTGTTAACGCCAGTGGTGTGCATATCGGTCAGGCAGTAGGCACAACTTCTAGTGTAACATTTGCAAACGTAGTTACAACAGATCTTACTACTAGTGGAAATACAGTTCTAGGCGATTCTACTGCTGATACTCTTACAGTCGCAGCGCAAGTCAGTAGTAACGTTACTCCTTCAACTAATAACACATATCATTTAGGTAATAACACCCTTCGTTGGGCGCAAGTTCATGTCGCCAACGTTCATGGTGTTACTGGTACATTTGATGGCGACGTTCAAATTGCAGGCAGTCTCACCGTTTCAGGTAATGTTACCACCGTCAACGTAAGCTCTTTTGTTGTATCAGATCCTATGATCTATCTCGCTGGAAACAATTATGCCAGTGACGTCTTAGATATTGGTTTTGCAGCCAATTATCATGATATTTCAACAAATACAAATCTACACACTGGTCTATTCCGTGATGCTTCTGATGGGGGCATCTATAAACTGTTTACCGGTTCTGAGCAAGAACTATCTGGAAACAATACTGTAAATACTGCAGCTAATGGGTTTACATTAGCAATTCTACAGACTTATCTCCAATCTGGAGGATTGTATACCAATTCAACTTCAGCAAATTTAATTGCTAATTCATCATATACGGTTGGTATTGTTGCTAACACTCTGTCTCTATCTACTGCACTAGCTGGCACATCAGGTGGTACAGGGTTGAATAACTATACAGCTGAAGATATCCTGGTTGCTAACTCGTCTAATGGATTCCGTAAACTAGCATTAGGAACTAGTGGTTATGTTCTTCAGTCCAACGGTAGTGCTATCGTATACGACGTGTTAGACGGAGGCAGTTTTTAATTTTCTTTGACAAAGGAATTATACTATGGAAACTAATGAAGGTCAAGAAATTTATTTCAAACAATACATCCAGAGGCAGGAAAATCTGCTTCTGGATTTTATTCGTAAAAATACCGATTTAGAAATTAGAGTTTCTGCTCTATCTTTCTCGTTAAAAGATATAACTTCCAAATACGAAGAATCTCAAAAACAAGTTTCAATACAAAACGATTTGATGCAACAAGCAGCAAACAGTGTAGAAAAACTTACTATTGAGAAAATGAATCTAGAGAAAAAAGAAACAGATAATAATAAAATAATAGAAGATTTGAAAAAGAATCTTCATGATTGTAAAGAAGAAAGAAAAAAGATTTTAAAAGATTTTGATGAATTTAAAAAATCTAATAAAAATTACGAAGATCTGAGTAAAGAATATGCTCGTCAAAACGAAGAAATGAATAAAGTATATTCTGAAAATAAACAATTAAAAGATAAAACTATAAATAAAACTAAACCTCAGGCAATATTGCCTCCGGATGAATTTTAAATTTCTCAGTATATACTGAGTTTCAGAGGAGCCTAGAATGGCCAACACAGTTTTCAAACTGCGACGTTCATCAGTCGCAGGTAAAGTTCCTACCACAACAGATATTGCTATTGGCGAATTGGCAATAAATCTTACTGATAGAAAACTGTATTCTTCTGATGGTTCTAATACTTGGGAAATTGGAGCTAATCTTACATCTATAAGCGTTTCCGCTAATTCTACAGTAAACAATATTATCATTTCTGGTGGAATATTTGCCAATGGTGGATTTGGTAATTCTGGGCAAGTTTTAACTTCTAATGGTTCAGCAACTTATTGGACTAGTTCTAGCGGCGCAGGAACAGTAACACAAGTTAATACTGGAATTGGACTTACTGGAGGTCCAATCACATCTTCAGGAACTATAGAAGTTGTAGCCAATAGTGGCATAGTTGCTAACTCTTCAGGGGTGTTTGTTAAAGCTGGTAATAATGTTACTGTAAATTCAACTGGCGTTCATGTTATTGGCTCTGGTTATGTCAGACAATCGTTTACCGGTAATGGTTCTAATACGATATTCACAATATCTGGAGGTTATACATCTAATAATCTTGATGTATATGTTAATGGTATTAGATATAATAGTTCAGAAGTAGATGTGTCGTCGGGCACAACAATTACTTTTACAACAGCTCCTTTATCTGGCGCTTTGATTGAAGTTGTTGGTATAACTGCTGGCGTTCTGAATTATACAACCGTTAATACTGATTTAGCCTATACTTGGACAAATACGCACACTTTTAGTAATACAGTAACATTAAACGCTGTTTCAGCAAACGGTTCTCTAGGCACCGCCAATCAGGTATTAACGACAAACGGTTCAGTTGTGTATTGGGCAAATGCTTCTGGTGGTAGCGGTGGCGGTTCTTGGATTCAAAAAACTTCTGGGTATACCGCCGTCAAAGGCGAATGGATCATGTGTGATACGAGCTCCGGAGCATTTACAGTTACATTACCAGCCTCTCCTAATACTAATGATTATGTAAAAATAAACGTTGGGCCAGTGGCTTCAACAAATAATATAACAATTGGAAGAAATGGCTCTACAATTATGTCATTGAGCGAAAATATGACTATAAATGACAATAATATTACAGTAGAGTTTGTTTATAATGGTTCAACTTGGAGAATAGCATAAATGAGTAATTTTTCACAATTTATAGGTAAAGCATTCCCAATAGGCGGAATACTTAATATGCCATATAGTTCAGATTTATATACTGCTGCTGATGGTACCCAATGGTACGCTTTAGTATCTACTGCTCCTTTTGATTATACTTCAGATTATTCTTATTTACCAGATCACTTGACTTCGCCGCATCCTATATTTTATGGCCCGGAAAGCGGAGGACTTTGGTATGGACCTGTAGTTTCACAATCTATTTCTATAGCATATAATCCTTCCGGACCTCTTTATGTTACTGCAACTTTTAATGGTAATGCTACTAATGGATTCAAATATTATACATCAACAAATGGTTCAACATGGACAGAAAGAACATTTCCTAATTCTAAAACGTATCCTATTATACAGTATACAGCAGGAAAATTTATAGCAGTTTCGCCAAGTTCAACAACAGATGGTATTATAACTTCTACTGATGGTATTAATTGGACTTCAGTTACAGGTGTGAGCATAGCAAATATCACAGATATTATATCTGATGGTACAGATGTAATTGTATTTCCATATAATAGTACAACGGCAGCATATTCTTCAGACGGTGGTTCTACTTGGGCTTCATCGACAATGGCTGCTAGTTCTGGCACTAGTAATGCAATCAATACTAATGGTATAGGAAGTATTACATGGAACGCTGGCGCTGGATTATTTATAGCAATAACTTCTACAACAGGGCAATATCAAACATCAGCAACAGGGGCTAATGGATCATGGACAGCCAGAACGCCAGCAACCTATAATGGTTACGCACAATTTACAAATTCAACAAGGTTTGCTTCAAACTCAACAACAACAGTTGCAGTAGGTATAACTGGTTTTTTTGCAACTACAACTGATGGTTTAACTTGGAGTAATCATGGATTGATTTCGACCTCATTGGCTACTACTTCCGCTCCTCTTGCAGTGTATCATGATGGAACTAGATTTGTTGTTAGATTTTCTCAAAGAGTTTTTTATTCGACAGATGGTGTAACATGGACAGAAGGTAAACCAATTGGAGGAGTATCAATTAATAGCCCAGTTTCAAGCGGTGTGATGTTTAGCTTTCTTACAAACAATTTTACATTGATTAATAAAATGTTAAAAATATCCGATGTCACATTAACTACTCCACAAACAATTATTCCTGCTGCTGGACATTCTTTTTTTGCTGCCACCGTAAATTACGTAAGAATCAGATAAATATATAAAAAGAGAGAGATTTAAATGGCTCAAAGTCAAGAATTAGCAGAATTAGGGCAATATTTATCTGTAAATAGTACTTCTAATACCATTATTTTTAATGGTATTATTTCTGTTGCTAATGTATCTATGACTTCTGCCGGATTTACAGTTAATGGTTCAACAGTTGTTGTAAACTCTTCTGGTGTTACAACAACAGGATTTGTTAATGCTACTTCAAGTGTTAACTCTGCTTCGTATACGACTGGCGGAACAGGAACGAGTACTGGCGGATTTGTTGCTAATACCACTCGAATTTTTATTGGCAATAATACTGTTAATGCAGCTGTTAATACTACTGTTTTATATATTAGTGGTAATGTTATTGCTAATTCTACTGGCGCTAACAATGCATTCAATTTAGGCGGAACTGCTGCTTCTTCCTATCAGCTTAATTCTACTTTAAACGCTAATATTGCCAGTTACCTTCCAACATATACTGGTGTTGTTAATGGTTCTAGTCATACTGTAGGTTCTTCATTTATTGCTAATGCTACTGGTGTTTATCATACTGGCACAATGAACGCTGCCAGTCTTACAGTGGGAACTTCTACAATCGCTAATTCCACTGGCGTTTACACTGGTATTGTTAATGGTTCTAGTATTACAGTTGGAACTTCTTTCACTGCTAACTCTACTGTGGTTAACGCTGTCAGTTTAAGAGTAGCTAGTAGTTTCTTAGCCAATACTACAGGCGCTTATCATACTGGAACTATGAACGCTGCTAGTTTTACAGTAGGCACCTCAACAATTGCTAATGCTACTGGTGTTTACACTGGAATAGTTAATGCTACAACGATCTCAACTGGTTCAGTAAACGTAATAAATGCTTCTGGTTTGACAACCTCGGCCAACGTTAATATATCAGCAACAGGCGAACTTATTATCACTGCTGGCGCTGGTATATCTGCTAATGGCGGATTTGGTACCGCTGGTCAAGTTTTAACTTCTAATGCATCTTCAATATATTGGTCAACAGTTGGCGGTGGTGCTACGCTAACTGCAAATAATACTGACACAGTTACATATTACTTACCTATGGCCAATACTACATCAGGCACTTGGTCTAATGCTGTAGTTTCAACCACCAAACTATACTTTGTTCCTTCAACTGGAACTTTGTCCGCTACGATATTCAATTCACTATCAGACGCTAATCAAAAGACAAATGTTCAGATTATTACCAGTGCTGTTAATACAGTCAGTAAAATGGAAGGTGTTTCGTTCAACTGGAAAGATTCTGGAGCAAAATCATATGGTGTTATTGCTCAAGAAATTGAAAAGATACTTCCGGATATTGTCAATGAAAACAATGGAACTAAGTCTGTCAATTATGATGCTATCATAGCGTTCCTTATTCAATCAGTCAAAGAACTTTCTGAAAGGGTTGAGAGATTAGAGAATGACAAGTAATTATCTTGCCGATGATCCAATTTTAGGTAGCGTAGATTTAGACGATCTATTTGTCACTGACGCTTGGTTAGTTGATCAGTTTGTTGGTAATCAGATGTGGGCGTTTGGGCAAAACAATTTTGGTCAATTAGGAGACAGAACAATAGTTCATCGTTCTTCACCAGTTCAAGTAGGATCGCTAGTAAATTGGAGTCGTGTTGCTGCTGGTAGTGATCATATAGTATCAATAAAAACAGATGGCACTTTATGGGCATGGGGTTACGGCGCTCAAGGTCAATTGGGTCTTGGTAATACTACTAGTCGTTCATCTCCAGTTCAAGTAGGTTCATTAACTAATTGGAAACAAGTGTCAGGCGGTTATTATGAAACATTAGCAATTAAAACAGACGGCACTTTATGGGGATGGGGTTATAATTTTTATGGTCAATTAGGAGATGGAACGAGAGTTGATAAGTCTTCGCCTATTCAAGTTGGAACTTTGACTAATTGGAAACAAGTTGAAACCTCATTTGGATTTACAATAGCAATTAAAACAGATGGTACGTTATGGGCATGGGGATTAAACGATTATGGTCAATTAGGTTTAGGAGATATAGTTCATCGATCATCGCCTATTCAAGTTGGATCATTAACCAACTGGAAACAAGTTTCAGTGGGTTATTATAGCACATTTGCGATTAAGACTGACGGAACATTATGGGCATGGGGCAGAAATAATTTTGGGTTTCTAGGAATAGGTAATACCGCCCATCGTTCTTCTCCTACTCAAGTTGGATCATTGACTAATTGGAAACAGGTTTCTTCTGGACAATTTCATGTAGCAGCTATTAAAACTGATGGAACTTTGTGGAGTTGGGGAAATAATGATTATGGTCAATTAGGCTCAGGGAATTCTACTGGTCGTTCTTCTCCTATACAAATAGGAACATTGACTAATTGGAAACAAGTTTCCTTAGCTAAATTCAATTATCACACAACAGCAATCAAAACTGATGGTACATTATGGTCTTGGGGGCTTAATATTGAGGGTTACTTGGGTCATAATGATCTAGTTTGGAAGTCTTCTCCTGTGCAACTTGGTTCATTAACTAATTGGAAGGAAGTTGCTACTGCATTTAGATCAACTGTAGCAATAACTTACACTGAAATATAATAGAGGAATAAAATGACTGATTACGTTCTTGTAGAAAACAAACAAATAATTCATCTTGGTCCTATGGGTTGGAAGCCAAGAATGTTTCAATCTGAATTGAACGATCTTGAAGTAGATTTTACTGTTCCTACAGCAGAACCCGGATACATTCAGATCAATGAAAACTTTGAGATTATGCCTGTGAGTTTAGATACTCCAACGCATAATCCATTGTTTGAAGAACTGGCAGGTCCATTTTGGACGTATGAAAATAATACTGCTATTGGTCATTACACTGTGCATGACGGTAATATAGATTCTATCAAAGGCAATTTAAAAAACATCGTCGCTGCTCTAAGATATAATAAAGAACAAACTCCGTTCAAATACACCATTCAAGGAACAGAAATTACTGTTGATGCGTCAAGAGAAAACAGAAATATCTTTGTTCAGAAATATCAATTTATGACTGACGCTGAAACTGTTGATTGGAAGTTTCCAGAAACATGGCTCACACTAACTAAGGCAGAACTCGGCGAATTAGTTGTGGCTGGTGCTACTCACATTCAGACACAATTTGATTGGGAAAAAGGATATGTTGATAGTATTGAAAGTTCTACAACTATTGACAATCTAAGAAACATTTATAATGAATTGATACCTCCGCCTAATTACTCAGGGGTGTAGTAATGGCTGTTACTGGTCCTAACACAGGATTTACACTCACTGAATCAGGAGTAACGAGTGATCTTGGTAATAGGTATGTTTCTAAAGACTATCTACTTGATGTTTATCCCAATTTAGTTTCTCCAACAGGAAACAGAACTTCTCCTGGATTGTATGTTTGGGGATTTCAAACCAGTCCTAGTGGCGAGTATTTTTTGGGTCTAGGAGACAGTAATCATCGTTCTTCGCCAGTTCAACTTGGATCGTTGAGTAATTGGAACATGGCTAGTTATGGCGATACTCATGTCATAGCTTTAAAAACAGATGGCACTTTATGGGGGTGGGGCGGTGATAGTGGATCAAGAGGAGCATTTGGTGTAGTTACTAATTTAGGTGGTACTTATTCAACGCCAATACAGTTAGGCGCTGATACAAACTGGAAATTTGTAAAAGCAGGAAGATTATTGTCAGTAGGATTGAAAAATGATGGATCGATGTGGGCGACAGGTTATAACTTAGATGGTCAGTTAGGTTTCGGAACAGGAGGTGTAAATGTTTCTAGTTGGACTCAAATAGGCTCTGATACTAACTGGAAACAATTAGTGTATGGCGAGTATAGTGGTTACGCTTTAAAAAATAATGGTACATTATGGAGTTGGGGATTTAATGGTAGTGGTCAATTAGGCCATGGTAATATAGTCCATCGTTCTTCTCCTACTCAAGTTGGTTCATTAACTAACTGGAAACAAGTTTCTGCTGGTCTTAGATATGGAATGGCAGTCAAAACAGATGGCACATTATGGGCATGGGGTCACAATAATGTAGGCCAATTAGGTTTAGGTGATCTTGTTCATCGTTCGTCTCCTGTTCAGGTTGGTTCATTGACCAATTGGAAAGAAGTTTCTTGCGGAGGATGGGCATGTTTTGCGATTAAAACAGATGGAACATTATGGGCTTGGGGTCATAATCCAGCGGGCGACTTAGGTTTAAACGATACTAATAGTCGTTCTTCCCCTGTTCAGGTTGGTTCATTGACCAATTGGAAACGTGTTTTTGGTGCCTGTGGTAAAGCAATTAAGACTGACGGAACATTGTGGGGATGGGGACGAAATTCCGAAGGAAATGTAGGAGTTGGTACTGCAACAGATAGATCATCACCTATTCAAATAGGCACAGAAACAACTTGGAAATCTTGTAATTACGATGGTTATAACACTACTAGAATGACAACATTCGCAATCAAAGACGGATATTTTTAAATGCCAGCAATAGGATATAAATTTCCAATCTATAATTCTGATGGTAATGTATCAACTACAAGCGTTGATATGGGCGATATGTTTGTTTTTAAAGATCAGTTTTTGAATGCCGGATTATATGGGTGGGGAGACGATACTTATGGTCAAATAGGTGCAAATGTGGCAAATGATAGGCGTTCTTCGCCCGTTCAAATAGGCTCATTGACCAATTGGAAAGATATTACCAATGGGATTCAACATAATCATGCTATTAAAACTGATGGAACTTTGTGGAGTTGGGGTGCAAACTTTGCAGCACAATTAGGTGATGGAACAACTACTAATCGTTCATCTCCTGTTCAAATAGGAACAGGTACAAATTGGAAACAAATTTCTGCCGGTGGAAATTTTGTATTAGTTATCAAAACCGATGGCACTTTATGGGGATGGGGGGCCGCATCTTTTGGAAGATTAGGAGACGGAACAACCGTTACTAAGTCTTCGCCCGTTCAGATAGGAACAGACACAAATTGGAAACAAGTTTCTGCTGGTTTTTTACATGGCGGAGCAATTAAAACCGACGGTACATTATGGACGTGGGGTTATAATGTTTTTGGCGCAGTAGGCGACGGAACAACTACTGATCGTTCATCTCCTGTTCAAATAGGAACAGGTACAAATTGGAAACAAGTTTCTGCCGGTTACACACACACTGGCGCTATTAAAACTGATGGTACTTTATGGGTGTGGGGAAACGGAGTTAATGGTAGATTAGGCAACGGAACAACTACTGATCGTTCATCTCCTGTTCAAGTAGGAACATTATCAAATTGGAAACAAATTTCTAGTGGAGCAGCTCATACTGGCGCTATAAAAACTGATGGTACTTTATGGATGTGGGGTCTGAATAATGATGGACAATTAGGTGATGGCACTGTTGTTTCAAAATCCTCGCCAATACAAATAGGAACAGGCACAAATTGGAAACAAATTTGCTTATCTAAAACTGGATATTATACATTAGCAATCAAAACAGATGGCACATTGTGGGCGTGGGGAATAAACGCCAATATTTCTCCACATGGTAATCTAGGTTTAGGAGATATAGTTCATCGATCATCGCCTGTTCAGATAGGATCACTAACTAACTGGAAACAAGTTTCAGCAGGAGAAGTTAGCGCACACGCTATATCTGCACCAGAACTACCCTAAATAGTCTATATTAGATTATGAGGTCGTTATGAAATCAGATGAAATTTGGCAGTCAATCACTGCTGGTCTTCCAAAAACACCATCACCATCAGAAACTATTCCGTTACCTGAAATTTTAAGGGTTATGGAATATTGCTTAGACAATCGTGTAGAAAAATTTAACGCTGCTATTGACCTATTAGATTGTATTGCACCGCTAAGAAATGATATTGAGTTTCTTAACTTTAAAGCAATGGTCGAGTTCGTTGCAAAAAAGTATAATCGTTGCTTACAAACTTCTGAACAAATTTTAAATCACTATAAAGACACCAACACATACTTTAACGCCGGGCGTGCAGCGTATAAAGCCAATCAACTAGAGAAATCATTAGAATATCTCACCAAATCATTAGAACTTGATCCAGAAAATGTTTCTGTTCTTCTTGATTACGCTGTCACCATTTGTACCATGGGAGACTTTGATGGTTCATTGGATATTATCAACAACATAGATAAATCAAAATATTCCGAAAGAGACCAGAAAGTAACTGACTTCAATAAAGGTTGGCATACTATTCGGAAAGGCGACTTCAAGAAAGGTATGGCTCTACTTAATATTGGTCGTGATCTTAAACTATTAGGAACACATTCTGATAAGTATGATCAACCAGAATGGGATGGCACTACATATGAAGGTAAAACTATTCTTATTGTCGGCGAAGGTGGTATTGGTGACGAAGTAATCAATGCTCGTTTCTCTAAGATCATCAAAGAACGTGGTATGAAATGTATCATGTCTACGGTACATAACAATCAGTCTATGTTATCTTCCGTTAGAATGATTGACAAGGTGATTGACAATAAAGACATTCGTAAAGAAAAGTGGGACTACTGGGTTCCTTGTATGTCTCTGCCATATAAGTTAGGCATAGACTCTAACGAAATACCAAATGAACCATATCTATTTGCTAAACCAGGATATGTTGTTAAGTGGAAGAACAGAATCAAATCTGATAAGAAACTTAACATTGGTATTCGTTGGATGGGTAATCCATTATACGAACTAGAATTAGCCAGAACAATTCCTGTAGAATACTTTGACGAACTATCTAAGTATGACGTTCAACTTTGGTCGTTACAAAAAGATGACGGTGTTCCGTTTAGATTGCCAACTAATACTATAGACTTGGCATCAGGTTTTGAGAATTGGGATGATACGATGGGAGCCATTATGAATATGGATCTTGTCATTACATCCTGCACCTCTGTTGCTCATGTTGCCGCTGCTCTTGGAAAACCTACATGGGTTGTAATGCCCTTACTTCCATATTATACTTGGGCAGACATGAAAAAAGAATCCTACTGGTATAAGAATGTATCTTGTTACCGTCAAAGAGTATGGCAAGATTGGTCTGCTCCATTTGATGAATTGAAGAAAGATTTAGAACATGAAATTAAACTTAGCAATTCCAATTAGAACTTCTGGTGTATATAACTTTTGGAACTCTGAAAGATATATCAGTAAAGATAAGGGTCTAATCACTAGAACCTGTATTAAAAGTCTTGCCGCTTCTATCGCTGCATCTCAAGTAAGGCCAATCATATCCATTCACGATGATAACTCTGACGATTATACTCTTAACTCTATACACGAATCATTTCATGAATATGGATTAAAGTATGAGTTATATCACACAGAACCACAACAGAACTTTATATCGCAGTATGAATGGACTATAGAACAAGATTTTGATTTTGTTTATAACATAGAAGATGATTACCTACATTATCCTGCTGCCATACATGATATGGTTGATATGATTGATTGTATGAATCGGCTAAAACCTTATGACTATGCCATGTATCCATTCAACAATCCACACAGATACCAAAGTTTCGCTGCTTTGTATCCCTCATATATTGTAAAAGGAACCTACCAGTATTGGCGTTCGCTATTGCATTCAACTCATACCTTTATGTGTTCTAAGAAGTGTTTTGTGGATAATATAGATATAATGAAAGACCAAGCATACACTTGGCATGTTGATGCTGCCGTTGAGGATGAAAGCATCAATAAAGTTTGGAGAAACCAGGAAACAATATTATTCTGTCCAATGAACTCTCTGGCGTTTCATATGACAGACGTTACACAAAAGCCTGACTTTGATGATTGGCAGACATTATGGAGTTACTATGAAACACGGTAAGACAGCGGTATATACTATTCTCAAGAATGAAAAGCAGTATATCGAAAAGTGGTTATATTACGCCGATCCTTTTGATTACAAGGTTTTACTTGACACCGGATCAGCTGATGGTTCATGGGAAATGTTGCAAGAGGCAGCAACAAAAGATCCAAAACTAATCATTGAACAAAAAACATTTACGCCTTGGCATTTCTCTAATGCTCGCAATCATAACATGACAATGATTCCGAATGATGTTATTTGGTGTCTTTCGCCAGACTTAGACGAATACTATTCTATCAATACACATGATCAAATCGAAAAGGTTATTGATCAGAATCCTAATGCGACTTCTATTACTTCTGATAGGTTGGATATCTACTCACATCATGTAAAGGTCGGACCACCATTTCTACTACCTACTAACAAAATTCATCTCAAGGATTATTACAACTGGAAACAGCCGGTGTATGAATACATCAACTATATTGGGCCAGAAGGTTATGATGTTGAAGTTTATGATCCCTTGATTTGCCTTATTCACGATCAGGATTTTCGTAAGAAAGAACGATCAGAATTATACATCAAACTTATGGAAGACGAATACGCTGTCAATCCCACAAACACTTGGGTTCTATGGTTTCTAACATATCACTACTATAAGTCAAGGCAAATAGACAAATACATTCCCGCTGCTTGCGATTATATTACTTATCATGACAACATGTATGATAATAACTATAAGGGACTTTTGAAGGATCTAACCAACTTATATTTCTTTGATAAAGATGTTACACCAGAGCAGAAAGAACAGATCAAATCAGTAATCAAGGGCAAGTCAATATGAATAATTTTAGATGGATAATTGAAAACCCTAACGATACTATTCAAAGTTCTTTAAAAGCAGGTCATTTTCACGAACAACGTGAAATGGAGATTATGAAAGAGTATTGTCCAAAGGGAGCGCATATACTGGACATTGGCGCTAATGTTGGTAATCATTCAGTGTATTTTAGTAAGTTCTTTGATGCTGAAATAATCTATGCTATCGAACCATTGCCAGTGGCATACAAGATGTTGTTAGCCAATCTGTGTTTAAACTACTGTCATAATGTTAATGTTGATTATGTCGGCGTAGCATTAGGTCATATGGAAACTCAAGGATTTCCGATGGAGATTTATCCTGACAATCTAGGATCAACCAGATTGTTTCATGAAGATAAAACCGATTTACCATTTCAGAAGTTTGATCCAGTCAATATCATTCCAGGTGATGTTCTATTTGCTGATAAAAGAGTTGATTTTATCAAGATGGATATTGAAGGAATGGAGATGGTTGCTCTTATGGGATTAAAAGAAACCATCGCCAGAAATAGACCTAATATGTTTGTTGAAGTCAGTATTGAAAACGTAGAAGATTTTCACCAGTGGATGGACGAAAATAACTATAAAGTTGTTTGGAATGAGATAGAACCTAGAATTTTTGCTTCATATATTATCATTCCTCAGTAAATATTCTTCTATGGAAAGAAACTTATGATCTATAAAATGATTCAATGAGCATGTGAAGTATTGATACTTATTCTCCAGATGTTTTGGAAAGGGAATGCACTCAATTGTAGCGCATTCTTTTTCAGCAACTAATTGAGCCACCCTTTCAAACGACCTAGCAACTCCTGTGCCGAGATCGTAAATACCAGAAGGTTTATCATAAAACATACAATCAATAACATCTTCTACCCAAATAAAGTCTCGCATACATGCGTTAGATTTTTCGAATAGTTTAATTGTTCCTGTTTCTCTTGCTTGTTTGGTGAATTTATAAACTGGACTTGCTTGGTCGCCTTTGTGGCTTTCGTGTTTGCCAAAAACATTAAAGAATCTATAACCTTGAATTTTAGAAAACTTATCTATATTATCTTCTACAAACCTATCAATAGTTGCTTTTGATAGAGCGTAATAATTCAAAGGGTTTATTTCTCTTCTATAATTTGTATTACCATACACTGCAGCAGACGAAGCGTATTTTACAGGAATTTGATAGTCTATTGCATTATTAAGTAGTTTGATAGTATAGTCTATGTTATACTTGTGTATTTTATTAATATCAGTTTCAGTAGTGTCTGTAATAGCTCCAAGATGCCAAATTTGCTTTATTTCTTCCCAATTTATACCCTCGTATAAATCGTCAAAACAATATTGTTTTTCTGAATAATAGATTCCTCCTTGTGGAAATCTTTGAAGTAAATGTTGACCAATAAATCCGTCAGTCCCTGTTATTAAGATCATTGAAAAAATCCTCTGAATTTATCGCCTTGTCGTCAATCCAAACATCATATGATGGTTTATTGAAATTAAGGGAAGTATATTTAACGCCCCATTTTTTAAACTGTTCAATAGTCAAATCGCGCCAATCTTTGCCCGAACTCATTCCTCTTGCAGTCCAGTAATGTATTTCATAACCAACATCATACAAACTGTTAAGAGTCTCAATTCTTTTTTTGATAGGCAATGAATTAGCGTAATCGCTATTTTTTGAAATACAAATAGTATTATCAATATCTACCAAATATTTCATTTTTGACTGTCTCCTGGCATTATTCTGAAATCATCGTTATCATAATGTGTAGTTGAGATTTCGAATACAACAGAATCATCTTCAAGAGCTTCTAATTGATGTGGTTCTCCAGGTTCGTTTGTCCAAGTATCGCCTTCTTTTAAAATATTGTGTTGAATCGAAGCATCTTTAGTTTCTATCCAATGTATTTTAAATTTTCCTTTTTGAACATAAAACGTTTCATGTTTTTTTAAATGAAAATGCATAGATCCTTTAGAGCCAGCTTTATCATATACTAATAACTTACCACAATATTTGTCGTTGTTTTCAATTATGAGTTCTCTACCCCATCCTTTATTGACAATCTGCATTTAAATGCTCCAAAGTTTTTGTAGTAGAGTAGCCCTTAACAAATGGTATTATTACGACCTTTGTTAAATCGTTACCTACAACTTCTTCAGGTTTATAGTCTCCGCCCTTTGTAATTATATCTGGCTTCAATTTTTTTATTAATTCATAAGGAGTATCTTCGTTAAAAATAATAACTTCATCGACACAATCTAGAGCTTCTAGAACTGCTTTTCTGTCTTTCTGATTGTTTATAGGTCGTTGTTCGCCTTTTAATCTTTTGATTGATTCGTCTGAATTCAAACCCACTATCAATTTATATCCAAGTTTTCTAGACTCTTTTAGATATTCTATGTGGCCTCTATGTAGAATATCAAAACAACCATTAGTGAATACTACAGAGTTTTTAGCAATATTTTCTTTTGATAAAACATATGTTCCGAATTTAGTAACTGAAATACTGGCCAATCTCACAGCCTTTGAACAAGCATCATAAAGGTTGTTTCCGATACTAAGATAGTGAGTCATAGCTGCGATGAATACATCTCCTGCGCCAGTAACATCAGAAACTGGATGTTTGTCTGTTGATATTTCTCCTTCGAAATCGTCAGAGGAAATATATACTCCATTCTCTCCCTTTGTGACTACAATAGATCCTATGTTGAATAATTTTCGAAGCTGAAAAGGCGTATTACCGAATCCATATTCTTCAAGTTCTTTTTGGTTCAATTTTATTATACTTGAATTTTTATAATTGTCAATAGGTTTTTTGGGATCTACTATAACTTTAGAACCTTTTTTAATAAAATTATCAACTATCAATTGGCTGTGATGTAAGAATCCTTTGTTATAATCAGAAAGAATCACATAATCCGGATTAACTGGAAAATCTATATCTTGATTTGGGATATATTCTTCTTCGTCAGAACGAAACATTATATGATTATCGCATACGAATCTGGTCTTTTTGGAATTAAAAGAAGCAAAAATCTCAGTATCCGAACCAAGAGCTTGGAGATTCTCGTAGACATTTCCTGCACCGCCTGAACGAAATTCAGTAGTTTTAGATTTGAAAACAGGTATGGGAGACTCAGGCGATATACGGTCTACGGTGCCATATATATAAATATCTTCTATGTAATCACCAATCACTGCGATCATATTAACTCTCTTTGTTATGCCTAAATATATTAAAAACAAAGCCAACAAGGGGATAGGGAACCATGGCAGATAAAGATTTCGTCGTAAAAAATGGTCTAGTTACCGGAACTAATAACGTCACAATAGGTAACTCAGTATATATAGTTGCCAATGGCAACGTCGGCGTTGGCACTGATACCCCTAATGCTCTGGTGACTATTGTAGGTCCAACCACTAACGCAACTAATTTAAATATTAATGGTTTGACAGTAACTTATAATAGTAACACGTTTAATAATTCTTCCAATGTAGGCGGAGCTGCTATTGGTGGATATAATGCTAACGGTTTTGGCGTTTTAGGTAGATCTGGTCCTGGTATAGGCGTTATTGGTGTTGCTAATGTTGGTGGTGGATATGGCGTTGGAGGTTACGCCCATTCAACGGCAGATTCTTTTTCGGTCGCAGGCTATTTTCTCAACCAAAGTAATGGTATTGGCGTTAGAGCAGCATCAGTTTCTGGTAGACCGTTCGTTGTTGCTAATGCCACAGTAGATATTATGACTGTGATTTCTAATGGTAATATTGGTATAGGAGATTCTTCTCCTGCAGTTAGATTAGTTGTTAATGGATCAATCAATGCTACTAGTATAAACGCTGCTTCTTATACAGTTGGAACATCATTCACTGCTAATTCTACTCTAGTAAACGTTGTTTCTTTATCAGTTTCTACTAACACATCTACCTTCGGTACAGCAGCCCGAATAGTTGCTAACGGCAACATCGGTATAGGAACTGCTACCCCTAATTCTCTAGTAACTATTGTAGGTCCGGCTGCTAATGCAACCAATTTAGATATTAATGGTTTGACAGTAACTTATAATAGTAACACATTCACTAATTCGGTAAATACTGGTGCTGCAGCTATTGGTGGATATAATGCTAACGGTTTTGGTGTTCTTGGTAAATCAGGGGCTGGTATAGGCGTTATTGGTGTTGCTAATGTTGGTGGCGGTCAAGGAGTTGCAGGTTACGCCCATTCAACGGCAGATTCTTCTTCAATTGCAGGATATTTCTTTAATCAAAGTAATGGTACTGGAGTCTATGCTAGATCTTTTGGCGGTAGACCATTCGTTGCTGCTAGTAATACTGCAGAATATATGAGCATTTCAGCTAACGGTAATATTGGTATAGGAGATTCAACCCCTGCAGTTAGATTAGTTGTTAATGGATCAATCAATGCTACTAGTATAAACGCAGTTTCTCATACAGTTGGAACATCATTCACTGCCAATTCTACTCTAGTAAACGCTGTTTCGCTAGTAGTGTCAACTAACACTTCTACTTTTGGCACAGCAGCCCGAATAGTTGCCAATGGTAACATTGGCGTTGGTACTGCTACTCCTGGTGAAAAAATTACTGTCATTAGTACCGATAGTACAGGGGCTGCGGGATTTCAAACTTTATCTGGAACTGCGACAGCTCTGGGAGCTGCAGCTAATGCTGGCGTTGGAGCTTATATCCAATCTAGAACTGGTAGGCCATTAGTTGTTGCTAATAATACTACAGAATTTTTCCAAGTTGTTGCTAATGGCAACGTCGGCGTTGGCACTGCTACCCCTAATTCTCTAGTAACTATTGTAGGCCCAACCGCTAATGCTACTAACCTAGATATTAATGGTCTAACAGTTACCTATAATAGTAACACATTCACCAGTTCTTCTAATGTAGGCGGAGCTGCTATTGGTGGGTATAACGCCAATGGTTTTGCTGTTCTTGGTAGATCTAGCGCTGGTATAGGTATTGTTGGAGTTGCTAACTCTGGTAGCGGTATTGCTATTGCAGGTTATGCTCATGCAACAACTAATTCTTCTGCGCATGCAGGTTTTTTCTTGAATTCAAGTAATGGAATTGGCGTTAGAGCGGCGGTCTCAACAGGTGGTAGACCTTTCGTTGCTTCTAATGCTACTGTAGAATTTATGTCTGTTGAAGCTAATGGCAACATTGGTTTCGGCAATTCATCGCCTAGATCTAAATTACATATAACCAGAAGTTCGGGCGCCAGCGCCGCTGGCGAAATATATTTGGATGAAGGTTTATATTGGTCCATGTTGAACAGTCGGTCGACCGTTGGCGCTTGGAATCCATTAGTACAAACTAATGATCATACTTTAATATATTCTGATGGTTCGGCTGATACTGGCGCTTTGGTCATTGGACCATGGTCTTCTGATAACAAAGGTATGCGTATCGCTAGTAATGGTAGCATTGGTATTGGTACTGCTACTCCTGGCGAAAGAATTACTGTAATTAGCGCCGATGGTAGAGGAGCTGGATTTTTTCTATCCAATACAGGTAATGGTTTGAGTAGCAAAACTGAAAATGGTTTTGCTGGAATTATTGGTGTATCTAACTCTAGTTCATCATCTGTCGCTATTGCTGGTTACGCTAATACTGGATATGGTGGTTATTTTCAAACTTTCTTTGGGACGCAGACAGCTCTAGCAGCTGTAGCTAATGCTGGAGTTGCAGTTTACGCTCAATCCGGAACTGGTAGACCATTAGTTGTTGCTAATAATACTGTAGAATTTATGTCTGTTCAAGCTAATGGCGCTGTTTTATTTGCTGGCACTCATCATAATATATCCAGTCTCGGTGGAGTTTTTAGGACTGGCGCTGGCGATTATGGTGTTAGAATTTATCCAGGTGGCGGTAGTGATTCGAATACTGCTATATTACAATTCACAAACGCTGCTCAAAATACACAAACAGCCCAAATCGCAGTAAATTCTGCAGGTCTTTTTGTGGGTACTTCTGTTAGCACCTCTGTTTATTTTGTAGCCGGTGGTTCAGTAAAGGCCACATTAGATCCAAGTGGTAATTTCGTCGCCAATGGTAATATTACTGCATTTGGCGCGACTTCCGACGAAAGATTGAAAGAAAATATTACACCATTTTCAAACACACTAGATAAAGTAAAAAGACTTCAAGGCGTTACTTATAATTGGAAAAAAGGAACCGCTGAACGTGATTTTGCTGGTATCAATAATGATATTGGTTTGATTGCACAGAACGTCCAAGAAGTATTTCCAGATCTAGTTCGTGAAAGCGAAGACGGTTATCTTTCTTTGCGCGATAGAGGTTTGTTTGCAATTCTAATCGAAGCAATCAAAGAACAACAAAATCAAATTGATGAACTTAAAAAAATGTTGGAGAATAAATAATGCCAACACCGAGTACTGGCGCTATATCATTTTCTGACATTGCAAGTATTGTTTATAACAATGCAACAGCTCAAATAAGTTTAAATGATACTAATGTTAGAATTTTATTAGATGTTCCTACTAGTGCAGCGCAGATAAGTATGACAAATGCACGAGGCAAACCTGTAGCAGGAAGTAATAGTTACAGCACTCCTGGAACGTATACATTTCTAACTCTTCCATATCAAACATTAAATGTTGATGTCAGAGGTGCTGGTGGCGGCGGTGGAGGTGGCGGAACATTTTTTTACCCATGCGGGTTTTTAGGCGATTGCCCTGGTTTGCCTGGCACAAATGGCGGAGAATCAAGATTTGTTTCTTCAACTCCAGTAATTGGAGGAGGCGGGTTTGGTGGAAATAGTGCACCGGGGTGCGGCGGAAGTGGTCCTGGGGGAGGAAACGGAACTGGTTCTGGTGGCACTAATCAAGGCGCAGGCGGCGGCGCTGGTGGCGCTGGAGGAGATCCAAATGGTGGATGCGGCGGCCTATCGGGTGGTACAGGAAATAGACAGACTAAATCTTGGACTTTCAATTCTACAGCGGGTCATCCTACTTGGTCAACAAGTTATCAGGTAGTAGTAGGTCAAGGCGGCGCTGGTGGTGGCGGAAATCCTACATGGGGCGGCGGCACCGGTGGAACAGGTGCCAATGGTTCTGTTTTGATATCTTGGAGTTAAACATGACAGAAAAATTTTTTATTCAAATTAAAAACAATAAACCATATGAGCACCCGATTGCAGAATGGAACATGAGATTACTTTTTTCAGATTTTGATCCTGACAATCCACCAGAAGGTTATGCTAGATTTATAAGAAAGCCATTACCAGACGTCGCAATTCATCAAAAACTTTCTTCTGTTCATTATATTAGTGACGAGGAGTTATCTAAAGAATACAATACTGAAATATGGACAGATCATTACGAAATAACATCGCTTTCTGAAGAAGAAATAATACAATTAGCTATTCAATCTGTAAAAGATTATAATGAGAACATGAGAAAAATTATGAATGCGCCGTATTCTGCGCCTGACGATGGCAATTATTATATTTGGTCTGTTTCTTCTAACAATTGGATTAAAAAACCTGAGAATTTTGATGAATTGTTATCAAAATATTATAAAAAAATAAAAGAATACGGATTATTAGAAACTAGACCCGAAGACTTAGATAAAATAGACAAAACACAATTATTAGAATTGCAGAATTTATTTAACGAACTTGTGATTGATAAATAGTCATGAAAGACGTTAAAGAAGTTTGGAAAGAAAGAAGTAAAAAATCTAAAGAAAGATTAGAAGTTTGCAATCAATGCGAAAAATTCGATAAGACATTTTTTACATGTAAAGAATGTGGATGTTTTATGAAATTTAAAACTCTATTCCCCGAATCTAGATGTCCGCTCGCTAAGTGGAATAGTTACTCAGAAAATCAGGAACAATAAATGGCAATCCCAACAACAAGAGCAGAATTTGTTGAAAATTGTTTACGAAGATTGGGTAAACCAGTCATCGAAATAAACGTTGACGATGACCAAGTTTCCGATCGTATTGACGAAGCTCTACGATATTTTTGGGATTATCACTTTGATGGTTCTGAAAAAACATATTACAAAAGACAAATTGATCAAACTGATATAGATAACAAGTATATTACGCTTCCAGAAAATATTATTGGCGCTGTAAACATTTTTCCTCTTGGTTCAGCTCTTGGTTTGAACAACTTATTCAATATTCGTTATCAAATTGCGCTTAATGATCTTTATACTCTAACATCTGTTTCAATGGTTCCATATTATATGGCCATGAATCATGTTCAGTTTCTTGAACAGATGCTAGTCGGTCAACAACCATTGAGATACAATCGTCATATTAATAAACTATATATTGATATGTCTTGGGATCAAATTGCTGTTGGTAATTATTTAATCGTTGAAGCATATCAAGTCGTAGATCCTGATGTTTATACTGATGCATGGGCTGATAGATGGTTAGGTAGATATGCAGCTTGTTTAATCAAACAGCAATGGGGTCAAAACCTTAAGAAGTTTGAAGGTATGAAAATGCCAGGTGGACTGACTTTTAATGGTCAAAAAATATACGATGAAGCCACTCAGGAAAGAGCAGATCTAGAGCGTGAAATGATTTACAGCTATAGTTTACCAGCAACCGATATGATCGGATAATCATGGCCACCAATTTTTTCTTCAATAATTTTCAAGCATCTCAGGAGCAGCTGCTTCTTGAGAATTTGATTGTTGAATCAATAAAAATATACGGCCACGATATATACTACGTTCCACGTAAATTAAATAATTACGATGACGTTTATGGAGCAGACGATCAATCTTCATATGAAGTAGCATATCCAATAGAAATGTATATTAAATCTATTGATGGATTCAGCGGCGATCAAGAATTCCTTTCTAAGTTTGGCGTTGAAATCCGTAATCAAGTTGTGTTCTCGGTCGCTCGTAGAATTTTTAACGATGAAGTCGGAGAGTTTACTACTCAGGTAAGACCAAACGAAGGAGACTTAATTTGGTTTCCATTAAATCAAAGAGCCTTTCAAATAAAATATGTAAACAAGTATGAAATGTTCTATCAGCTTGGAGCTTTGCAGACATGGGAAATGACCTGTGAAGTATTCGAGTATTCAGGCGAACTTATTAATACTGGTATTCCTGAAATAGATGCTATTCAGAAAAAGTATGATACTAATATTCTTGATTGGGTCATTAAACAAGAAAGTTCAATCAAAACTCCTATCTTAACTGAAGACGGAGATTACATAGTTCTGGAAAATTCTTCAATGAACGATCTTATACCTGCTTCTGATAATGATGAAATACAACAAGAGTCAGATTTATTTGTAGACTTTAGTTCAATAGATCCATTTAGCGAAGGTAAAATTTAATGTTTGGTTCACCGTTTTATTTTGGTCTTATAAGAAAATATGTAATTCTCATGGGAACTTTGCTAAATCAGATTCGTATTACTAGAACAAACACAGCCGGGGATGTTACTGCTCTTTTAAGAGTGCCAATTACATATGCTCCTAAAGATAAAATGCTGGCTCGTATTACACAAGATCCAGGTTTAGACGCCCAAACAGCAGTAGCGCCATTGCCTATGATCTCTTTCGAGATGGGCAAAATGGTTTACGATGGCTCTAGAAAATTAAACACTATTGGTAAGGTTTCTGTCAAAGACGCTACTGACGCTGATAAGTTCAAATATCAATATAATCCTGTTCCTTACAATATAGATTTTAAGGTTTTTATCTACGCTAAAAACGCTGAAGATGGAACTAAAATTATTGAACAGATACTTCCATATTTTACTCCAGATTGGACTACCACTTGTAATTTAATTCCTGAAGTTAATGTTACAATGGACATACCAATCATTCTAAATAACATTAGTTATTCTGATAATTACGATGGAGCTTATACTGAAAGAAGAGCTATAATTTGGCAGTTGGACTTTGTTTTGAAGGGGTATCTTTACGGACCTGTTAAATCTTCTGGTATCATTAAGTTCGTCAGAACACAGTTTTATATACCCTCTACAAATACTGCCGCTCAGGGTAGAGGTATAACTCAAATGGCAGAGAAGGTAACAGTTCAGCCAGGTTTAGACGCTAATGGCAATCCTATAAATTACTATGGTGGCCCAAACGCCAACACAGGAACTGTGCCTTATATTGAAATAAATTCTGATGATGATTATGGTTTCATAACTCAAATCTATAACACTGATGAGATTGAATGACAGAAAAAAATGATGAAACGGATAAGAATCTTACTCCGTTACAATATGAAAAACAAATTGACAATTTGATAGCAAAAGCTCATGATGATTCTGCTAGAAGTGATTTCGAAGCAGCTCGAGCTAATCTTTACGAAGTTATTCAAACAGGTCAAGAAGCAATTGATAAGCTATCTGAAATAGCTGGTCAATCGCAGCATCCACGTGCGTTCGAAGTTCTTGCTAAGTTGATGGATACAGTTGTCAACACCAATAAAGAACTGTTAGAATTACAAACAAAAATAAGAGACATTGACGCTAAGGATTCTCCTATAAGCGAAAAAGCTCAGACTATCAATAACAATCTATTTGTAGGATCGACAGCAGAGTTACAAAAAGTTCTTAAGGATATGAAGAACAATGAATGAATTGACTGGCGGTTATAAGGGTAATGTTCTATTAAAGAAAACTAATCAGAACATTGAATGGACTCCGGAATTAGTCCAGGAGTATGTTAAGTGTCAACAAGATCCTATCTATTTTACTGAAAATTATATGAAGATCATCTCAATTAACGAGGGTCTTACAAGTTTTAAAATGTATGATTATCAGAAGGATATGGTTAGATCTTTCAAAGATAATCGTTATTCTATAGTCACAACTGCTCGTCAGGCTGGTAAATCAACAACAACTTGCGCATTCATCCTTTGGTATATCATTTTCCATCCTGATAAAACTGTCGCTCTTTTGGCGAATAAAGGCGATACGGCTCGAGAAATTCTAGGTCGAGTTCAGCTCGCCTATCAACATCTACCTAAATGGCTACAGCAGGGTGTGGTTGAATGGAACAAAGGTTCGTTTGTTCTAGAAAACAATTCTCGTGTTTTGGCAGCGGCAACTTCAGCCAGCGCCATCCGTGGTTATACTATCAACCTTCTATTCATCGACGAAGCAGCGTTCATTGAAAATTGGGACGAATTTTTCACATCGGTTTATCCTACTATCTCATCAGGTTCAGAATCAAAGATTATTCTAGTTTCTACCCCTAATGGTCTAAATCATTTCCACGCTACTTGGGCTAATGCTCAAAAAGGTCAAAATGGTTATCATCCTATTCTTGTTCACTGGACTAGTGTTCCAGGTAGAGATGAAAAATGGAAATCTGAAACCATAGCAGGTATGAACTTCGACCTAGAGAAGTTTGATCAGGAATACAATTGTGAGTTCTTGGGGTCATCAGGAACACTTATTGCTGGTTGGAAACTCAAAGAACTGGTTTCTAGTAACCCTATCTTACAAAAAGATGGTTTGACTCAATTCAAGCCAGTAGAACCGAATCATGTATATATGATGGTATGCGACGTTTCTAGAGGCAAAGGATTAGACTATTCAGCGTTTCAGCTTATAGATGTTACAAATATGCCTTACCAACAGGTCGGAGTTTATAGAAATAATGCTATCACTCCTTTAGATTATGCTGATATTATTCATAGAACTGCTAAGGCATATAATAACGCCTCTGTGTTGGTTGAAGTAAATGATATTGGCGAACAAGTTTCAACTTCATTAAACTATGATTTTGGTTATGAGAATGTTCTTTTTACTGAGAATGCAGGAAGATCTGGTAAAAGGATCACAACTGGATTTGGTGGAGGGAGCGTTGATAAAGGTATCCGTACCACTAAAATCGTCAAATCTATAGGTTGTTCTATATTAAAGCTACTTATAGAACAGAATCAATTAATCGTTAACGATATAAACACGATTAGCGAGTTAGGAACCTTTTCTAAAAAAGGAACTTCGTATGAAGCCGAGCCAGGGAAACACGACGATTTGGTAATGTGTTTGGTTCTATTTGCTTGGCTTTCAGACCAACAATATTTTAAAGATTATACTAATATTAATACTCTTATGTCACTGAGAGACAAAACTGAAGATGATATGGAGCAAGATTTGGCCCCATTCGGCTTTGTAGATTCTGGGAGAGATGATTTCGTTGAGGAAGAATATGAAAGATTTGTAGGCGACTCTTGGATGTGGAATCATCCGCAAGACTTCTAAAAAAGCCCTTTTTATAAATACAAAAAACAAATATACGAATGTTCTCGTAATAGGGAGAAAATAAAAATGGCTTTTCAACTATCACCTGGTGTTAATGTATCTGAGATCGACCTTACAACAGTGGTTCCTTCAGTTGCCACAACTGATGGCGCCTTTGCTGGCGTTTTTCGTTGGGGTCCAATCGGAGAAAGAGTTTTAATCGACTCTGAAAATGCGCTAGTTACTCGATTTGGTAAACCAACCAATTTTAACGGCGAAACATTTTTCACAGCGGCGAACTTTCTATCATATACTAATCGCCTTTGGGTTTCACGTGCTGCTGATGTAACCGGAGCCACTCCTGTAGTTTCTGGTAACACTGATGGCGCTAATAATGTTGTTTTGATTGCCGATACATCTAACATTTTAGTAGGAATGTATCTTACTCAATGTTCAAATGCTAGCATTACTTTTGGTAATAGCTCAGTAAACACTGCAGTGCTTTCAACAATTTCAGTACTTTCTAAGAACTCATCTTCAGTAACCCTTTCAAGCAATGTAACTGCTACACAGAATGGCGTAAGTTTCTACTTTGCTCATCCAGCTTCAGCTTATACTGCTGTAGCTCTAGAGCCAGGTTCTTCAGCAATGGGCGCTAATGGGTTTGTTGCTAACCTAGTAAATCAGGTAGTCAAAAACGACAATGATTATGCTGATAAAGATGGCAACTTTGATCCAGACGTTATTTACGTTGCAAGATTCCCAGGCGACATGGGTAATTCTCTAAGAGTTGGAATTTGCGACACAGCAGAGAGCTTCAATTCAACAATCGCTCTAACTGGCGCTAATGTTGCTGGTAGTGGCGTAACTGCTAATGCTCGTATTGAATTCCGCCTTGGTTCAAACGTAGCAACTATTAAGTTTGCTGGCACTACAAATGCTGCAGCAAACAGTGTTGCAACTAAGTTGGCAAACGGCGATCAAGTTCTTGCTGGTAATAGTTCAATCAATCAGCAATATTTGATGGTTCAGTCAGTATCAGTAGGAAGTAATGCAAGTTTCATTAATACTTCAACTATTGGTTTCAGTGGCTTGGATGTATCAAATACTTCTAACTTCATTACTATTGAAAGTAATCCATACTCAAACGGCGATATTGTTAACTATTCTAACACAGCTGGAAACAGTCAAATTACCGGTCTAACACAGGGTATTAACTACCATGTAATTCAGGCTAATTCTTCTGGATTAAAACTATCGCTAACACCATTTGGCGATGAAATTGATCTAACTACTACTTCTGGTGCAAATTCAACTCTAGTGGCAAACACCACTGTAGTCAGAATTAATCTTGAAGATTCTTACAGACTAAGAACTGATTTTGTCAGCAATACTATTGATCGTTATTGGGAATTCTTCAATGTCGTAGACGTTGCACCAGGTCAGTCTGATTTCGTACTAGCCAATGGTAACACTTCTGCACAAGACGAACTTCACGTCGTAGTTGTTGATGATGGTGGAAAATTCTCAGGAACACCAGGAACAATTCTTGAGGTTTATAGAGGTCTATCACGTGCTACTGATGGCAAGAATAATGATGGAACTGGTAATTACTACAAAGACGTAATTAATCAGAATTCTAATTATATTCGTTGGGCTAATGACCGTAGTATTGCTCCTTCTGCATCAGCACTAAATGTAGTTTCTTCATCAGCTACTGCTCCTGCTAATATAACCCTTGCTCATGGAGCTGACGGTCTTAATGAATCATCAGCAACAATTGCTATCCTAGGTTCAGCTTATGATCTATTCCAGTCAGCCGAGGATATCGATATTTCTCTAGTTATCCAAGGAAAGCCTATTGGCGGAACTACTGCAGTAGGTGGAAGAACAGTCAATAATTTCCAGTTGGCTAATTATCTAATCGATAACATAGTCAATTCTAGAAGAGATTGTGTGGTTCTAGTATCTCCTGATCGTTCAACAGTCCTTAATAACGTCGGCGACGAAGCTGTGGATCTTAAAGCATGGAGAGGATCTCTTAATAGTTCTTCATACGCTATCATGGATTCAGGTTATAAGTATCAATATGATCGTTATAATGACGTTTATCGTTGGGTTCCACTAAACGGTGACATTGCTGGTATCTGCGCAAGAACAGATACTACTAATGACGCTTGGTGGTCGCCAGCTGGTTTCAACCGTGGTCAAATTAAGAATCTAGTAAAACTAGCATTCAATCCACGCAAAGCAGAGCGCGACATTCTTTATAGTAACGGTATCAATCCTGTTGTAACATTCCCAGGTCAGGGAACTGTTCTATATGGAGATAAAACCCTACAGGACAAGCCATCTGCCTTTGATCGTATCAATGTTCGCAGATTGTTTATTGTTCTTGAAAAGGCAATTGCTACTGCAGCTAAGTATCAGTTGTTCGAATTCAACGATGCTTTCACAAGAGCACAGTTTAGAAACCTTGTAACACCATATCTACGCACTATTAAAGGTCGTCGTGGTATTACTGATTTCTATGTTGTATGTGATGATACAAACAACACTCCACAAATTATTGACAGCAATCAGTTTGTTGGAGACATCTATATTAAACCTGCTAGAAGCATTAACTTTATCCAGCTTAACTTCGTTGCTGTTCCAACTGGTGTTCAGTTCTCTGAAGTTATCGGTAAGTTTTAATAAATAGATAAAATATTCTAGGAGTAAAATAGATGGCTTTTAATATTAACTCTTTTAAAGTAAATGGACTACCATGGGGGGGCGCTCGCCCCTCCCTCTTCCAAGTCCAAATAACACCGCCTCCTACTCTACCATTGAATCCTGAAGCATTTAAAAAGCTAGTTTTCACTTGTAGAGCAGCAGAGCTACCAGAGTCAACAATTTCTCAGATTGAAGTTCCATATTTCGGTCGTAGAATTAAGTTGGCTGGCGAAAGATCTTTTGCTGATTGGTCAATTACAGTAATGAACGATGAAGATTTCTCTGTACGTTCAATGTTTGAAGCATGGCAGAATGCTATCAATACGATGCAGACAAATATTCGTCTACCAGAAGCTGCTTTTGAACAATATAAAGCATTCGCTGTTGACGTTACACAGTTTGCTAAGGATGGCGAAGTACTTCGTGTTTATCAGCTAATTGGTGCATTCCCAACTCAGCTTAGTGGCATTACACTAGGATGGGATTCGCAGAACGCTGTTGAAGAGTTTACTGTAAACTTTGCTTACGATTACTGGCTACCAGTAATTGAAGACACTTCAGTCAAGACAGCTGGTAAAGTCACACCATATCTCGCTCAAACTGATATCGGACCAATAGTCTAAATAAACTAAACTATGTGAATGGAGGGAGTTAACTCCCTCCAACTTTTGGAGAAATAAATGGCAGAATTATTCGGTTTCGAATTCAGAAAAAAAAGACCAGACCCAGAGCTACCGTCGTTCGCTCCACCAAAGGACTCGGACGATGGTGCTGTTGTCGTATCAGCAGGTGGTGCTTTTGGCACTTATGTTGATCTTGATGGTACAGTAAGATCTGAAGCAGAACTAGTTACAAAATATCGTGAGATGTCATTACAACCAGAATGTGATGCAGCTGTTGATGAAATTGTCAATGAGTCTATTTCAATTGATGAAGAACATATTGTTCAAATTAATCTAGAACAATTAAACGTCAAAGACAATATTAAAAAAATCATTAGAGACGAGTTTCAGCATTGTTTGAACCTTTTAGGTTTCAACAAATATGCATATGAAATTTATAGACGCTGGTATATTGATGGTCGTTTATATTATCATGTTATTATTGATGACAATAATCCATCAGCTGGTATCAAAGAAGTTCGTTACGTTGATCCAAGAAAGATCCGTAAAGTCCGCGAAGTTCAAAAGAAAAAAATTCAAGCCAACAATCCAGGCGATGCAATTGTTACCAAAACAGTTAATGAATATTTTATCTTTAACGACAAAGGTTTCAATTTCGGTAATAAAGCAGTCGGTCCATCAACTACTGGTTTAAAGATTGCTAAAGATTCTATTCTACATGTTGTGTCAGGTCTAACAGACAATCAAGGCACAATGGTTCTTTCCTATCTGCATAAAGCTATTAAACCGCTAAACCAGTTGCGCACCCTGGAAGACGCCTTAGTGATTTATCGCCTTGCTCGTGCGCCCGAAAGACGTATTTGGTATATCGATGTTGGTAATCTGCCTAAGATGAAGGCAGAGCAGTACGTTCGTGATATTATGGTTAAGCATAAAAACAGATTAATCTATGACGCCCAGACAGGCGACATTAGAGATGACCGCAAATTCATGACGATGCTAGAGGATTACTGGCTACCTCGTCGTGAAGGTGGTAGAGGTACGGAGGTTACTACCCTACCAGGCGGTCAGACATTGGGACAGATGGACGACGTTTTATACTTTCAAAAGAAGTT